GTCTCGTACTCTGCGCTATCTGTACAGTTTCCGTCTTGCTCAAACACAAATGACGCAGATTCCAGCTTGGGTTTGTTTGATTCTTTCATAACTTTTATTTGTTTTCTTCCTCTTCTTTTCTTTTGCCTTCCTCGTAGTAGTGTCTCTCTATTGCGTCAGCCAACCACCACATCTGATCAGTACCATGGATGCTGATGCGTAGGTCGTACCATTCCCATTTGGTTTTCCAATCATATAGGAGGATGCCTTTTGTTAATTGTGTCAAAAGGTTTGCCATCCATCGGTTACGAACTCGGACTAATGAATTGTCCATGCCGAAAAGGTGTAGAAACCTCAACACAAAACGGGGACACCACCAAGGTCTTGCTTTGTAGTCCATGAATATCACAAGTGGCTCCATTGCTTTGAAAAAGTCACCTTCTTGTTCGGATGGTACTGAACCCAAATAGGAATACTTTTCGTGAGAGTTTTTAGGAAAGAAGACTGCACGAATATCACTCAATGTGATGTCTCTGAAATGTACAAATCCTCCTTTGTCTTTGTAACCGGGAAATATCACTACGTCTTTCATATAGTTTTGTTTTTATCTTTCTTAAAAAGATATCTCAAGCACCCCCACCATATCAACACTCGACAGAACCAGCGAGGCAACCATCCAGCTGCTCCCTCAACCCGCGTGTGCCACAGTTCGTATCTAGTATCAATGAGGTCTTTGTCCCAATAGGTCTCTGTCTTTGAGAAATCTATTCTTGCCACGGTGCCACGACTTCTGAAATAGAAGTATTGACCCATGAAATAGCCTTCTGCCTGTACTGGACAATTACCGCACGGGGGATATATCCACTTTATCATTCTATTTAACTTTAAGTATCTGCTGTCTCTCCATCTCTTCTGCTTTCTCCAGGGCTTTCAAGAAGTGGTTGGTTGTATAGTACTCGACCTGCCGAATATCGTCTTCCTGAGACAATCCTCGATAGCTCATGGCGTACGTCTGCCAATTTACGTACTTCTTGAATTCTTCCTTTAGAAAATTAACCGCTGTAAGTTCAGTCTCCATAAACCGTTCTGTAGTAGTCTTCACCGAGTACAGATTTGGTCTCCTTAGGAAATCCATCAAACGCCTCACAGATCTGCTCGTACTCCATTTCCTTTGCCTTCAAAAAGTGATAAGGTTCTAAATCCCGTGTTTTCCACACATCATGTAGGTATTCTACTGCGGTCTGTTTTAATCGGGTATTTTTGTTTTGTTCCATAACTTTTTGTGTTTAGTGTTAATAGATTTCGAGATCATCGTCGTCTTCCCAACCCCGATTATCGAGGCTTCGACCTTCTGTACTTCTTACACGTTGGGTGTGAGCACAAGATAATATAGCAAGTACTAACATTATTAGTGCTAGCACTCGTAAAATAGTGGCTGTTGTTTTTCTGTTTTCGGTGGTCATAACTGCTTCATTTATTAAATATACCAAATTGCCGTGAGATTATTACTGTCTTCCTCTTCGGTGTGTAGAGCTATTTTGTTGGTGGTGAATATTCTCTCGAGTGCCACGAGTTGGTCTTTTGCCGTAATCATATTTAGGAGCCTCTTTTATTATTATAGTGCCCACTGGTCTTACGAACCACGTGTTATATCTGTAACTATAATATGGTTCTATATCTGGATAGTAATAGGTGTTTGCCGGCACATATGATCTTACGTGCACTCGTGGTTTCATTCCTATAGATCTCTGAATATACAGATCGTCTGTGTCTTGCACTTCTATCACGATACCGCACGAAGAGAGCAACAAAGCAAGTAGTAAGATATATTTTATGATGGCCATCTGTCTAAATCAGCTTCGGTTATGTTATTGATCGCTAAAAACTCTTCAAAGTTAGTGGACAATTTATACTTAGGATTTGGAGAGTTCCACCATCTCTCTTTATCTGGATTGTGATGAACATGGAATATGTGAGGTTGACTATGTTGATAAGACAACCACATATCAAATCCTACAACATTGTATAATGGAGATACGATGTGTTCGTCGTGTATTACGTAGTGTCCTTTGTGAGGATATTTATTCATCTTCCCTGTTTCCCAAAGATACATACACAATTCGTGCCAAAGATTGAAGAAGTGTTTCATGTCTTCAATGCTTCTAGATAGAAACAGCTTACCTGCAGAATCCCACACAGGGACCTCATCGCTCACTTGCAAACCCTTACTATTTATCCACTCTACTACGTCCGCTATTAGAGGATCCGTTTTAGGTTCGAACCACCTATTGATGGCACCGTGGAAAAAGTGTTTCGTGTGTAACAAACTCTCTATAACAGCAAAATCGACCTTTGTGTCCGTGCACATTATAGCTACGTTCGTTATTCCCATATCTATGGCCTGTAAATAACAGAATCTAAGCACCGTAAAAGGAAATAAGAAGTTTTGTTCGTAATATTTTTGGGCGTAATCGTTTTGATCCGTACTCTCTAAATACCTTTCGTATGGCTCTATTTCAGGAAACCTTTCGTAGAAGTCCTTTAGATTTTTGGCTATTACGTTTTTTCTTGGAACGTCTTTGAAATAATCTTTGTCGTCCGTTAATATGAAATAGTAAACATTGTCGTCGTCCACATAGTGTTTAACTAGGTGATCATATACGCTCTTTCTAAATGTAGGTCCACACGGGTGATAACACACCAATATTTTTTCGCTTATAACCATAAATCATTGTTTATTTTACCCACTGTTCCAAATCGTCTATAACATCTTTCCAATACTCTTGATGATCTCTACGTGATTTAATTTTGCATGAGCACTCTCGCGAGTTTTCAAAGTCCACCTCTTTGAATTTTTGTATTATGTCGATCTTAAAATCGTAATCATACTCATCGTGATCGACGTCGATGTTATTGTGAGACTGTATGTAACCATCCAGCCACAGGCAAAATTCTTTAGGTGTCATAATCCTTGGTATTCTGATTTTTTACGTAATTTTATCATCATATTCAAAGAGTTCTCGTCATTGGGTTCTACGATTATATTGTTCTCATTGAATAGCGTATATGCCTTTAGATTGCTCTTCCATATGATCTTAATAGGATGGTCTCCCTCTACATCTATTTGAATTATAGGATACGCAGTATTTGATATATTTGTTAATCTTCCCATACCACTTACTGTTTTAGGTGTGGCCTTATATCCGCTACGAGTAACATATTGTAAGCTCACTGACATAGGAACCTCCTTGTAATCTGGTTCAGTGGAACCCAATCCGGATCCAAACTCCAGTTCATTCAATAAAGATTCTAGCTTTATCATATTAAATAAATATCGGGGAAAAAGAAAAAGGGGAGCTTTCACTCCCCAAATTCTGTAACATGTCCAACCTTATTATAGTGTTATTGATATGTAGAACAAGACGTTCTTGAGTTTATCCAGCAGCTCCTGTTCTCTTGTAGTAGTAGTTGTCATAGCGGACAGTCAACAGCTTGTCTGACGTCAAGGTGTATGCCGTAGAACTTGTCCAAGGGTACCTCAACTGTGAGTGAAGATCCCTTGAATGCGAAGCGACCGGGTGAGGGATTGCCTGTAGGTGCCACGCTGTAGTTCTGGATCTTAATCGGATTGCTTACCTCTTGCAGGGTCCAACCCTCATTGAGCGCGATAGTGATGGTTACTTTACCATTCACGACAGCCGAGAACGTTGCAGTTCCAGCGAATAGGTTTTTACCCGCGTATACATTTACAGTTCCAACTTGATACGCAGCATATGTTGCCCAGTTGCCACGAGTAACATAGCGTGTGCCTGAAACCCACGCGGTTTCATCTTGGTAGCACTTTGCTACTTTATCTGGACATGTCAGAGTGAACATGAACTTGGGATCGTTGAGTCCCCAACAGTCTTGAGCGGACTTGATGAGCATCTGACCCGACATCACAGGCGTGTCGAGCGTGATGACCAACGTTACTGTCGGCGTGGTGAAACCGAGGTCCAACTTAACGAACGGATTCGGCAATAGACCGTAGCAGGAGTTACCTTGACCCTCTGTGGTACCCAGTTTAGACATCACGTCCACTCCGTTAGCAGTGAAGCCTGTGATGTTATTGATGTCGAGCGCAGTTCCATCGCAACCAGTCAGTGTGAAGTTGATGTGGCTGATGTTCTTCGCTGTGCTCTGGTCGATGGTGACCGTCAGAGTCTTGCTGTCAGTACTCTTAGTGAAAGTGTTGACGTAAGAACCAGCGATAGGAGCTGCGCTTGAGGCATTCATGTTATCCACAGTAGGATACTTAGGGTTGAGATTAGTTGAATCTCCGAAAGGGAGATTGCACGATGCGGCCACTACTATAATGGCGACAAATGCGATGATTGATTTGATTGTTTTCATTGTGTTTTTTTGGTTGTGCGTTTGTTACATTTCTAATATAACAAAATACTGTGCCAACTTAGTGATTGCGTATTTGGTGCGAAATAATAAACACCAAAAATTCATTGAGTTCCAATATGGGATTAAAAAATACCAATATGGTACTCATAGCATGTAAGAAAACTCTTCTAGGTCCGAAGACACTTTCTTCGTGGATTTAGGAAGTTCGATTTCAATTTGAGCGGGTTGCTCTGATGTTTTTTTTCTGGTGCAAAACAACACTTGAATGAATACGCAAGCCGTATGAGGAGCCTCAACGTTAACATAGAATCCGAACTCTTTTAGTTTGGGTATCAATGCATCCTTCAATTGATGAGTGTGCACTTCTAAAGCTATGTTATCCACGCCTTCAAAATCCTCTTTAGTCATTTCTAATAGGACTTTCTCCATGTGTTCTATATCACACTTCACGCTATTGATCTTGTACCTCTTGATGTAATCCCGTATTTGGTCAGCAGAGTGTATCCTATCGTAAATGAATTCGAATTTGTCTTTGTTATGCAGATTCTTTTTGAAGTATTCTATGTCTTCTTCCCAACTGTCCACAGCTACAACAAATGCGGCCTCTTGTGAATTAAAGTAATAAGGTGTGGTTTGCTCTATAGAACTGGCATCTGCCCTTCCGCATCCTAAATCCAATACTCGTTTACCCTTGACATCATAATACTTCCAATGCAACTTAGGATCCTCAGACACTATTATATACTCTTCTGGAGTTTCGTCTTTGTCGTATGGACTATCTATATATTCTAAGTGTCCCTTGTACATTTCCTGCAACTCGCGCTGATACTTGTCTATGAAGTAATTCTTGGCATCCTGATTCAGGTGGTTGCAGTGGAGATTGAGTATCTCGTGCATTGAGCTTGTGTATCTCATAACGATTTATTCTACGGGTGGCGTAGACTTTGGTTTATTTTTCGATTTTACTTCTTCGAACTCTTCCAACGGAGGGGTATTCTTTATGATGGTTGCTTTTCCGACCATTGATTTACTGTCGAGATCTGCTTTATACCCGTCAAAAATCTTTAAGAATACCTCCACCTGTTCTTGAGTAAGGCCTTCAAATTTTACGGGTCCACGTTGTTCTACGTTGACTTCTACTGTCTGCTTGTTTTTGAAAGCCGTGTCTATGATATCCACAACTTCTGTTTTTGATAAGTTCTTCTTCTTACTGTCTCGGATACTAGTAGCCCAAGGAATTAGAACGTCGTAAACTGATTTCTCTTTTTCTGTCATACAACTTTAGTTTATTATAAATATACGCTTACCAACTAGAGCTATACATGAAAGTACTCATAAGATTCTGATCTTTGCTTACCAAGATTCTATCGATGATTTCAATAGTGGAATTAAGGTCCTCTATGTAATACTCCCCGTAGCCGGTGTCACCGAAAAAGAAACCAGAGTGGGTTGGTAACTCTTTCTGCGCAACGCTGTGATCCCCCATTTCCATAGTGTATTTGGCCTTGGCGCACAAATCCCTGAGTTCCTTTAGTTGCTCTTGACTCACCTCGTACTCTCCACAATCGTCTTCTCCGTTCTGCACGTTTTCAACGAACCACTTATGGATGGCGTTTGCCTTTCTCCAGTAACCGACCTCTTCCACGATGTAGCGGATCTTTGAGGTGTCCGCTTCCTTGCCGCCCTTTGTCATCTTGATTTCTGCGCGGTACTCGGGTTTCACCCACTCGGAGCTGTCTACCCAAGATTTACGATACAAATACATGTCTAATCCCATAACTTTTATTGTTTAATTGTCTTACTCATTTCTTCTTTCCAGGATACGGTTTTCCGTACAACTTCTCGTAGTTCTTACGATTCCACTCCTCTCGTTCTCGTTCCTCTTCCCTCTTCTTCTCGTTGAACATATACCATAGGAGGAGGGGTATACCCACTGCGATAATTCCTACGAATACTAACATAATAATGTCTTCTGATTTCATTGTTCTATTGGTTTAAGTGATTTAGTTACTTCGATCCATTTCGCTACTTGATCTGCCGTCTGGTAACCTAATACCTCATCGCTTCCGAAGTTGTACCAGTTGCCTTCTTTGTCCCATATGGCGATCTCTGCCGTGGTGGATTCTGCCGCTTGACCTCGACCCTCGGGCCTATCGTTGAAATCGTCGATAGCGTGTTCTAAAGATCTGCGATCGCAGTACGCACCGGTGTGCCACTGTACGGAGATTGTCCATCCGTTCTCGAATGTCATCGTGAAGCCGGGTCTGTATGTGCTTCTAAATTTGCTCATTTTTTAAGTTTGTTTATTAGTTTGTGTATTTTTTCGTCTGTGTTTGGATCCAATGTGGCGCCGAATGGGATGTAAGTGCTGTAAGTCACGTGTTGCAATCTACCAGTTCCTTCGCATCGATCGCATTTTGTGGTCACGTAACCTCCGCGCTCTCTCAATTCGGTGGTGCCTTGACCTCCGCAATTGGGACATAGTTCTATTTTAATCATAGCTCTTATTTAGCTTGCGCTTGCTCTACTTTATACACCTTTTCTACTTGCATTCCCCGCAGCGTGTCGTCTAATATCTTGCCTTCGTGAATGACTGTGCAATGCTTACGTACGAATACGTAATACGTTCCAGTCTTATGTTTCTCTGCGAACGTATACAGCTTCGATCTGCATTTGATCAGCTTCTGTGGAGTTTTATACTCGTTAAGTGCGCTGACCTCTTTCACTCGTTTGCCGAACATGTTGTCTTTGTAGTCCGTAAAGCTCTGAGTGATCTTCGAACGTTTGGTCGTATGACGACGTTTTCTTTGCCAAGACATGGTAGCGAATTCGTCCGCCTTGTCGTATGGAATTTGGAAGGCTTTACTCAAGGCCAACACTGCACAATTTAGGTGGTCGCCTTCGAGTTTGCTGTGAGGACCAAGAGATTTCACGTCCTCAATGAAATTTGTTTTCTGTGACATAACCTTTTTGTTGTAAATCTGGGTAAATATATCAAATCCCGTTGATAATAAAAAATCTAAGTTTTTGGTTTATACACTGGAATCTTTTTCTTTATGCGCTTCACTCGAACCATATCCCTCTTGAATTTCCACTTGCGTTTCGATGTCCTGTATTGCATGACAATTATGAACACAGATAGTAATGCAAGTACCCACTTTTGTTCAACGATACTGAATAGTAACAGAAATATGTGGCCTCCTATGAAAGCCATATGCTGTCTGGAGTGGTTCTTCGAGTTAAGGTAATATCCTACGAATACGCATAGGGATCCGAGAATTTGTAAAGCCACAGATAATGAAATCATTTTATTATGTAGTTGTTATCGAATACATAACCTTCAAGTCTTTCTATTATCCACGGAGATTGTGGATGTTTCTCTAACAGCGTTACCACCCGTTCATAGAAGTATTTAGGTCTCTTATATACTTGATCCTTTCTTACACAGAAATGACCAGCTGGTACGAAGTATATGTAGCTCGGCATAGCATTTAAGAAGAGCTCGTTCCACATCTCTTCCACCTGTAAACCACCGTGATGGATTTCACCGCGTTTGTCGCATCTCAAATCCTTTATAGATCCGTGTCCAACATCGTTTCTCCATTCGTGTGGAGGCAGGTGTAAGTTGTATTTTCTGTATGAATCGTCACTGTACGTGTTAAAAAACCAGCATCCGCCTATTATTTTTTTAGCATGATAGTGCAGAAGCGATTCGTCTTCGCAATTTATTACCTCTACATAATTTTCAACGTGATCGAAAGGGTTGTCTTGAGAGAAGAATGTATAATCGGCCAATTTATCGTAGTTCGTGGCAAGATGGTAAAAGAACGTGTGTACGTCCCTTCCTACGTTTAATAAAGGGATCTCATTGGAATTTATTATGTGTCCCTTATTGTAGACAGTGACTTTCACCTCAGAGCCAATGCTCTGTATCCAATCATATGTGCTATTATATGTGGCTATAACCAGTTCTTTATTCATGCTTCTTTATTCTAATTATGTGCCCTCTCGACTTGTATCTATATTGGGATTAGGATTTTCGTACACAGAGCTACCTAAGTATTCACCGTTGCTCCAATGCCCAAAGTTGGATAGCTCTCTACCAAAGTTGAACTGCTGCAGTGTTTCGCCTCTACTGCTCTTATAGTTCCTGACCGAGGTGTATTTGCCGATTCTATATAGATTCCAGTCTCTGTTGTACAGCTCTCCGAATGGCTTGAGTGTCTCATAGAAATTCTCCTCAGTCAGCGCGTAAGGATCTATGCCTATCTTATCGAAATCTTCCATGAGGTATTTTCCCCAAACATCCATGATGTCCTTCATCCACTCTTGAAATGGTACATCTTTCTTGAACTTGTAAGTGTTTTTCATTGATCTTGTTGTTTAGTTTTGAATTCAAATTTATCGCACGTGTGTCGTAAGTGTGGTATCATAGGTGGCAATTTTTTATCGTCTATCACGTATCCACATCTTACGCCTTGGCCAATGCCTACCATCCACAACATGTGCTTACAGTTGTAGCACACTCGTTCGTCTGGTTTTGGTCTGTCTGGGTTCATAAGTGTGATAGTATGATTTTAACGATGAGAAACACACACATGAGTACCAATAATCTTTTGCTGCCCACCATATCAGTTTATTAAAGCGTTGATTACTATTCCTAAAAATACCAGTATGATCACGGCTGATGCTGCGATGATTAGCGCATACACAGTTAGAATTCCTATCACAAATCCAAAGATTAGATTCAATAAGACTTCAAAACAACTCTTCTTATTCTCCATATTTTTCTTTTAATGATTTGATGTGCTTACACTCGTTGAATTGCCTGAAGGCCGCAGAGGGACAAGTGCAACTCCATTTTCCGTCTTTTACCTTGACGGTGTATACATTGCCCTTACTGCCTACTACCTTGTACGATTTGGCCTTTGTGGCCACGCTTTTGATAGGAGCATCGTACGTCTGCTTCTTATATACCCACGCTTGCTTCAATTCCTCTGGCGTGTAGACGTGGTCGACTTCGATCCAGTTGGCACCGCATGCCAACCAAAACTTGCCGTCGAGTTCGAAGCTAGCTGCAGGCAAGTGTGATTCGATTTTTACTATACTCATATTATTGTTTGATAAGGGGTTCTGTCCAAATAACTCTTTGAGAATTCATCATGTGAGTCTTTACTAAGTGCTTACGACCCACACTGTCAATCATGAAATAAAAGTAGGCGTTGTCTTTTACGCCGTACAATTCATTTCCTATTTTCAAATCCTCTATCGTAATCTTCTTTTTGGCTCTGACTTTTGTCGAAGCGCATGATGCTGACATTACGAGCAGCGTGATCATTATGATATATCTCATCGTGTTTGGTTTTCCAATTGAAACGTACGCTCTTCGCTTTCTGAATTGCCGAAGATTGCAGTAGGATCGTAGTAGATCTCGCTCGAGCTCAGCATGAACGGATACTTGACACCAGCACGGCCGTTACGATTCTTAGCGAAGTAAAGGTATGTGCCACCGCCGTCTCGCTCGCTCTCACGCTTCATCTCTAAGTGTGCATCGGTGATGTGCTTCATCTTGTTAGAACCGACGAACACACCAGCCTTAGTCACTTGCTGAATGAGCAGGAACGTGGTGTACTTATTAGCCTTGTTGTTGGCTTCGTTATGCTTAACACACAGATCGATGAGCCACTTTTCTGCCTGACCTTGCGACCATCGATTGTCTTCCTTAACAGAGTCAAGCACCTCGACGATAGAGTCCATGAGAACGTAGTCGTAGCCAGACTGGAGCAATTGCTCGATGACGTCTTTCATATTGTAGTCCAAAAAGTCTGACGTGAACATCGTCTCGAGATTCGCAAAGGCGGGGAAACGCTTCATGTATTTGTAGACCTGAATCTTCGACATTTCGGCAGAGATGAACACACACTTGAGCGACTTGTTTTCGTGCTGCAGGTGGGACATAGCGTGCATGAGCAGCGTAGTTTTACCTACACCTGGGTCACCGGTACACATTACGTTAGTGCCTACGGGTATACCACCGTCGTGAGAGAACATGGCATCGAGGGCCAAACCAGTTTTGTTGACACGCAGCATGTCATCGTTGACAGCAAGCTTATCGAGAGAGCACACACGATCGAAAGCGATGTTGCGCTCTGTGATTAGTGCACGAGGCGAAGAGCCTACAGTAGCGGAAGCCTTGCGTTTGCTGCCACCTTTTTGATAGTGGTCAGAGTTAACGTACTCGTCGAAGGTCATACCGAGACGTTCGGCTTTGATCTTAATGTAGTAGCGCTGTGCGTAGGTCAAGTTTGCGGTAGTGGAGTTTGATTTACCCATATTAACTTTGGATAGGCCGGGGGATGGTTAGTTGTCCCAGAACAAATCCATAGCAAACCTACACGATTCTGCTATAATATAACATAGGCCCCCTAAAATTTTTTCCTATTGGAAACCAAGCAGTTGCAAGCATCGTGTTGATTTCCAACGAGTTATCCAACGCGTTGATTTCCAATGCTTTGCGCAACTGATTGGTTATCAGCGAGTTAAGATGTTTCTAGTGCATTAGGAAATCGAAGTTCAAACCACGCTCCTCCATCAAATTGATTAAGTGTGATCTAATCTCTTCGTGTGTTTTATATACTTCTTCGCTCATGTTTTCGGATTCGTACTTCATCTTATTTCGAAGGTACTGATCCATGTCCCATAGTGCTAACACCAATTCTAACGATTTCGACGCGCATTCAAATTCACGTGTCTCTTCGGGCAATTGAAATTTCAAAACTGCTTTCATATTACGAATACTTGTTTATGGTGGATAATAATTCTTGTTCGGTCATTATGCCTGATTTCCTGAATACTTGGACTCCGTCTTTAACGAATATAAGAGTGGGTACGCTGGTAACATTGTACGTTGTCACCAATTGAGAATTCACTGAGGCATCGACATCAACCTTAGATATGTTGACGTTTGGAACTTTAGATTGAACTTGTGAAACGATGGGTCCGAACATCTTACAGGGTCCGCACCACGAAGCGGTGAAGTATAATACTAATAACATGCGTTTTTATTTTCAATAAACCAAATAACGAGATCACATAACAATCTTGATCTCGAGTGTTATTTATTTTCGATATTTTTTAACTGATCCTGTATTTTTTTTATCTGGTGGTTGTGGTACTGCAGGATTTTGCGCGTGCGTTCGTCTTCCTCATGTATGTGTTTCTCTAACAGACTGTCTTTTACCCTTAGGTGCATTTGCTCCTTGAGTATCAGTGAATCGAAATACATATCTCTCTTTATCACCTGCACCTCTTCAGCCCTCAGGTAGTAATCGAACATGAATCCCGTAAATACTAATACTGCTACAGTGCCTACTGCTAAAGTTATGATCTCTCTTATTTTCATTTAGGTCTTGCCTCCCATCAAATCTTTGATGCGTTGTTCCAACGCTTGGTTTTTTGCTTCAAGATCTTTTACGATCTGACCTGCTTCATCGTCGCCTGTGATCTTCTTTATTGATCCGGCCATTGCACCAAAAAGTACAGACACGAACGCTATCAGCAACTCTCTGTTACTCGCGGGCATCTCTGTAGTCATCAACATAAAGAATATGCTGATTGCTATAGCTAACACTAGAAGGGATCCCAAAAAGCTGGTTACGTTTTTAGATGAACTCATGCTATGCTATGTCTTTGCTCTCTATTAGAGTGTAAGTAAAATCTTTTTGACCCGATGCCTTGGCTATAGCCATGAAAGCCAGGAATTCCTGTTCTCTCTTAAACACTTGGCATCCCTCTGACCAATTTTCCACAATAGTGCTATCCACACCAGCTTTGTGTATATTGATTCCAAATACCCCTTCTTGAATTTTCGTTTCGTCATATTTCAAATCTTTGTTTGCGTCTCTGAAAACTTTCACGGGTTTGTTTTGACCAAGGGCTTCGTACTTACCTTTGTGAAGTCTGATTATGTGGGAATTGATGTATTGGCCCGGAACAAGACGCGCAACGCCTGCGGGGTTCTTTGCTTCTAACACGGCTCTTTTGCCTGGATCGGTGGTAGCAGGCCATTCGTTATACTTCCACACGCCGTTCTCTAGTTTGCATATGGTTATCATGTCATCGAATGCGTTGGTAACGTCCTTGCCTGTGGCAGAGTTTCTAACGCCTACAATGTTGACTTGGTCTTCGAACCACTTGTAGCCCTTTGCCTTTACTGCCTTCTCGATCTTTTCCTTGTTGTACTTGTGATTGCTCATGTTATTCTTCGGTTTCGGTTTTTTGTCCTTTTCTGGCATTTATGAATTTGTCAATCGACCCGATGCCAAACGATCCGAGAACGATGACCATAAAACCATCGAATATGAATTCGTTAACGACTAGCTCCTTACCCATCCAACCTGTAACCAGGTCGGTGAATAGTGCTATCACCATACAGACAAATGCTACGAAACCTACGAACGACTTCTCGTTGATTTGATTGTCGTCGCTGAACAGATCTCTAAAGAATTGTTTCATGTGTTATACTGTTTAGGTTTACATAAACCCTTAGTATAACCTTTCCAATAAATATCAGTGGAGGCGGTGGGACTCGAACCCACGTCCAGAATAATTCAACTGCTACCCTCGTTTACAAGCTTGTTTCGAATTCTCACACCGCTCGAACTGACGGTGGCAGCGGTTCGACTTGGCCGCTGCGCCATACTGGGCTCCGGAGGTCCGGGATCCACCACTTGGTTTTGTGACTACCAAGAAAACTGCTTCGCTTCTTGTTTAACCATCCCACGAGCGATGCGGGACGAGATTAGGCCGCTAGGGCGTATTCTTCTGCACCTACAAATGCCATGGCATCTGCGAAGGTAAAGGTAGAGATTTGTTCTCCGTTTATTCTGCGATAGGGGATTTAAGAGTTCCCATCTGACTCTGCTTGCAAGTAACAACTGATCTCACCTGTCAATACCAGTCGCCCCCATATTTTAAGCCGCGATGATCGCCGATATTGGCGATTCAGCCACGGACTTAACCTCGTAGTTGGATACCCCGTCTAGGTATTTAACCACTCTGGCCTCTGCTTCGGTACAGCTCATAGCGTCCACAAGGTATTGGACCATGACCTTCTTTAGTTTGCCCGATCTCTCGTCCTCAGTTACAAACTGTACCTTTGCGAGAAAGTATTTTGTTACGTTCATTTGTTTTTCTTTCGTTCGTTCATCCTGAGGCCGGTGGATTTATTTCCACCGACTTCTTTAAGAGACATGTTCGCCTCGCCCAAGATTTCCTGTATCTCCTTGTGTATCTCTTGAAGAGAATCCAGATACTCCTTGAGCTGTTGGCGTCTCTCTGGTGTGAGTTTATCTAACTTAGGCATAGTAATGTGTGTTATCTCTTATAAATATAGTCAAGCTGCTCTAAACGCTCTGCCACTCTCGGATCACGGATGATAGAGATTTCTGTATCCCCTTCCATGTTTACTGTGGATATGGCTGCGGTAAACCGCTCTGCGGTCGAATGCTTGACACACGTTTCTTTATATCCCAATTCTACGCGTTTTGGATGAATGATCTCACCGCAAACTTTACACAGATGGTCAACGGTCTTAGTTTTTTTGATGGCCTTGGTCTTTTTCGTGGCCTTAGTCATTTTGCTTATTGCTTTCTTCTTTGGCTTCTTAGTTGCCTTTTTTATGGGAGCTTGTTTCTTCATGTTCTTGTTGTTTATTATTCGTAAATATTGAATTCTTCTACTACATCTTCTGTATCGTACTCTTTAGTGATTTGAGATTTGACGTCTCGCTTCGTTGCTTTCTTACCCGGATACCACTTGCTTACAAAGGCAGAGATGGTCATATCTCCGTTATCAACCCTCTCTTGATCCTTTTGCATGTTTTCAGGCGACAGAGCAATATACAAGTCTCCTCGGCCTTCGATCTGCTTTAGATTTACCCAACCTTCTGGGTACATCTTCGAAAACTTTTGAGCCGCGATGTGGGGATTCTTGCTATCGAACTCCTTCTCGAGCAACACTTTGTTCTTACGATCCTTAATGATTACGTGACACTTTACCATAACTTATTTGTTGTTTTCTTTTTGTTTCAATTGATTTTCTAATTTGACCAGCAATTTTCTAAGCACCATAAGTGACAAGTATATGCCAAGTACGGCGATCAAATTAACTATTACTGCTATCCACAGTGGGCTGGTCACCCACCACCAACTCCAGTCTATGATGCCTCCTACCTTGAGGATAACAAACATGACAAATGAAGTTAGCGTTACGATAGCCAAGTTCATACTAAGCTGCGAAGGTTCTTGATTCTGTTGCATATCGTTAATAATTATCACTCAGTTAGCTTTGTCACTTTAAGCGTTGTAAAACCACTGTTGATGGTGCGGTGATACGGCTGTATGACTCCCGCCTCAAGCAACAGATCGTAAATGCCCTCGTTTTCCGAGTAGTCCTTGATGGCCAACTCTTGCGGACCGAGGCCTTCTACCCACGTGGTAGCCATCGCCATCGGAGAACCGTCTTCGCACTTCAACTGCAGCGCGTGTCCTCCCCGCATGTAGGCTTCGAGGTGCACTGTGCACTCTTCGCCTAGAAATTTTACTTTAGGTAACTTGCTCATGTTATTCTATTTCTTTTGTGTCGTATCCTAATTCCTTGAGTTTTTCCACCACGCAGAGGGGAAGGGCAAACACTCCGTCGTAACCGGTCACTCGCTTATCCTCGAACCAAATGCCTCCTTCAGCGTACCACTCATCTCCTCCTGTTTCGTCGTCGTAGATCTCGAACCACCCGTAGGTGTCGCTATTGATGCCCACAGTTACGTTGAGCTTGATGTCCTCCTGTTCTTTGAGAACCGTGAAGGAGTTCTCCATCGATAGGCTCTCTGTGGCCGTGAATGTGTGTTCCTGTTTCATGATTTTTATTTTATCGGTTGAAATAATAAGATTCTTGTGTCCATACACCATCGATCTTTTTCTCTATGGTGTAATCTCCGTTGTAGTCACGATTCTCTCTGAGTGTAAGCCACACTCTGTAATCGCCGTCTTTGATCTTGAGCTCGTCTCCGTCCCAAGCCTGTTCGATGGTGTCTAAGTCTTCTAATTCTCGTTTTGTGTAATGTGTATGCATAACTTTTATTTTTCTGAATTGAGGTACTGACGCAGTTCGTGTAGATACGCCACCACTTGATAGTATGGCTTCTCTGCCAATATGCCGCTTTCGAGTAGTTCAGCGCACGTGCTCTCTATGAGGCGCAGTGCATTGCCGTTCTGTTCTTCGAAGGGTTCGTCCTGTTGCCACGTGTCTTCAAATTGTTCGGCTACTGCCCAACCATTTTTGGCATGGATGATGGATGCGATGATTGATTTCGTTGTCATAACTTTTATTGGTTTACAGTTTGTTTTTCGATCCGCTTCAGTGCGCTAAAGTACCTGTTCTTGATCTTTTCCATGCCCTCGCTGATCACGCTCTCTCGAGTCAGGGGATAGTAGTAAGTGGCACGGCCAGTCAGGAAATCGATGTTGCGCATCATCAGCTTCTTGGCCCGCCACACGCGTTCCCACTTGCTGAAATACTTGGCGTAGTACTTGCCGTCGCGCTTCTCGAGGCCGAACTTGCCGGCACCGTTCATGAAGTAGTTGTTGATGCCAGAGATCGCGCACGAGTAGTAGCCTCTGTAGCTGCGATCGTACACGAAGCCGCTGCCGAACTTTAGCTTGAGAACTGTCTTGATGACCTCGGTGTAGGTGAAACCTGGGTTGCCTGCCGCTAACATGTAGTCGACGAGCTGTTGTTTTACTGTGACTCTTTTCATAACTTATTTGGTTTTCTTAAGATCTCCGTTACCGATGAGCACGTTCTCACGGGCCATCAGCATCAATTTGGTTTCACGAGTGCCGTACGTCCAGTGGTAAAGCAGATCGTTGACGAGCTCAGCGTAAAAAGCTGGATCGTTCTTGATGTCCTCTATCGTGGGCTTGAATGCTGCATCGATCTGAGGAGTGCGGTCGATGCGATTTTGGTCGATGTATGGGTTTGTCATAACTTTTTTGATTGATTAGTGTTTGAATTTCATTCCGTTTGATACGCCGTATCCCTGTCTGGAGGCGATGCGATTGTGTTTCTCTGCTACATCGTATGGTAAAATTTGGATTTCGTTGCCTGTCTTATGGTTAGTTACGCGTGCGCAACCGTAAGGTTTGACGTCGCTGCACTTTATGCATTTAGTGTATCCGTAAAGCGTCTCACGTAGGAGAGGCATGGGACCACCGCACTTTTTGCAGCTCGTCATTTCTATCTTGATTTTCTTCATGCCTTACGTGCTTTGATTTTTGCTTCGATTTCCTCCCACGTATCGTGGTGAGGTGGAGGTGTGGTGCGACTAAGATAATAAGCCGCTGTGAGGAACAAAAACGCTGATACCATAAACTATTTGTTAAGTGATTGATAACCAATCAGTTGCGCATAGGACGTACCCGGGTCACAACTGACAGGGCAAATGTACGCGATTCCCAGCTAAAAGTACATAGGCCCCCTAAAATTTTTTCCTATTGATTACCAAGCGGTTGCACGCAAGTGCTTGGTACTCAGCCAGTTGTGTAACTGATTGATTCCCAATGGGGATCTCCAACTGGTTGGTTACCAGTAAGTTACGCTAAGATTTATTGACAATGTATTCCAGGACTATACGTGAAAGCTCTTGCATTGCCTTTGTGTTGTCCTGTACGAGTGTAGCCATACGATCTCGGTCTTCTGTAAGAAGCACTCGCATGTCGTCTTGTAATTTATCTACCTTTTCTTCTAGCTCTTTGTTTTTAGCTTCCAATCTTTTCCATTGGTTTTTTGCGAAATAGGCCAAGGTCAGCGCAACTATTCCTAGTATTCCGTATTGCATGGTGCCTACGAAAGATGAGAATATATCCACATCATCCATTTAGTTATCAGTTTAGTGTTGAGAATTTTTTTGCCAAAACGTGTTCCCAAAACTTTGCTAAAAACTCTATGTTACTGTTTGTCGGTTGTATGTGCCCATTCTCAATGAGTTCGTACACAGTCTCCACCCACGCGGTACGACAATGTACATGAAACAGATTCGATCTGCCCTCCGGAATGTACTTCTCCGCAATCTTGTCCAAAGAATCTATTAACAGGTTCATACGACTATAAATATGTTTCACTCATAACAGTTGGAATGACAGGTGTACCTTTTTAAGATCTTTTACACATCTCTTGTAGTCTTTGTTGGCTCTGTATTTGGCCTGTCTTTCCATCGGATGTTGGCTGTAAGGGTACTGCTCAGCTAACCTTTGATACTGGCGGTCTGACTGGAGGAAGTGTGTGTACTCCTCTATCAGTGTCTGTGCTAGGTGGTTTACGTGATTATGAAATTCTCTATTTACGAATATCAGATTCTCGTAATCGTCATAATACCCGTCCTGACCTTCCTCGTCGGGATACCTTATCTTTCTGAACTCTAGATCTGGGTACCTCTTCTTGTATTTCGACATTCCGTATTCCCGCTTGCACCAATCTAATATTTTAGTGGCGTGGCCTCTAGTCAAGTGTTGTTTCTTCATCATACTCCGGATTTTACAAATACTCCAAACATCTTTTTGCTCAGTTTCTGGTAATTCATTCTAAAACTCTTGGGCATGGATTTGACCAGCTTTCGATTTTCGTAAGGTGCGTTTTCCGCCGACATCCACTTCCTTGTTGTCTTCATATAGTTGTGGTAGCCAATGTATGCGTTTGCTCTTTGAATGTACTTGTCAATGTTTATGACTTTATCAAGGCCGAAATCTTTTATCGTCTTGACCGCCCGCTTCTCGTTATCCAGCTCTATGTCTCTTACGTTATTGATGTGGAAATACGGATTCTTTACAGATTGGCCCGTCAACCACTTTTCCATGTACCAACAGGAATCGTGTCGTTCCGCCTTCTTCCACTCTTTGCACTGATCTATCCACTGTGTTAAGTGGCAGTACTCATGCACCAATATCTCTAGCCAGTCAGGCCGCTGTGTTGCCACTGCAAGCGCCGGTGTCATTTCGTCGAAGTATCCCGAACCCCACATTTTTTCTCCAACACGAATTTTTTCCTTGTGCTTTAATTTTAACTTCACTCCGTACTTCCTGCACTCGGATCTTACAAACTTTAAGAAATTCTTTTCGGTGTCAGATAGGGTCTGTACAAATTTTGCCATAGTCTGTCCTGATTATCTATAGGTAAATATAGACAATCCCGCCCTAAAAAGGAAATATGGCTTTGTAGTGTAAAATTTAATACACAGATAATCAACTGGTGAGCTCCTGGAACTCTTTCGGTGTCATATTCATCCTGGACTTTAGCATGTCCGGATTGTAGAACCTATACCCTAAACGACCCTTGACCATCTCGTATGAGGTGGCTTTTTTCAGGCCTATTTGGAATATTTGGCATCCACGTTTGACGCGACTCTTTTTGGTTTTCATTAGTTCTTTATATTATACATAGTCGATGAGGTCCGAAAAATCATCGGTATTGGTAACTTTTTCTTTCTTTTGTGCCTCAACGGGTGTGCGATCTTCTTCAGTTGTTATACCCAACTTCTTTATGTGATCTAAGTAGAAGTCGTCCAACTCGTAGAAATCCTTTCGCTCCTTCTTCCCTTGGGGTGCGGTCATAGATAGCGTTTCAACCTTCTCAATGACGGAGTCCTCGTAGAAGTCTAGGCAATGGAGGTACGCGCAATTGTAACAAACGAACTCTAAGTTCTGTATTCTCCAATCTGTCTTGTCCCCGTTTTTGAAATTAAGTATGAGTGGACACTTATTGTCTTCAACACGCCGTTCGTCAAAATCGCAGCGATAACACCGCTCTTCCAGTTTATTGTGTTGTTTTAGATTGTCCTTTAGTTTTTGTATCCTCTCTGGCGTGGCCTTCTGGTTTTGGGAAAGTATGTTGTCCCAATTCAATCTCATCTTACCTCCAACCCATGTCCGACCTACTATACCCTTCATGGCTTGGTTTTGGTGAAGTTCAAATAGAGTCTTTCCAGTTTCCATATCCACATACCCTTTAGCATACTTCTTGTACGTGGGATACGAGACTTCCAAGTATTGAGCGGCTTTCATGTTGCTCGTTGTCTTAGACATTGCCTCGCGGATCTTTTCCTCCGGTATTTGAAGACCGGCATTGTACCAATTTCCTACTTGGTTTGGAAAGTATTTGTACTCAGAATCCACTACTTTATCTTGGGATTTATCTCCTTCATTAGGTTGTAAAGCTCGTAAGGGCTTTCTAATCTGACTTCCTGTCCCGTCTCCTCTATTATTACTGGATTTATGGTGCCGTCTTCGTTCAACCTGTGGAACAGGTAGAAGCTTATTAGCTCGTAACAGTCTTTACCGTACATCATGTACAGCATGACGTCTATTACCTCAAGAAACTTTTCGTCATACGTGTTCATGTCCATTCCAAATTCTTGGTGGACCAAGTAAGATCTATTGTTTATGTACTCTATATTGTTTATGATCTGTCTAAACATCTCAGTGTTCTTATCTGATTCCGTCTTGCGCCGCTTCCTTACTATGGAATTGGAGTTTAGTATTTCGTCTACAGTCATTTTTAGATTTTTGTATGGTTCATTCATGGGTTTTCTTTATTTTTATTGCGGTGTTGACTAGCTTCAATTTGTCTATTAACTTGTTTATCTTCGAACAGGATTCGTAATCCTCTTTCTGTACTGAATGCATTAGACACGCCTCTAAAGCAGGTATCCAATCCCTACGGTGTATCTCGACGTAGTTGCCTGAATCGTTAACTTCAAATACGCTAGCGAAATTGTTTCTATTGGCTATAGCCTCTTCTATAGCATTGGGAGTTTCTTTAATTACAAGGTCCTTGAGGATGACCGATTTTTTAAGGTCTTCGTGAGTTATTGTGTCAACGCCTTGTATGTTGGCTCTCACCTTTCTTTTCTTTTCCATAACTTGTTTGTTTCATAGTTTATTTCTTTAGTATGCCCATCAACATGTTCGATATCTCAGAAAGGGGTATTATGTAGCTTATGACGTTCTCGTACGGGTTTCTCTCGTTATAATCGACCGCTATATCAGACTGACTGAATTTTTTTTGAAGGGCAACGGTGATCTTATTGGCCAATTCTTGCTTCTTTCTGGGATCATCGGGAACTTCTGGCATTATGAACTGCATGTTTATGCCTCGTTTGGTTGGAGAGTCTTCGGTATCGAATTGTACCGTGTATTTTTGTCCTTCTAAAGTTACGGTGTATCTGGGATGGCTCATGTTTTTATAATAAATATCGTTGTTGGTGTGTTATTCTATGTGTAATAGGTTCATATCAAAAGGAGGATTTTCCACCCGCAGATTAGGTACATTATAAAGTTTAGTCTTTATATCTATCACTACTCCGTCTTCGGTCTCGTATTGCCCCTCCTCAGTTGCGTCTATAACATCATAGACTGTTTGTGGATTAGTAGTGACAAACGTATTACTACTCAATAAAGAACAATTTATTTCTATTTTAACATTCCAATTTTCAGGTGATCCGTATAGGAATATAGATGAGTAGTCTGTTTGATTGTAGTATTTGGAAGCAATCTTCCAATCGTCTTCGGTAAAATTCAATAGCATATTGGCGTATGTATGTTCAGTTACGTCTAATACATCGCACACGTGATTTATAGCGGTATGTGAACTAATCCACACTCGAGAAAAGAATGGCTCTATGTTTATTATGCTTTCATAGTTAAATGGACCTTCTCCCTTAATAACTAGATCTACATCGTACTTACGTAACTTCTGTTCTCCGTGGTTAAAACCTCCCCACCTTCTGATGAACCGTCTTAATTCTACCCTATCTGCGTAACCCTGTATTTTAACCCTTTCTTGGGCTGATGCATTACTCTGATCAAACCAGTTTTTACCTCTCGATGTTACACACGAGAAGTGATATACGTTGGCTTTGAACGTTTGCTTTATCTTTACACCAGCATGAATGAACCGTTGGAGTAAATCTGAATCCTCTCTTGATCTTCTATACATTGTATCGTAGCCACCTAAACTCAACCAGGTACTTTTGTGAAATACAAAGGGTGCAAAAAAGTATTGCAGTTGCTTGTCTTGTTTTTTTGTATTGGAAAAATTTATGAAGCCATCCCAATCAAACTGATTTGGATCCACTCCAAAATTCTGTGTTATGGTGGTCTCCGATGATCCATGCAAGGGAGGCTCTATTCGTGTTATGCTCAGTACGCAATTCTCTTCTAAATCTTCTAACACATTTAAGTCGTAATCCTTGCAAACTACCATGTCTGATTGAAGGTACGTGACTATTTCGTTGGAAGCTAGTTCTACCAATAGGTTATTATTTCTCGAATATCCTATACATGGTTTCAAATCATGTGTGATAATTCTTAAATTGTTAAAGTGTTGTTTCTGTGCTTTCAAATACTCGTATGTTCCCTCATTATCTGAATCTACGAATATCAGGATTTCGTGGTCCTTGCTGTGAAGATTCTCTCTTAGCGATCTTAATAGCAGTTTAAGGTGATCAAGTGTATTGATAGATGTGTTAATGAGAAAACTTATTGGTTTCATTTGCTTAGTTTTTGATATGTTTGTTTAATACCCTCGAAAAGTCCTATATACTGTATGTCTTTTATAGATTGGGTAGTTTTTGAAATGTAGTCCATATCCATAAAGTGATCATTTATATTGATAGGAACCGTGTAATTGTTTAGAGTGTTTATGTAATTAGCTATGCTCTCTAAAGTTTGCATGTTGTTATGAGACAAATAACTACAGTTGTACTCTCTAAAAGTAGGTTCTTCTTCAGTGATGTAGTAATTTACAACGCTAATTAGATCTTTCATATAGAAGAAATCCATGTATCGATTCTTATGTATTACTATAGGTCTCTTGTTTATGTAGTTCAAGAGAGATGCTTTTATAAATCTGGTATCCAGTTCGTTCTCGTCAAAAAGCGCAAATATCCTTATGTTATAGAACTGCGAATCGTTCTTCATTGATTTTGATATGACACTCTTACTGTATCCATACGGTGTATCAAACATGTAAATCTCTGCGCCCGATCCAAAGTGTATAAGCCTCTCGTATGATCCTCTACAACTCACTAGATTATAGTACATGATTAGATTTTGATCCAACACTTGCCAACTATCTTGCTTTAATCTACTGCCCCCTGCCACTGCGCAATGTATCACAACATCGTAATACTTCTTTTTGAAAAATTTCAGTACATCGTTTGTGTTTAATAAATCTAAGTCTGCGCGGGTGATACCATCCACATCGTGGATCTCCCTTAAAGCGTTTACTATAGATTTTCCTATGTAACCTCCTGCTCCTGTAACTAGTATTTTCATGATTCAGATATCCATTTAATGTCTTCTAAGTTTCCTGGTATAAATTTTCCGTCTAATCCTAATTTTGCTGCCACCTTTGGTTCATGAAACTCTTCTGGATCCGTGAATACCTCTAGTACGCAGGGACCTTCGTGATTTAAGAATTGGTATAATCCCTTGGCGACAGAGTCGTGATCTATTATTGAGTAATATGGCAGTTCATAAGCTTCTACTATCTTCTTAAAATTTGGCAGTGACACGCCGCTATTCTTTTCTGATGCTACGAACTTACCCTTAAAGAATGTTTTCTGAGATATCTTTATGGACGTGTAACCGTCGTTGTTTAATATGATCAGCTTTATTGGAAGTTTGTTGTGCTTCATTGTTTGAAGCTCATGTATATTCATGTGCAAACTACCATCGCCTTCTATACATATTATAGGTGTTCCTGTAGAACTGGCCCCTATGGCAGCTGGAAGACCATATCCCATTGGAGCGTTACCTGTATTTGTGATTAGTCTCTGGCCTCCTTTCAACTTCATTACTTGCATGGTCACCACATTTGCGGAGCCGTCACTTGTAACTATGTGATCATCCTTTGTTAAGACTTTGCTTAACTGCTCTATGAAATAGTAGTGACTTACTGTATGCGCCTTCTTTCTGTGTTTCTCCAATACGGTTGGTGTTGTTTTATACTTGTTTGAACAATACGATAACCACTTAGAATCCGTTTGAGAAAGGTTTTTATTTAGTAAACCACGAATGAACGCATTAGCGTCTGAATGGACGGCCAGGTCTGGAAAGAGTGTGGGTTTGTTCAGTTCGTTCTCGTCTATGTCTACATACACTCTGAAAGCATTTTTGCCGAAAGCCTTGAAATTATGACCAACTTGTCTAACATACAATCTAGAACCTATTGACAATAGGAAATCTGCCTCAGAGAGGAGACTGTTTGCACATATTTGAGCGTGTGTTCCAAATCTTCCACAGTACCCTTCGTAATCATCATTTACTAAGTCGTTTCCATTGACAGCAGATATTACGGGTATCTGTATCCTCTGTAATAATTCGTGCAAGCTTTTAATTGCTCCGCTCAATCTTATACCGTTACCAACTATCAATAGTGGTTTCTTTGCATGTCTTAGTTTTTCTACAATTAAATCGAGTTGATTGTTCGTGGGTTCAGGTACAGAATATAAATTATCATACCCGACTAAAGTTTCAGGCTCTATGTTGGCTGATTGTATGTTTAGTGGTATGTCTAACCACACTGGACCTGGTCTGCCTGATTTGGCTAGTGAACACGCTTTCTCTATGTGATATCGAATTTCTTTTTCATCGTTGACTTGTACGGCGTACTTTGTCATGTTCTTAACCGTTTCAACAACATTAAATTCCTGATCTCCGAGTTGTCTGAGGTTCAGGCGCGTGTAGTTAGTGGTCATTTCCTTATTAACTTGACCGCTTATTACCATTACTGGTATGGAATCTAGCCACGCACCTAATACTCCAGTTATGGCGTTTGTAGCGCCGGGTCCAGAAGTTACTACGCAAGCTCCCATTTTTCCACTCATTCTTGCATATCCTTCTGCGGCCATTGCAGCGGCTTGTTCGTGATGAGTAGCGATGTATTTCAAACCCTCTACATTAGATAGAGAATCAACGAGAAATATGCAACCACCTCCCGATACAGTGAATACGGTGTCGATACCTTCGACTTCTTTAAGATACTTTATTACGTAGTCTGAGAGTCTCATAAATTTCTTTTACTGCTTCCTCTAATATAATCAAATTTTCTATCTTTTGAAGAATGGGTTTCGAGTCCGTAAGGAGCACCATGTTGATGGAACCTGTGCTCTTCTTGTCCAGCTTTATGACCTCTAGTAGGTTGGCGAAATCAAACCAAGCGGGATTCAAGTGTTGGTGTTCGGTGTACTTAAGTATGATATCTAATGATCTGTCTTCCTTCAAATGTCCCAACTTCTGAGATACTCTGTTTGCTATGGCGATGCCTATCAGTACAGCTGTGCCGTGCGGTACTCCATAGTGAGATGTGGACTCCAGCGCGTGACCGAAAGTGTGACCGAAGTTCAAGAATTTCCTCTCCTTCTTATCGAACTCGTCAATCTCTATGATTCTGCTCTTGTACAACAGAGATGTGTAGATCAGTTCCTCAACGTCAGATCTGGTGTCTTTTGAAAGAAACCAATCCAGCTTTGAATCGAGCAGATTGAACTTGACTATCTCACCCAACCCACTGAGGTAGTCGGATTGAGTAAGGGTGTTTAGAAATTCTGTGCAGATAAGTATCTCTTGAGGAGGGTAGAAGGTTCCCAAGATATTTTTTACCGAGCAGAAGTTTATGGATGTCTTGCCTCCTATGCAGCTGTCGCATTGGGACAGCAGAGTCGTGGGAACCAATACGTACTTAATGCCTCTGCAGTAAACTGAACAGGCGAAACCCGCTGAGTCTTGGAGTATGCCTCCTCCCACCACAGCCACTGTTGCGTTAGACTTCAACTTTCTCTCTACGAATTGCTCCATTATGAAAGCAGCACCGTCGAGAGTCTTGTTGTCCTCTTCGCACCTGAACTTTACGACGTCCAAACCAGCGAAGCGGTTTTGGTACAGATCGTACACGTTAGAATCTACGACCACAGTCATGTCTTTAATGAAATCTATGGTCTTATCGATGTCAGTAAAAACTACGCTGTAGTTTCCCGATCTGGATTTTATGTCTAAGCTACGCATGCGTACCCTCCGTCTATGAATATGTTTTGTCCCGATATGAAAGTGTTGTTGACCGTTAGGTAGTAAACAAGGTCTGCTATCTCTTTGCAGTCTCCCAATCTATTTACTGGTACGGTGCTCTTTATGCCCTCTAATTCCTCTTCTGTGTTGTTGTCGAGGGTCATGTCAGTGAGTATGAAGCCTGGGGAAACGGTATTGCATAGCACTCCGTACCTTGCGTATTCAGCAGTGATGGATCTGGAGAGGGAATCCAACGCACACTTGCTTGCGCTGTAGTTCGATCTCTTTGCTTTCGACAGTTTGGTCCACACGCTTCCTATGTTCACTATCCTACCGTAGCCTCTCTCTATCATGTAAGGCAAGCATTGCTTTATGATGTGCAAAGGAGAGAAGTAGTTGACCTTCATCGCGTAATCCTCCTCATAGTTAAATTCTACCAACTCGGATAGTGGATTCACGCCGGCGTTGTTTATTACTATGTCGTACGCGGGATCCTCTATGTAAGGCACATCGCACAGATCCATCTCTTCTCGAGTTGGAGCGTACACGTCGTGACCTTCTCCCTCGAACTTTTTCTTTATCGCGAGACCGATTCCTCTACTGCCGCCTGTTAAGAGCACCCTCATTCCACACTCAGCGATTGATTGATCCGCTCTTGGATCATTTTGATGCGTTTAATGTCTTGGTTGGCGTAAGCTGTGTAGTGTTCGTGTTTAACCATGAGCCACTCGTACTCGAACATCTGCGCTTTTGATAGGGCGCGAGACAGATTCTTCAACGCTATGGAAGGATCGAAGATGGCGTAACGAGTCTCAAACTTGTCCAACAGCCTTTTAGAGTGCAGCTTCTTGATGAACTCATAAGAGTCCGTAGAAACCGCGCCTCCCAAACATGCCTTCAATCCCTTCTCTTTGGCGAAGGTGAAAACGTTCTCCGCAAGGGACAATACTTCATCGCTGTTCACGTAAGCTCTGTCCTTTCCCATGGAGGAAACCAAATCTACCCTGCCCACAGTAACTCCGTAAAGTTGGTTTGCCTCGGGTATGGATAGTATTTGATCAGCTGACTTGGCCGCTGATATGGTCTCTATGTTTACGTTGAGCTGTAGGGAATCCACTACGTCCTTAGGTAGATTACTGTTGACAGCTTGAATGAACTTCTTGAGTCCAAAGGGGGATTCGACCATGGGCGCCACCAATCCCTTAACGCCTATAATACAAGACTCTTTGATGTCTCTTATGGCCTCTGGCCCGCCTATCTTAAGAGTTACCTTTGTCTTGGCTTGGTTGCAGATTTCCTTGAGTCTGATGGTTTCATCGAACATGGCGCCTTCGTCTTCAAAACTGGTCTTTATCCCGATAAGGCCGTCGCTCTCAATAAGATCGGTGAGGATTTTTACGCATTTGAATTCTCGCGTCTTCATATGTTATTTTTTTTGTAGTGCACAAAGCACTGTGATATTGTGTGAAGGTCCGCCTAAATGGATATCTGTAACGGTAAAAGCCGACTCTATGTCTTTGCATATATCATAAGATAGTATTTGTGATTCAAAAACCCCTGTCGATTTGAATTTCAACATTGAGTGATACAAATCGTGATTGTTATAACCATACACGCCTTGAGTAGTCTCATGTTGTAGATCTTCCATAAAATAGAAACCTCCTGACCTCATTAGTGGTATACTTCTCCACAAGGTGTACAACATGTGATTAGGCCAATGACTGCCGTCTTCCACTATAAAATCCAGCGGCTGTGAAATTTGTTTCTGTATTTCATTCCAATGTTCTTCAGATCCCTGATCTGCGTAGAAAAAGTTGACACCTAGAGAACATATTTCTGCTGCGATATCGTCATTAGGAGGAGCGCCCCAAAAATTATCTATGCAGTATAGATTTAGATTTTTGAAATATGATAACCAAACTTTAGGTGAAGCCAAAGGAAATCTACCATCAAGAATGCCTACTTCTAAAAACTGTACAGGATCCTTAGTGTCTCTAAAATGTTTCATATACTTTTCGTACACTTCAGTATATCCCCAGGTAAAATGTCCAGAGTGAGAATATCCCCAAGTCAAAGTTTTAGAATCCGCAGTGCCTTTGTCAGTTTCATAATGATTCGCAAGTTCACTAAGTGTTTTTTCCGGACAGTATAATTCCGGAATTGATTTTGATTTTTCGTAGTATTTCATGATTTGTAGTTTGTGTAAATTATTGTGATTTATTTTTCTTTCGCGTAATCTGCGTATTCCACTAATATAGTGCTCTTTCCGTCGGGTCTATTCAAAGCCCATTCGTACTCTCTAACTACGTCCTCTGCGTTTATGAGTTCCACTATATTTATGTTTTTGCACATCGATTTGAATGCTGATGAGAAGTTACCTTTGTGTTGACACTGAGGATCTATGGGTCTTTCACTACCAACCGCAACTCTAATTATAACTTTAGGTTTACATTTACCGTCAGACACACTATCAAACTTATCAAGGTGATTTACGATTTGATCGGTTCCCATCAATAAAAAGTTCCATCTGGGATACACTGATATGGGTATTAACCCTTCTATGGCCATCCCGTTAGCTAGGCCAGCTTGCAGATATTCCGCTACTGGCAATTCTATTCTTTTTTCTTCTGGTACGTGGCAGAGTGAGTCGTATAATCCTGTTCCTGCATATTTTACGGCTTGTCCTATAAAAATCGTTTTGGGATTTTCAGATAACATTGTCATGGCCCGTTTCAATTCTTCGAAGTATCTCATATGTTAAAATTGTACTCTTTGCCCAGCTCCAGCGTGTGGATATTTTTGATTGTTGTATTGATAATAGTATAGATGGGGTTGTCTTACCACTCCATTAGAGTATTCTTTGTCTAAGTAGTAGGGAGTATCTCTTTTCCATATTTCATTAGTGGGAGTTAGTACTGATTTCATGTTATCTTCCACAACGAATATAATTGGCAAGTTGTGATTTTTACTGTACTTGTAAGCTTCATGAAAAGCTCCAGTTTCTGCCGACATATCTCCAGCCCAACACCAAACTCTCTCTTTCTTGTTTTGTAATTTTATAGAATAAGCAATTCCAGTAGCTATAGAGAATATTCCTCCAACTATAGAACTGCATACAAATTTATATTCTGGTAAATTCATAACCATGGATTTTCCTCTAATGATGTGATCTTTTATCACATCTTTTGGAATTCCTTTTAATAACGCTTGATAATGATTTCTCCAAGTTGCACAGACCCAATCATTTTCTATGTCGATAGCTTGAAATACATCTATGATCTGATCTTCATTTCCACTATAAAGATGCACAGGGGATTTTATTTTGCCCGCATTGAATAGTTTGGCAATTTCCTCTTCGAAGTTTATTAGATCTTCTTTATTCATAACTGCTGTTTTTTAATAAGTGCTATTTGATAGCCTTGAAATATAGGTTCGTAGAAAATTTCATACGCGTTGTAAAAGCACGTTATACCCATTTCAGGACTATTTGTGGGATGCAGGTTATTAGGGTCTTTCCAGCCAAAATCGTCAAACATCAATATGCCTCCTGATTTTAATAGCGGATGTGCAAGTACGGCGTCTTGTAACACATCGTACGCCGTATGTGATCCGTCTATATAAATGAAGTCAAACGTATTAGGTACAAAATCCTTTTTAAGTATGTCTCCTGACAGTCCTTTGTGTATGTGCACCTTGTCTTTGTGATTTGATATATTATGTACAAACTTTTTGTAGAGTGCATTGAAATCATAATCAATATCCCAATTCATACCAGCCTCGTCTCTAGACCCTCCAAAAGTATCTACAACATCTATAGAAGATCCCTCCCCCGTTAATATATTGTCTAAAAGGTAATTGGTAGATCTGCCTTCAAAGCATCCTATCTCTAAGAATCTGAGGTTATTTTTGCCTCTTAGTTGGTAGTAATCAAACAATTTGTCCCAATTGGGAATGTGTAAACTAAACCAGTCTACGGAGTACTCAGGCGTTACCATATGAAATTATTTTTATAGTGATCAACGATTTCTGAAAGTTCTTCGTCAAATTTTTTCTTGGGTTCCCAACCCAAAGATCTCAGCTTTGAATCGTCCAATGCATACCTCACATCCACACCCGGTCTCTTATAGGACAGATCTAAGTAGTTATTGACATCCACTGTTTCGTCTTTATAGTAAGTTTGGATTATCTTCTTAACAGTGTCATAATTGGTTTGTTCAAATCCTCCGCAGATATTGTATATCTCATTGGTTTTGCCAGACTCTATTATCTTTATCACAGCTTCTGCGGTGTCTGATGCGTGCAACCAGTTTCTTGTTGGGGTGCCATTGTTGTGTAGAGGTATTCTTTTACCTAAGTGTAACATTTTACAAGTTTTTGGTATTAACTTCTCTACGTATTGGCCTTTTCCATAATTATTTGTTGGCCTAACTATGACATACGGCAGATCGTATGTTCTTGCCCAAGCCAATATCAACATGTCTGCGGCGGCTTTAGTGGCAGAATAAGGATTCGAAGGTCTCAACATGTCTGTCTCTGCATGAGATCCGTCTTCTATATCTCCATACACTTCGTCAGTAGAGAGGTGTAAGAGCGCGGGTTTTTTGCTTGTCTCTAATCTATACTTTTTTATGAGCTCAAGTAAGTTATACACGCCGTGTACATTCGAATGCATGAACTCTTTGCTGTCGACTATTGAATTACCTACGTGGGTTTCTGCGGCAGTGTTTATGATATAATCGCACTCGTACAAAAACTTAAGATCGTTGATGTCTTCTCTTATAAAAGAGAATGTGTCGGGATATTCAGCTGAGAGATCCCATATTAGTTCCTCGTTCGAGGCGTACGTGCACTTGTCTATTCCCATCACATACCATCCCAGTTTAAGGCACTCTCTAGTTATGTAGGATCCTATAAATCCAAAACATCCAGTTACGTATACTATCTTTTTCATGTGTTCATTTGTTTGTTCTCTTGTAAAAATCTACTAATTGCATTATGGCTGAGTTGATATCATACTTTGGTTCAAATCCAAGAGATTTCAGTTTTTGAACGTCTAAGTACGAATTCCTTACTTGCACTATATTGTGAAATCTTGTGGCTGGGATGTCGTTTATTTTGGATTTGGACTTCGCGTAGTCTATAGCGAAGTTTATCATGTCCAAGAATTTGTAGGGTTTTCCGCTTCCTATATTATATATGGTGTTCAATTCACCCTTTTGTAAGATTAGATTTATGGCTCTACACACATCGTCCACGTATATGTAATCTCTATACACATCTCCTCCGTAATACAGATCTACGTCTCTATTACGAACTATCTCCTTTACAAAGAATTGTAGGGCGTTTTTCTTTTTAGAGATCTTCGTATCGCCTTCTCCTATGACATTCGCTAATCTGATTATTCTATAGTTATACCCAAAAGTTTCACAGAAACAAATCAATAGCTGTTCAGCGCATCTCTTCGTGATGGAATAGAAACCTGTGGGATTGCAGTAAGAGTCCTCACTAAATGGAATGTTGTTATTCTTGCCGTACACAAACCATGAGCTTATGAAATTTATGGTTGGTTTGTCCTTCTCTGTGTAATTCTTCTTAACGTTATCTAACACATTCAATAACACAGTCAAATTAGTGTCAACGTCTATGTGAATGTTGTCGTGTATGTGATAGTTATCTATGGTACTTATAAAATACAGTATATCTTTAGTAGAAGGTTCATGATGATCTCTGTGTATCCTTATCACTTGATCGGAATACATATCAGAGTACCTTCCTCCTATAAACCCATATCCACCAAAGACAGATACCTTACTCATATTGTTGTAATATACTAAAAATTTCTGACTTAAAAAAATCTATGCGATAGTATTTTTCGTAATTTTGAGTGGCTAGTTTGCTACAATGATTATAGAATGATTGGTCCCTCTTTAGTTTTATGGCCAAGTCTTTTGCTTTCTTGACATCTTCGACATCTACAGATAATTCTGGGTGGCAAATCTTTTGTGTGTCTACTCTCTCATTTCCTATGCATGGTATACCAAAATAGGCGCAATTCAAACTGAATGTTCCGGCTGCGACTGTTGGCATGAGGTGTACTGCAAATTTGAAACCACTTAGTGCTTGCATCCAATCTTTCCACAGAAGTCTAGGAAGGTGATTCACCATTTGATCTTCGTAATCTCTCGTTGAGTGGGATGTTTGAGCCCATATAGGTAATTCAAAGTGCTGCGCTACCATGTAACTTTGAAAACCTCCGTACCAACGAGAGAAGTTTCCCCCTATTATGCACTTATCTTCTATATTAGACTGTATAGATTTGAGTTGGTCATCTATCATCAGTGACCTCATCACGTGAACTTTATTTGTACCTACCAAACCTTGATAAAACGATTTGTCGCTTTCATTGTGACAAAATATGGCATCCACTTGAGTAAGTAAGTTGAAGAAGTGAATCTGGTCGTAAATCTCGTAATCATTGAACCACCAAGATGGACCTTCTTGTATGTAATAAACTCTCTTGTTTCTAGATTTCAAATGATCTATTATGTTTGCTGATAGCAAATCTGATACTGGGTTGTGATCGTTCTTTATCTTGCTTCCTTCTGCGGATAAGTATAAACGCCCTTTAGGGAATATGATGAATACGTGATCAAAATCGTGTAGGTCTTTGTAGTATCTTATATCTCTGTGCTCTGCGTCCATAGCATGCATCCAAGCAAACTCAGTCCTCATGTTTGGGTGATCGTGAGGTATCTTGCCTCTAAATCCCATCTCTGTAAGAAATGCTATCTTCATATCAGGTGTTTTATGTTTTCGTAGACAGAATTTTCAAAGTACTCGTATTTCATAGCCTCTTGAAAATTAAGTTTGACGTAAGGCAACATTCGTACGTAATCTTCCTCAGTCAAATTATCAATTGCGTTTACTATATCTTCTTTGCTCTTAACTTGCACTATGCCTCTAATGTCAAAGAAGTCACCTATATTCTCCACTCCCCAATAAATGGGTACAGTGCCCGTTAACAAACAGTCTATAAACTTTTCAGTAAATCCGTTGTCGATGTTTACATTTTCTATGACCACAGAAAAACGATAGTCCTTCAATGCGTCTTCTTTATCATGTAAAAATTGATTGGGTTTGCTGTAAGGACTCTTCTGCCAATTTATGCTGCCGTCTCTATTTTTTTGCCCTGTGCCGTATAGATCGATTTCCGGAAATTGCATTGATATTCCTGTATGTTTCACAGAGTCGTGTCTAATATCATCGAACCAACTATCGTATTTCTTTTGATAGTGTTCTGCGACAGAGTGTCTAATCAGATGACCTTCGTAAGCTTGTTTGTACGAATATATCATAGACACATTTTTAGTCTTCTTATGAACACCTATGTTTTCCTTTTTTACCCACGTGTAAGCAGCGGGACAAAGTCTAGTATGATCAGGATATTTTTTCAACAAGTATGAATTCCATGTGAGTATGAAATCATAGTGATTTTTTATAGCATCAAAATTTTTAATGTACACATTGTGTTCTAACTCCGAGGCTTGAGTGTACATGGGTTCTATGAGTATTCCTATCTTGTGTTTCGTATCTACTCGACTGATTAAATTGCTTCTGGAAAAATCTTCTCCCACCTCCAGTATCCAAGAGTCTACAACTACCGTTATGCCTTCCCATTTTTCCAAGCCTTGATTTTTGGTGGGGTGTTTTATCCACTTTATCTTTTCGTTAATACGTTTAGACGGAGTTTGATACGGATCCATGTATTGTCCATTGAACATGTGAGCGCAACCCCTATCGAACATATTAACTGTTAACATACGTTTATTTGCTATACACAGATTTCCAATACTCTATCATTTCGTCCATCATTGCTTCGAAGGTATACTCAGGTTTCCAACCGAGGGTGGTTCTTATCTTTTGCGAATCTCCTTTCAAGTATGGTAATTCTTCGGGCCTTAAAAAACTGGGATTTTGCACCACATACTTTTCGTAATCCATACCCAATTTTGAGAATACATACTTACACATATCTCTAACCGATCTGGTTTCTCCTGTTGCTACCACATAATCGCCAGGCGCGTCTTGTTGTATGATTAAGTGCATTGCTCGTACATAGTCTTTGCTGTGTCCCCAATCTCTATATGAGTCCAGATTACCCAACTCCAATTTATCAGTTAACCCAAGACTTATCATCACTGCAGTTTTTACGACCTTATTCGTAACGAAGTTAGATCCCCTACGGGGTGATTCATGGTTAAACAGTATACCGTTGGACGCATGAAGCTTATACGCATTGCGATAGTTTCTAACTATATTGTAACCGAACACCTTTGAACAACCGTAAGGCGATACGGGATTCATAGGCGTGGTCTCTCTTTGGTATCCGTCTAAATCACATGCAGATCCAAACATTTCTGAACTGCTTGCTTGGTAAAATCTTGCAGAGGGACACGATCTTCTATACGCCTCTAATACATTCAATACGCCTAACGCATTTATTTGTGCCGTGTACTGAGGCACATCGAAGCTTATTCGCACGTGGCTTTGAGCGGCTATGTTGTATATTTCGTCAGGTTGAACCTTGTCCAATAAATGTTCTATGCTGGATTGGTCGCTGAGATCTCCATAGTGGATTTTTACTCTGTCGCGCACGCTCTCTAATCGAGTCTGTTGATTTTCCGGCACTGAGTTTCTTCTCACGATGCCATAGACTTCATATCCCAAATTCAATAAGTACTCTGTTAAATAACTGCCATCTTGGCCAGCTATTCCTGTGATGAAGGCTTTTTTCATTGCTTAAATATAGTCATGGTTGTTAAATCAGGCCAGTCGGTGGGTACCCACTGTTTTGGCTTAGTATTTATTGCAGCTTGTAATTTGTCTAATCCCAATTGAGCCGTTTCTGGTGTCATGTAGTAGTGGTATCCAACCGTGTCAATGTTTTGATCTCTCCACGGAATATTTGGTATTCTACCATCGTATGACATCTTTTTCAATTGAATTGCTGCTTCTTCATTATCAGTTAATATGATACCTCCTCGGCCTAATGATAGGTGTTTTTGGTATTGAAAACTTATACACATATACGTGTTAGGTAAGTAACTGTCTTTTTTCCATAAGACAGCCGCGTCGATGACACTAGGAGTAACGTAATAGTAGTTCATCCAATCTTGATCTTTCCATGCTAGTGTTATTCCTAACTTATGAGATAGAAACGGCACAGATAGATAAGTTCTCTTTGGACACACTATGCTCTCGGCTTTAGTGTATCGTAAACACAGTTCTATACCGTGAGTACAACTATCTGTGGCTATGGCGTATTTAGATCCAAAGAATTTTGCGATCTCATTTTCAAATACTGTGACTGTGTTAAAGTTCATATAGAAGTTTTGCGTTTTCGAGTATCTTGTCCTCAGATATTTTTTTAACTAACTTAGCAGGATTTCCTTTATAAACTCCCCACTCTTCTGTATCTCCTATAAGCAAGCTACCAGCGGCCAATAAAACTCCCGTTCTAAGTACAGAACCAGGCATTACTATGGCATTTGTTCCTACATTAGAGAATTTCTCCATTACAACTGGCTCTATTATTTGCTTGCCCTTTAGGTGTTGTGGAATCATTGCACCAAATAATCCGCTGCCATCGAATCTATCAGATCCACAAATTATTCTGGCTCCAGCCATTATGTTATTGAATCCTTTACATTCGAAGTAGGCAGTTTTTCCGCCGATTATTGTAACATATGGAGATATGTGAACATAATCACCTATCTTACAATTGACAGTGACATACACGCCCTTATCAATTGCAACGTGATTCCCAATAATGGGATCTATTTTGAATTCTACGTCTTTATGTATGTAAAAATCACTCATCTAAAAATACTTTATCCAAAGCTTGACCTTCGTAGGGACCTGTCTTATACTCGTACACAAGAGTTTCATCCTCAAGTATCTCGTATGTGTGTGCTCCCTCTAAAGTAAATGATGCATCTCCAGGAAATAGTGTTGGCGTGCTTATCACTTTATCATCTATGTCATAGAATATACACTTTACTCTTCCCTGTATTACTATCCAACTTTCTTGTGCAATAACATTTCTTGTTCTTTCTTTCCATATGTGCTTATGCGGTCGGAAAGTTTTGCCATTCGACATGTTCAATATGGCGCACTGTATGAAATTGTCCTCTGATACTACATCGGTCCTACCTGGAACTAGATCTGTTTTTCTGACTATGACGTGCAGTAATTTTTCTGGTTGTATTTTGCTGTAGATTTTTTCCATGTTATAGAATTTTTGCTATGTATTTTTCAAACCATTGATCAGAGTTTATCGAGTACATGTCTACAAGGTTGAAATTGTTCTTAACGCCGTTATACATGTCCCTATACATCTTATCTCCTTCCGTATCTATCCGATTTAGAATTTCGTTGAGTTCTTCTATAGTGTTAAATGATAGTATTGCTGATGTGTCAAAGTAATTTCCAACATTAGGACATCCGTAATATATAGGTACAGTGCCCGTCAAGAAACAATCACTTAGTTTTTCGGTGCATTCGTTATTACCCAAAGTATTCTCTATAGCTACCGAAAATCTGTAGTCTCTTAACGCATCAATTTTTCCTACGATGGGATTTATCCCCATTCCAAACACATCAACTCCGCCTCTATTGATGATGTGATTTACGAATTCTAATCTTTTTTTGTGGCCTGGGAGGAAGGACTTATTTGACGATACACAGGACACTTTCTTTGTCTTATCGTATAGTGCGTACAAGGAATTATCTGCGAGTGTGGGCCACTCTCTCGTGTGTATGTTTTTGTTCAAACATCTCCACATGCACAATCTAAGTTCTGCATTAGGTAACGACAATAGCTTTTCGTCATGAGTTATTATGAGATCGAATAGGTTGTGATTATCATATACCAAATCATATATTCTGTTTTGCGATTCGTTGTATTGACGAGTTTCATGAAGATCAGCGACTATCTTACCCTTAGGAAAAGATTTTTGTCCAAGCAAATACGGCAACAACTCAGCGTCATTTATTATAGTTACGTCAAACTCCCCTCTATCTAATCCGTACACGAAAGAAAAATTCTTAGGTATGTAGTTGGTTTCCTGGAAATATCCTATAACGTTTACTTGAGGCTTCTTTTTTCCTGATAATCCCTCTGTATACTTCTTCTTATTGCGAATCTCTGTTTCGTATTTTTGGTTATCTGAGGATTCTCTTTCTTGTGTTCTTTTTGCATTTTGATTTGATGTGTTGTAAACGTAAGCGGGAAAATCTACTACGCCTATCTTATCTTTTGGACACATCTCCAAACAGGGAAATGCTAACATCAAATCTCCAGCGTGCCAAAACAACTTGTTATCGTGAATAGATACGAAATCTTTCTTGTCGATTGCCTTCAATAATTTTCCTTTGTAAGTTCTCAAATGGGATGCTCTCCACAGATCCATTCTGTATAGCTTATGATCATGTACAAATCCAGGATATTCTGTGTTTTGAGGAGCGCCCAATACCGCGGAGTTGCCATCGTATGCGTAAAATTTTCCATAGGTCATCCAGTAATCTTTGTCCTTATAATACTGATTTAGCTTTTCTAAAACACTATCATCAAAGAACCAATCGTCCCCATCGAGGAGCACGCACACTTGTTCGTCTTCTATTAAATCAAAGTATCTAATGTGATTATATGTACCTCCCATATTATGATCATTCTTGATCATATGAAATCTACTATCATCGCCTACAATGCTCTTGGCAATTTCATATGTATTATCAATAGATGCATCATCTATGTAATACACTTGATACTTAGTATAGGTCTGATTGAGTACACTAGCTAGATTGTATTCTATCCATGGCTCATTGTTATAGCTCGCTATCAATATGATAAATTCCAAATCGTTCTTCATACACATTCAGCGTCTATTACTTTCCAATCTTTCAAATAGTACTTATCATTTAGATAAACATGTAAATTGTGATATGGACTGAGAAAATTTCTGGGACATACCACCACTTTATCAGGATTTCCATTTTTGTAGGCAGACCACCAACTGTATGTACTATTTGCTATTATTTGATGATCACACATACTCATTACTATTAGATCTACTGCATCATCTCCCTCGCAATCTACGAACACCATGTTTTTTCTAGAAGCATATTTTTGTTTACACGTATTTATTTCGTTTGAGAATACAAGTAAGTTAAACCTGTCTTGATCTGAGAAGTGCGTGCTTACCGCCTTTTCGTAATAGTCTGTATTTTCATAGTGACAATAGGATTTGTGGGATACGTAATCCCCCAATCTTACATGTACAGCGACAGTTTCTCTGGTGTCTTTATACATATTATACTTATTCAGAGCTGTTTGATACAACTCTTTGTTCCATTTGATGGATCTAATGTCGAAGTCATATTTTGGAGAGAAATGACGGTAGTTATAAAAGGATCCTACAAAATTGTAATTAGTATCACTAGTATCACTACACGCAGTTTCAAATTCAAGGCTGATTGGATTACACTGTATTTTTGTAAAGCTAGCTATCTCTGACTTGGATAGATGTGTTATGTCTATGTCTATAATCTTATCAACTGTGATTCCTACATTTGCATGATCTATTACTTCTGTAGGTAGAGCTATGCCTTTTCCTGTATCTTTAGATATGCCATACAAACACGCATAGTGATACAATTGAGACCCTATTCCCGCTGTATGATCGACTCCTAATATATTACTCGTTACATACGCCACGATTACATATTTTCTTTTATGAATCTATCTAGTACTTCACTAATGTAATCTGTCTTCTGTTTGTCTATGACCGGTGAAGTTCCCAAGAAGAACGTATCTGTAGTCACCTTTCTTGCCACGGGATACTTCTCTATAACTTCCTTAGGATCCATCAAGCCTTCGTAAGCGGGCTGCAGCATGATGTTGCCAGCGAAGTACGGTCTGGTCTGTATGCGATTGGCTTCGAAGTATTGGCAGATGTCCGAACGCTTGAACGGAGCGGAATCTTTTACAGTCACTGGAAAGGCGAACCAATCTGGATCGGAACCCGGTTGCGCGGGGTGTAGATGAAATAAGTCTTGATATTTCACGAATGCCTTGAACAGGTTCTTGTAGTTCTCTCTGCGCTTGACTCCGATAGCTTCAAGCTTGGTCATCTGCACAAGGCCCATAGAAGCCTGCAGCTCTATAGGCTTGAGGTTGTATCCGATCTCTGAGTATGTATACTTGTGATCAAATGTATCGTCTGGCAAAGAAGGTAACCAATTGCTGAATCTGCATCCGCAAGTTCCGTTCTCCAATAGGTTTGCTTTACCCACGCACCAGCATCCGCGGCCCCATTCTCTGAAGCTGCGGATGATGCGCTCATTCTCGAGTGTGTTACATGCTACGAAACCTCCCTCTCCCATCGTGATGTGGTGGGCAGGATAGAACGAACAGCTTGCGAGTTCTCCGAAGGAACCGAGAGGTTTACCTTTGTAAGTCGAACCGAGAGCGTCGCAGCAGTCCTCCAAAAGGATCAGCTTGTACTTCTCAACTATTTGCATTAGGCGATCCATGTCGGGAGGATTACCCAACACGTGAGCGAACGTGATGATCTTTGCGTCGGGATTCTGTTCGCAAGCCTTCTCAACCCCATTGAGGTCGAGGTTCAGCGTGTCCATCTCGATGTCTACAAAAACAGGTTTGAATCCCAGTTGTAGTATGGGATTTATGGTAGTGGGAAAACCCGCGATAGGCGTGATGACTTTTGTGCCCTTGGGAAAGTTATACCCTCTCTTAGATGTCATCGTCAACATCATGAGAAGGTTGGCGCTGGATCCTGAGTTGGTCAGCAGTCCAAGTTTTTTGCCAAACAATTTTGGGAATGAGCGCTCAAATTTAATGGCGTCGTTACCAAGCACTAGCCACTCGTTGAGCAAGCTCTTCACAGCCGCAACGTATTCTTGGGAATCAAAGTAGGGTCCAGCATACTGAACCCAATCTTTGCCAGCTTCCCAAGTTTTTTGTTTATGTTTTTCTTGTATGTACTTTTCTACTTGTTCTAGTATTTCTTTCATAACGTGGTATAGTAATTATTTTGACGCTCTTGCCTCTTTATGTCCTTTACATGTAATATACAATATTCTTCATCAAGAGGAAACTCTGATAGTCGAGTGGCGCCTACTATTCTTTCGTGAACCTTTCCTTCCCAACGAATGTTTACAGAATTCTTGTATATCCGGCTCTGATAATCTGGGAAATTTATCCATCCCTTATCGTTCACTCTCCAGTTCCAGACTTTGATATGCTCTTCCGTGATGCCGTTAACAATGTTAATTCGTGGAACTTTTATCATATCCACATCAGCGTTTGATTCCAATATATCGCCGATGTTTTGTATTAGAGCCTCTGATATGGTCTCATCTGCGTCCAATTGAAATATCCAAGGATTTTTGCAATACGCGTTCAGTTTATTTTTAGCAGCTGCAAAATTGTGATCGAAAAAATTTCTCCATACTTGGACATTTGGTCGTATGTTATATGGCAACAAATATTCCAGTACTTTTTGAGATCCATTCTTTTCATCATATAGCATTACGATTTCGTCGTTAATTTTCTTGTGATTTATCAACAGAGGTAATAGCTTTTGAATTTCTTCAAGCTCATTACAAACCGTTATAGCATAACTTACATTCATATCAAATCTCTACTTCAATGTATTCTAGTGCTGATAGGAAATCCTTTCCAAAATTCTTTAGAGACTTAGAGTCAGACTTATGAGTCTTTCCCTTAAAGATCAATTTTTCTTTGTCTTCCTCTGAAAGGGGTATATTTTTTATAGCAGCCCATTGCCACTCGTCTGGATTTTTTCCATTTGCAAAGACTGTGCCCTTTTCCTGCAGATTTATAGCCGTAGGATACCACACACGATTATCGTTATCAACACGCTTAATGTCTTTGTACAATTCTGGTAGTTGCTTTTCGTAATCGTCTGTATCAAATTCTCCGCTGATCATAAGATCATTACTGTGGTAACCACATCCAAAACAAAAATAGGACATCTTGTTAGCTTCGTTTATAATAGAGGCATAACACGCTCCAGGTTCTGAACACAGGGGGCAGTCTATGAGATTGTCTTTAGTCATGCAGCAAATCTTTTTTTACTTCAAAATCTTTACCGTCTTGAGATTTATTGATGTTGAAATCAGCGGTGTATGTCCACTTTGGGGGATACACCTTTGCGTCTTGCTTATGAAGTGATTTTACGGCCTCTAATAGAGTATTCCACTGCTCTTTATTTGGCGGATTTTCTCCGCATGCAGTAACAAATCCAAGTAACCAAGTTTGAAATGTGTCTTTATTCATACTGTCCATTTTTTTGCGGGACAGGCATCGGGTCCGTTAGGAGAGAATACCTTTCCCTTTGTTAAACATCCGCACAGCTTGCATCTAGCAATTGGAGAATCTTCCCAATTTTCGCAAGTCATGCATATTTTCAGTCGTTCTTCTGCCACCTTTTTTTGTTCTTCTGTAGGATTTATGGCTGACGCGTAAGCTGTTACGATCTCTTTTATCTTATCTATCATGATCCTATCTTTTTCAACTTTGGTAATTGTAGAGGTATGGACTTTGGAAATTTGTCTATTATAGACTTTAGACTGGTTTTCATAGCTTCGTAAGAAAATTCTGTCTTACTTCTATAAGCTTGTCTCTTGGAATTCTCCAAATACCTATCGTACTTATCGAATACAACTTCCATCAAAGCTTTGGCCGAAGTTTCATCTGGTGTGAACCACGCCGATTCTTTTATGATGATGTTGTTGACTAGAGCGCTGGGGTGTACGGGTTCTAATTTACCTGGTACCAAACAGTTAAATTCTTGTTTTAGGAAATCTAGATGCCCTGACCAACCGCTTGCTATTATGGGTTTCTTTGATATGCTAAATTCTAGAAGTGGTCTTCCGTATCCCTCTCCTTTTCCCAAGTATAGCATAGCTTTTATTTTGGGGTGATTGTACAACACATTCATTTCTGAATCGCTCATGTCTCCATGTAAGAGGTAAATGTTGGGGAGATCCTTAGAATCTACTGTGTTTCGTATCGTGTCTATGCTTTGCAGTATATCGTCTCTATCCAACACGCTATTTGTAACACGAGTAGTCTTTATGACCAAACCGGGTTTCTTCTTTTGGTCCTTAAAGGTCTCTAAGAAAAGTTTGATCATACCAGAAACGTTTTTCCTGTCTTGTCCAACTTCTCCTGGTAACCAATGTCCCACAAATAAATAGTTAAAACTCTCCTCTATGTCATTTAGCCGATGCACTAATTCTGTTTCTGGAAGTTTGGCTGGCTCTATGTGATAGTATTTAGTTGTATCAACGCCTTCGAACAACACTTCTACAGGTTTCTCGCACACAATTCTTCTCTTAACAACTTCAGGATTATTCTGATCCTTCTCTTCAAATCTAGAATTAACAAATACATGCTTTGCGTGATTAGAGGACACTAACGTCAGTGGCATCTTATTTATTCCGTCTAACCAAGATGGATGACATATTGTAGTTTCTATACCTGCTGTTACACCAACACTAAATAGTTTTCCTATCGGTTGAAACTCATTAGGAACCGTAATCTGGAACCAGTAATCCGGTTGGCGAGTTAGATTTCCCTTTATGATCATGCTCTTTAGAAATCCCCAAGTTTCTTTCTCATTCTCTATGAAATTCCAAGTGGTGTTTCCCCACCTTTGGGGCAAGACATTGATCTCCCACTCTTGATTCATCAGCTCATAAATGGCTTTCACAAAATCTCTACTCCGACTTCCGTATCCAGAGTAAGTATCTATTGGACACGATATCACGCAATATGGTTTATTCATAACTTAGTATAGTAGTTTGTGAGTAATCTTTTTTCTCGGCAATTTTTCTATCTTTATCAATTCGAATGATTTGGGTTTGAAATTATCGAAGCACGACTCAATGGAATCAATGACATTCTTACACATGCTCTTCGCGCTCATCATAGATTCGTTAGATAGAACCCAATCTCGACCTGATAATCCGCGTCGGATTCTTTCTTGTTTAGGCATATTATATACATGCTCAATCGCACTGGCGACTTCTCTAAAATCGCATCTATCATCATATATGTACGGAGTTGGTATGGATCCCAAAACGCTTATATTAGATGGAAACACGGGTATTGCCCATTCTCCACACTTCTTATATTTTCCTGTATGATTAGAGGGGAAGTTCTCATCGAAATCTATCCACTTGCCATTCTCATCCTCAAATCTCATTTGGTCTTGCATTCCACCAGTGACGTTTCCTAATATCATAGTTCCCGCCATCATAGACTCTGTTAGTGAAAGTCCCCACCCCTCGTTAGAGGATATCAACGCCGTTACATCCGACATGTTATATAGCATGTTCATTATACTTGTTGATATGGGGTTTTCTGAGAAGTAAACCTTTTGATATTCGGGATCACACACTAAGTCAACTACCGCCTGTAGGTTTGTACCGTTTTCGTCCATTCTAGCGGTATGTAATAATAAGGCACACTGTTTCGCGCGCTCTTTTCCTATCTTATCGCAAAATACAGAATAGGCAAATATGAGGTCTGATGTGCACTTTCTACGAATGTTCCTTGAATTATAGAATACTACAAATTCTGGTGACGCTTCTCCGAATACGTTCTTCTTAAATTCTTCGAAGGCCTCTTGCTCTTTTATGTCTCTTTGTACTATTGGATAAAACTGATTTTCGTTTATTCCGTGAGGTACGTATGTGATTATTTTATCCTTGGCTTTTTCTCCTAAAACTAACTTATGTATGTTTTGTGTCTGTTTGGATATTGACATTAGCAAATCACAAGATTCGTAATAGGCTTTGTTATAATTGGGTGCAGGATAATCATCCCATATAGACAAATAAAACACAGGTATGTGTTTTCTAACTTCGTTCTCCATTTGAAAGAACCACACCCAATAACGTGGATCGGTGAATATCATGATAGCATCTGGCTTCTCATCTACCATCAATTGCCTAACTAGTTCTACTGTTCCGTATCCGTTTATAGGATAAACGTAGACACTCGCGTCAGGGATTCCAGCGTGTCTACCTGTATCTTCAGATAGATCTAATCTTTTTCCTAGATCAGGATGTTGTAGCGCTGCCCCCAAATTTACCCAATTATACGTGTGACAGGTTCCCATCACGATTTCCCTTGCCATTGTAGCAATACCCGAGTGCATTCGTATATCGTCGCACATTAGTAGTATTTTCTTTCGACTATCTCTAGGAATGTAACCCTCTTTCGTAACTTCCATGGGTGTTAAATTTTGAAATTAGTAATAGCATTCATCATATCGCTTCCAGTGTAGTAGGTGGAATACGTCTGATGTATTCTCATTCTGAACTCTGAGTCCGTGAGATACAGATACATCGATCTATGAACCAAGTCTTGTAAGTTGATATTGGTTCTGATGTTCATTATTTTGTAGTCTTGATACATCTTTTCTGGTATCTTAACCGTTGTCGTAGAAAACTTTTTGTCCATACTTACCTGTTTATTATAAATATATGTAAATATGGAATTACACTAGTTTTTACGGTCACAAAGTTCAGGTTTATCTTTGTAGGGACAGTACTTACACGCATCGGTATTTTTTACGTACACACGATCTTCTTTGTACTTTGCCTCTGGAGTAAAGCACTCTTTTACAAAGTTCTCAAAGTTTGTGAAAGCTGTCTTGACTTTCTTAGTCTTATTGGCCGGCACAAATTCCTGTATGCGCGGTACTACAAAATCCTCTGATTCGAAAATTTTTCTCTTTACGATGAAGAACTTAACCTCGATCTTGTCCTCTGGTATGTTGAGGGCTTTAGAGTAAAAGTGCTTGTAGAGGAGGATTTGGCTGAGCTTCGTAGCATCCCTCTTCTCTTTATCCTTCCAGCCTCGCGTAGACGTTTTGATATCAAATATAGTATAACTATCGGTATCTTTGTGATAAAGAATAAAATCGATGTAGCCCTGAATGAGAACATTTGGAGAGTAATCAGTTATGGATTGAAGTACGGGGATCTCTATGCCTACGAGCTCTGTGTCTTTCTTGGAGAAGTACTTACCACGATGTTTCTTGAACCACTCGAGCGATGCGACTCCGTCTTCTAAAAATTCTTTGAACTCCTCTTTAGTACAATAGTGTTGTTTATCGTTATTTTCCAGGTCCGCCTTATAATTGGCTATCATCCTATCTTCTAAATATGCAGCAAGATTGATTTCGTCTGCCGCTTTGACGGACTCGTTATACATGACATGCAAGTAGTTTTGCAAAGTCTCGTGCAAAGATGTGCCATATAGTAGATGGATTCCGGGTTTGAATACCTTTTTCTTCTTAACGTACGCAAGGTACCACGAATATTGACAATTCGTGTACATGGAGAATTGGCTGTACGACACGCTTTTCTGGTAAGCGTGATTGATTTCTAGTTTTTGCTTTTCCACGACTCATCCCTCCATTTCTTTCCTTACATCCGGAGGCAACAAATCACTATTGACGTGATTGCACTTAGCGCAAGCAAAGACAGGTATGGGGATTAGAGCATCTTGAGCGGCTCCGATCAAAAACTTAGATGCTTTTCTGATCATGACCACTTCATGAAATACACTAGATTCACATGCTTCACATGACATGGGAATTGTCTTGTCTAGTGTAATGTTTAGATTAGTTTTGGGTGTTTCCATTGTCTTGTTGTTTATCAGAATCTACAAAATAATCCTCATTCGGATAGTATTCTGGATTTAGGTATTCAGGAAATATTTCAAATAATGTGAGAGCCTCTCCAGTGTATTCGAAACGTTCCTTGTGAAAACAAGTATAAGGTAATGGTGGGCTTGTTTCGAGGAGTTCTAAGTGACCGTCTTTAGTTGTTCGTGTGACAGTGTAGTGATGCCCTAATTTTAGACCAATTTCCTCGTGACCCATCACGCATTTCACTATGGGATATTTTCCATCAGGAATTCCCTGTTCTTCATAGTTTGTCGAAGTGTCTTTCATATATGTGTAAGTTTGTTATGAACCAATGCATACTTCCAAGTTTGTAACCGGTTTCTTTGGCTACGATTTCTTGCAATCTTGAAAAGGTGTAGAAATCGTTGCAAAATCCGAACCACAAATCAATGCTTCTGGCAAATACGGTAAGTTCTAGTTTACCGTCTTTTACATAGAAGTTTAGTGCATCGTTGCACGGAGTATCGTACTTGTATCTATCTAACTCATTGATGTCGTAGTGTACAACTATAGCTCTACGTGTATTAGGATTCTCTTTGAGATCTTTGATGACTCTGTCTAATTGATCGTTGTATTTCCAAAAGTATCCGTAATTAGAATTCACTTCTGTAGTATCTCCAACCATCATCTTCTTCCACATCTTAGCACGCTCAGAAATTTCCTTTGCGTCTCTGTTACCAGTCAAATACCAATTGAATTCGTACTCGGCATAATCTGCTTTGAATGATCTTGCGGGAGTTGTTACTTCGCGATCTTTGACGTCTAATACTGTGAATGATGCATTGAACATGGCTTTAGTGTCAGCGAATTTTTGTCCACGGGTGTTTATATCGTGATAAAGCAGTTCGAATGCCTGCGTAACGTTATTCAGAAACATATTTTTCTATTTTCATGTAATTTTTTAGTAACTCGACTCCATTCGTATCGCGGTAATCTTCTAAATATACAACTCTTTTGATTCCAGATTGCAATAAATATTTCGAGCAATCTACACAGGGGGATAAAGTTATATACAGCGTTGATCCTTCTACAGAGTTTCCAGTTCTTGCAGCTTTCAATACCGCATTCATTTCGGCATGCAGTACCTCCTTCTTGGTTACTAGAGTTATTTCATCGTTCCAATCCACTTGGCCCTCTTCACAACAATTGTCAAAACCCTTTGGAGTGCCATTGTAACCCATTGAAATGATATTACCGTCTTTGACAAGTATAGCTCCTACTTTGCTTCTTCTACAGTGAGATAGAGTAGCTACCTCTTTAGCTATATTCATGTACACAGTATCGAGCTTATGCATTTTCTCATGCGCGCGGTCACTCAAATCTTGTATGTATTCTTCCCTTCCCATATTACTGAAGTCCTGTGCTTCCAAATCCTCCAGTTCCACGTTCTGTGTTTCTATCAGGTAACTGATCTACCACCTCTACGTTGTCGAAGTTTACTGGCAGTAAAACCATTTGGATGATCTTCTGTTCGGGTTGTATTTCTTGTATTCTATCTGAGACGTTGAATACATGGATATGAATTTCTCCGTCGTAATCGGCATCTACAACCTGTGCGCCTACTGATAGACCTTGTTTAACCGCCACCCCGCTTTTATTCATTGCAACCCAAGCGTGACCCTTTGGTACGTGTGCTTTTATGCCGCTGGGAATGAACAGGGATTCTCCTGGTTCTAATTGTATTGGCTTAGAAGTGTAGTCCTTAGGAATATACAGATCTGTACCTGCGCTATCGGGTGTGCCTCTGGTGGGAGTCTTAACGTCCCTGATTTTCTTTATCTTCATGTTGTTTTTTGTTTGTGGTATCTAATAATTTAGTTGCTAATTTCAATATTCCCAATGGAATTACAAAAGCCAATATAACGCCTAGTGTGCCAAGTAAAAAGCCTTTCATTTCGGTTCAGTTGGTTTTGTAAGTTGGTAAGTTTCGTTTCTGTGAAGTTTTATTTGATCAGTTCTATAGTGCCTTATGTATCCGCCTTCGCAGTGTACTACGCACCACACATCGTTCTCAAATGTACCCCCGTCCCTAACGTATATCGCATATGCCTCTTTGTCGCCTTCCACTACCACCGGTATGGGATTTCTAAACTCCAGCATCATTTCCAAAACAGTTGAATCAGTATTATGCAGACTGATAAGAAGAGGCACACGAATGTTTTAAGCGTGATAGACTCATTGAACATGAAATAACTCATAAGATAGAACACTATGATGCCTATTCCGAAACCTATCAATCTACTTGGCCATATCTCTCCGTTATAGGCGATGATTATGTTCTCTACAGACTTTATGAATAGATAGGATATGGGTAATCCCAACAATAACATAAGTACAGGATACTTATTATACCATCCCCATTTTGCACTGCCTTGCAGTTGTAAAAATGTTATGATTTGGGCAAACACACCCGCCAACATACCATAAAATAAATTCATTTCTTCTTGTTAGATATGTGGTTATCGAGCGCTCCTAAGTACGCCACAGCATCGAGCAGATTGTCTCGTTTGTAGTTGTAGCTGTGACGCGACAGCTTGAGCGCAACTAACGCTATGTACATGTCTTCAGCTGTAATGTCCTTGCCTGTTGCTCCTCGGAAAATCATTGCCGCTCGCTCCATGCCCTCTTGGAAGGGACCGTATTGGCGCTCTTTTTCTTGTGATCTTTTGTTTACGATCTGGTTTGCTTCTTCTATGATATTCATAACTGTAATTTACTGATGTTGGATTGAATAATGAAATCTATCTTATAGGTACTTGTCCATGTCGGACTTGTCTCCCCACTTGCGTTCAGAGTCCACATCGCTTGGCTTTATGCTGGCCTTCGGCATGTTTCTAGCCACGTTCCAAAACCAGTCGCCTTCCTTGCCATACTTTTTCATGTACTCCCAACCCTTTGCGTCGTAGGTTTTGATGCAATCGAATGGAACGTGGGCTTTGGTTTCCTTTGTGAATGCTTTATCGTAGCTGTAAAAGTGTGCTCTACCGAGCTCGCCTGGTTGAACGTTTCTTGCAACAGCAACAGCATTAAAGGCTGTGTTAGATAGCGCGATCTGAAGAGTTCTGGACAGCACACCAGTTGAGAATACAGTCCACATCGTATCGATGTTTTGGTTTTTGAATGCCTCGTAGAATATCTTCACTCCGCCTGCAACCACCTGCTCGTGCTTGAGACCGAAGGGCAAGTACTTTGCGCCTGTCTTCTTAGCGAACTCCTTGGCCCATAAGTTTAGTGTTGGCATTGCAGGCGTCTTGATGAATATCGGTGTTGCTCCGTCCTCTATGACCCTCAGTTGGTGTTCAGAGATTTCTTTGCAAGCGGGCATGAACAACACAAGCTTCTTGTTGTACTTCTTTGCGAGGTAAGTCAGAGAGTAAGGCGCGTATCCCGTTCTCGGCGCCACGTATACTAGTGTATCTTCTTTAACTTGAGAGATCATGAAATCTCCCATCTTGGATTTGGTACCGTATTGGAATTCTCCGTCGTCTATGACGTTGAACCCTTCCAACTGTTTTACCTTGAATTCAAAATCGGGTTTGTAGTCCTTGGTCATCTCGAGGTAGTAGTTCAAATCCCTGCCTCCCTCGGTGTCCAAGTTGGACTGGTCTGTTGCTTTGTTTAGGAACATGTTGTTTTATTTTTCATAACTAATTTTTGTAGTCAGGACAGGATTCGAACCTGTATTTATACCACCACGTAACTCTCTTTATGGGTGCTGTGTACATCAGCTCGTTACGTGTGCGTTACCAATTCCGCCACCTGACTATCCCTAATTTACATCATCGGCATTCCTCCCGACTGATTATCCTTTTCGTCTTTGTCTTTTTTCTCGAAGACTACGGACTCAGTAGTGAGGATTGTGCCTGCGACCGATACTGCGTTTTTTACAGCTGTGATCACGACCTTAGCTGGATCAAGAATGCCTGCTTCAAATGCATCTACAAGCTTGTGCGACTTTGCATCGTACACGTCTTTGTCTGAAGTGGGGATGTTTTGCCACCAATTCTCGATACCTGCGTTGAGTAGAATTTTCTTGAAAGGAGATTGTATAGCGTCTTTAAGAATGGCGTCTGCAATATCGGCTTCTCTGCTCTCGCATCCTCTGTGCTTCAGCGCAATGCGGAATAGTGTTGCTCCTCCGCCTGGCACTACTCCATCTACGAGAGCCGCTTTAGTTGCATAGAGTGCGTCTTCCAATCGATCTTTCTTCTCTTTGATCTCGATCTCGGAATTTCCTCCTACGCTAATCACTGCTACGCCTCCGACCATTTTACCAAGACGCTCTTGTAATTTCTCCTTTTCGAAGAACGACTGTGCTTTTTCAATTTGATCTTTGATCTCGTTAGCACGGGCTTCGATTGCTTCAGCCGACCCTTTTCCGTCTACGATAGTAGTATCCTCTTTAGATACTGTTACCATGCGGGCTTTACCAAGGTATTGAGACAACTGTGCTGCTGGAATCTTGTCGAGCTTGTGACCCTTGTCCTTCGATATGACTTGACCGCCAGTGATGATAGCGATGTCTTCGAGTACAAGCGTCTTGCGTTCGCCAAACTCTGGAGCTTTCACTGCGCACACTTGTACGATGCCTCTCATTTTATTTACGATGAGAGTGGCTAGTGCCTCGTCTCCGAAATCTTCAGCTACGATGAGAAGCGGTTTGCTTTCAGAATTGGCCTTTGTCAGAACCTGTAAAAGCTCTTGAGCGGTAGAAATTCGACCGTCGAAAAGCATGACGTAACAGTCTTCCAACACGGCTTGCATAGTGGTGTTGTTCGTAACGAAATAAGGGCTCTTGTATCCCCTTTCAAACTGCATACCCTCTACTGCTTCAAGCGTGGTTTCTCCAGTTTTGGACTCTTCGATAGTAACTACGCCCTCTCTGCCAACTTTATCGATAGCTGAAGCGATGAGATTACCCACCTCTTCGTCGTTGTTGCCTGAGATGGTTGCTACTTGCTTGATCTGTTCTTCTGAAGAGACATCAATGGCGATCTTCTTAATGTCTTCGATAACCGCTGACGCTAGACGATCCAATTCTCGCTTCACAGCCACAGCGTTTGCTCCGCCTCTGATCTCCTTCAAACCCTCTTTTACGAGTTCGGTTGCGATGAGAGTCGAAGTGGTTGTACCGTCACCCGCTTCGTTAGCGGATTTGATACTCACCTGTTTGACCAATTGGGCTCCGATGTCCTCGATGTCGTCCTCCAGTTTGTGAAACGCTTTAGCGCACGTGACGCCGTCTTTCGTAATCTTCACTTCTCCGTTAGGTTCGCGAATAAGAACAGTGCGGCCGCCTGGTCCAAGCGTTGATGAAACCGATTCGTTTAGTTTTTCTATGCCGGCCAACAGCTTCTCCTTGAGTTCTGTGCCGAATACGTTTTTAGTTGTGCTCATGTTATTTCTTTACGATTGCTAATACTTCAGTTTCCTTAATGACGATGTAGTCCTCTGTGTCTATAGAGAATGACATCGCTCCCATTTTTGGAATCAACACAAGTTGTCCCACTTCCAAATTTGATTTGGTGAAAGATCCCTTGTGCCAGTTGTACGTCTCGCTAGTGGCTACTACTTCTCCAAGTTCGGGCTTTTCCTTGCCCATGTCTGGAATAACAATTTGTCCGTAGGTCTGCTCAGACTCTTCTACTTTCTTGAGCACTACGTTTCCGTTCAGTGGTGTTAATTTACTCATATGTTTGTTTAATCGGTTACTATTTCTGGTTCTACAATTAGGTTACAAAAGTACAGCACTCCATCTTTCTTAAACAAGGCATCGTAGCCGAAGAACTCCTTGAGTCCCACGGGATCTTTAACACTCTCCTCCTTGAAAGTCTTTTTGACTTCGAAGAGTTGATCGTTGACTTCTATGATGTTTCTTGTAATGTTGAAAGATGGCATAACTTAAACGATAAAGGAAGACAGGCCCCTTACCTTAATTTAGAGACTTGATTTCTTTGATTTGAATCGTTTTCGCTTTTGCAGTCTCGGCAAACGGAACCTTAATGGTTAACAGACCCTTTTCCAACTGCGCTTCCAGTTTGGGGAGGTCGAATTTAGAAGATACTTTCCAAGCAAGGTCGAAAGAACGTTTAGCGATGCCCTTGTAAATGTACTTGGTTTCGTCTTCGTGCTTTTCCTTGTTGTACTTGATTCTCAGCACCTCGCCCTGTGTTTCGATTACGATGTCTTTTGAGTCGAGGCCAACGACGGCTAATTCGAATGTGATGCCGTCAGCGGTTTCGTAAATATCCGTGGGATAGTTTACTTTTTCTAATAGTGTATTGAATCTTGAGTCGTGGTCGATGAAATTCTTCCACAACAGATCGAATGGATCAAGATCAAAACCTGCGAATTTAGTTAATTGTGTCATAGTTCTACGTCCTCCTGTGACGTTGTTTTTGGTTAATAATAATTTAACTAATCATAACTTAAAGGCCTGTCGTACCTTTATCGTTTATTTATTATAAATATACACAATTTCAAGAATGTATAGCTATTTTCATTCGTAGTGACATAAAAAAAGGGACCGAAGTCCCTCTTTTGTTTTTGTTTAGGCTATTACCACCTAGGTCCCTTATAGTTGGGATCGTAGTCGATCCTAGTTGGTGAGACTTCGTGTGTAGGTCATTTATTTTTCCAAAACGGCTGTTCGCCCCATCTGGGTCCCGCATAGTCGGGATCGTAGTCGATTCTGGCTGGTCCTGAGTCGTCGCGTGTAGGTTCGCCCCATCTGGGTCCCTTATAGTCTGGATCGTAGTCGATTCTGGCCGGTGAGTCGTCAAGTGAGGGTACGGCTTCGTATCCGAGTTCGTCTTGAATTACTTTTGTGGCTTTTGCAGCTTGTTTCGGATCGGCCAATTGTATGTAAATCATTCCAAAATTGGAGTCGCCTGTGACCTTGGCTTTGATACCAGCTTTCGTGAGATATGTCTTTATCGCTCTAGCCGAGTCTTGGTAAGATCGCGGATCGTCTCCTAGGTCTTGGGCGTCTATTTCCAGTTTACCGGGAACAGTGGGTACTTGATTTCTCGCCTCTTTTACGCCTTTGATTTCGCTTTCATCTGCTAGGTCTGCGCTCTCTTCGTACTGGCTTTCGCTGATGATGCCCGCGATCTTTTGCATCCTTTTGACTTCGTTTAATAGCTTTTTCATGCTCTTATTTTTTGTTTTCTTTAGGTAATTCTCCTGCTACGTCCCCTCCAACGCCTGTGTAGCCACCTCCACCGGAAGTGTTACCGCTCTGGGGAGCGTCTGATTTCTTATTGAGTTCTACTGCTTTTACGGCGATGAAACAAATGACTCCGCCAACTAAGATCCAAAATAGTATTTCCATGTTCTTTAGGTTTTTTTATAAATATGTAATGCTCTGTAAAAATTATGTGTGCTTCAGGTGCAGACCCTTTCGCTGGTTTATGCGTCGGTTCTCCTTCTGCATGCGCTTTCTAGCTTTGGCTTTTCTTTCTCTCTTTGTCAGTTGCATGTCAATAAATATCAGTGACCGTCGCGCCAGTTGTGCGCAATAGAGGGAATTGCTACCAAAGGTATGCGCAGCTTGGTTGTGTTTTCCATACAATCCTGCATGATTTCTGCTGCCTCTTTAGATCTTGCTTCTTCTACCTCTACGATCAGCTGGTCGTGAATCTGTGCTACGACCTGACCTTTTATACCGGCTTCTTTGTATCTTCGGTTGATTGCGATAGCTGCGCGGTTTACTATTGAAGCTGCGAGTCCCTGGATCTGCACGTTTAGACTGTTGTTGAGACCATTTTTGTAGTCTCTCACCATGTTTGTCACGTGGTCTTTACCTTTCTGCTTTTCCAACTGCATCTTGAACTTGAAGTCAAGTAGTTTGTCTCCGTACTTGCTGTACAACAGTTGCACTTTGGGCAAGTGTCGAATGCGACCTACTTGGGTTTTGATGTAGCCGTTTTCCTTGGCGAAAGCTTTAGAATCCTGCATCCACTTCTTCAGGTTTGGAAATCCATCGAGGTATCCATTTACCAACTCTTCTGCTTCCTTAGTCTTCACTCCGATGTTCTTACCAAGAGCGTAAGGCCCCATGCCATAAGGAATTCCGAGGGAATACGCTTTCGCCTTGTTACGCAATTGCGGAGCCAACTTTCTCAAGTAATTCGGAGCCTTTTTGTCAGGAGAATACTGGTTCAGTTTCTCGGTTTTGATTGCGATGGTGGAATAAAAGTCCCAACCGTTTCTAAAGATGTCCATAAGACCTTCGTCGCCTGATACGTGAGAGAACGTCTTGGGTTCAAGAGATTCGTAGTCGTTATCGATGAACGTGTTTCCATCATAAGGTATGAAGAACGCTCTTACCAAGTTGTTGTAATCCACAATGACTTGATCGTCGTCGCCTTCCTCTTTAGGTCTAGGCAACTGTTGAGCGTCCGATCCGTAACGACCCGACACAGTACCGTGTTGCTTGTAGGAGAAATAGTACTTGCCGTCTTCGTTGCTCTCTAAGAACCTATCGATGTACGTGGAACTAATCTTCATCAGCTTGTTGTACACTCTGAGGTGTTTAGCCCACTCGTAATCCTCGGCTATGAGTTGTATCATGTCCTCGTCGAATTGGGGTTTACCTGTCTTGGTTTCTGACAAAGGCTGTATTCCCAGCACCGCAAAGGCTATTTCGCCCATGTGATCCTTAGACTGTATGTTGAAGTAAGAGCCATCGTTGTCCTCCTTCCAAAGTTTCATGCTGACTTTCAAGCGAATGTCTTCGGGTAAAGAATCAGCGTTACCTGTCACTAGAAATTCCTTTATGGGACTATCGGGAAGTTGAGATACGTTAGCTGTTGTTATGCTGTACTTGCCGTTCTTCTTTGATTTTGGTATGTCCAAGTTGTGCATCTCTGCCAACTCCTGAGCGTATGCGCCTTTGTGGTTGGGAGGATAAGCTTCGGTGGCTTTGTAAATAACCCACGTACGAACGTCTGGATTCGTAAGCAATTCCTTTATGACCAGTTCGTGGTACTTCTTTAGATCTTCGCTTATCTTACGCTTGGCGTCTGTGATCAGTGGCATGTCGAGTCTAACGCCTCTGCTTTCCATGGGAATGGTCACTTCTTTGTACAGCGGCATGACTTCGTCCTCGTAATAGAACTTTCTAAGACCTTGAACGTCTAGCTGTGGTTCGAAGTAGTTGTACACACGTAGAGTCAAGTCAGTATCGGCGGCAGCGTACTTTGAGAGGATATCGATGTCCGCTTTCCAGATCTCGTAGTTCTCCTTAGTTATCGAACCTCCGTTGTTCTTTATGGAATTCTTGAGTTCGATCTGCTCTTCGTTAGCTTCCTTCTCTACGTCAAGACCCAATTCCGTTTGAATGCTCTTGGCGATTTCTTTGAGAGCGAAGGGCGATTTCGACATGTATCCTGCGCCCTCTTCCATGAGCGTGTGTACCAATAGTATGGTATCGGCGTGCAAGCTTGGCGTGAGATCTATATCGTAAAACGCCTTTACGAATCTACAGTCGAATGACGCATTGTGCATTACAAGCTTCTTAGTCGTCAATGCTGTGATGAATCGCTTTGCCAACTCGTGTGCACTCTGTCCGTCTATGTATGCATCGTTCAGTTCCCCGTCTTTGAATATCATGGTCGGTACGTAATATCCGTATCCGATCTCTGCGCTTACAGAGAATCCTATGATCTTGCCTTTTCTTGGGTTTAGGGAGGTTGTTTCTGTGTCGAAGGCGACTATGTCGTGCTTCTTTACGTGGTCGGCCATGGCGCGAAACTTCTCCATGGTATCCACCATTACATAACTCTTATTTATCATAACCTTAATCTACTAAAATATGTCGTCCTTTTGAAAAGCTTTTTTCGCGTCGTCGTAAGACATGACTAGTTGCTTTCTCTTGTTTTGGGTTTCTTTAGTCACCCCAAGTTCGATACACATGGACACGAAGTCTTTAATTTCTGAGTTAGTTATGCCTAGCTTTGAATTTTTTGCTAGGGACATGAGCTTGCTGTATGATATGGCTATCTCACTCGATTCTTTCTTACCGTTGGCGTAATACAACTTCAACAGTTGTAGGTTGTTCATGTACTGTTTGTACTTAGGCGTTTGTAGCAATTTGCCCGTCTCTTCGAAGGTGGACACTGTGTAGTACGCATTGAATGCAACGCCAAGTATCACTATGATCTCTAAGAAGAACGTAATGACCATGAAAGCGAAATCGTTCTCTGCGTTCTCTTCCAATGACGTTTCAGCCCTTGTCACCGTTTTAGTTTCTTCAGCCTCTATCTTCTGATCCTTTTGTATTTGTAAGTTTGCAACTATGGAATCCCTGTATTCTCTATCAGCTCTTGTTCTGGCGGGTTGGGATCTATAATAAGATATTTCTTTATCGTAATACTGTGTGATCTCTTCTATCTTCTTATTACTTGTGGAATCTATCTGTTGTGTGATCACGTCCTTATTGTCCACCAATCTATGCGCGCCCTTTATGGACATATAGAAAGATCCCAATATCATGAGTAATGACACTATTATGCCGAATACGACTCCGAAAGTGATAGATCTTTTGGGACCCACTAAAGAGTTGGCAGTTTGGTCTATAACAAATCGCTTAGTCAACTCGTATCCAGTAAGGAATAGAGCGATGAAGACCATAAAAAATTGGTCTTGGTAGGGAAATAATTCGGGAAGGGTATCGGTGATTGTTCTTATGAAGAAGTAACCGAAGTAAATCAAAAAGATGTTACCCAAAAACGAAAACCAGTACAGGGTCGTATTGAGTGGAAAGAAATTCTTTTCGAGTTTGAGTACCTCTAACCGCTGTTTTAGTTTCTCGTACTTTTCTAATTTCATAACTTGTGTTTCTTAAATATACAACATTAGGTTTATATGGTAAAATCTTGGTTTTTGGTGTTAGGCCTCACAGTTGACACACTCGAGAATATTCCTAGCGAACGCTTGCGCCGAATTTTGAGAGTATTGGTAGTAAAGAGTTTTCACACCTTCTTCGTGAGCATATAGGTACAAGGAATTTATGTCTTTTGCTGGAATGGTGGGGTGAATCATCAAGTTCACGCTTTGCGATTGATCGATGTATTTTTGCCTTTGAGCAGTCTGTATGATTATTTCTTTAGGTGATATCTCAAGGAACGTCTTGAACACTTCCTTGGTGGGGAAATCTAGGTGTTGTACGGAACCGTCCTTCTTCATGATGCTGTCCCATATTCCCTCTTTGTCGAGATCGTACTTCTTGAGTTCTTCAATAAGGTAAGGATTCTTGTAAATGGTCTTGATCTTGGAAAGGTCCTTGATGAAATAGTTTGACTTGATGGGTTCGATACCCATAGAAACTTGACCGAGTATGAACGAAGACGATTTAGTGGGTGCGATTGCTATTAGCGTGGTGTTAGCAAATCCAGGTCTGATACATTCGTATCTGTCAGGATCTGATTTGTACAAGTTTTTAGACGCTGCATCTGTCCTCTCCTTCAGCGTTCTAAATATCCTATCGTTGTATCCTTTCGCTTGAAGGGATTCGAACGGTATGAGTTTAGACTGCAACAACGAGTGGTAGCCAAGAACTCCAACGCCTATCGCTCTGTGGTTAACAGCGAAGTTCCAAGCCTTGTTCATTCCTGGTTTGGATTTTGCTTTGATTAAGAATTCATCCATCACTGCGTTGAGGAATTGCGTGTAAACCTCAATAGCATCGGTATTTTCTATCTCGTCCCAGTGCAGGAGATTGATCGATCCGATGCAACAGACAAATGATTCCTTATCAGAGGTTGGAAGTTGTATCTCGCTACACAAGTTAGATGCAGTAATCTTCCTTCCCAACTCTTTGTAAGGCGTGTTGTTGTTCGAGTTGTCTCTGAACATGATGTACGGGTATCCAAACTCCGAACGGCGTTGTATCACCTTCGCCCACACCTTTCTTTTAACAGGGTCACCAGCTTTCATTTCAGAAAGCCATTGATCACCGACTGTAACTCCATACTGTAAGTTTTGTATGGGATTACCTTCAGTGCCAATGTCCAAAAATTCATTGATGTCGCTGTGCTCTATCGGTAGATATACAGCGCAAGCGCCGCGGCGAGCTTCGCTCTGTTTACACACATCAACTACTGTATCGTATAATCGTGCATAGTGCACGGGTCCATCTGCTTTTCCTCCTGTGGCTATGTCTGTGCCGCGGGGTCTAATATCTCCTAAATACGCAGAAGTTCCTCCACCGTATTTGGACATCATGCCGATCTCTCTTGCTGTGGACAACATACTGTCTAACGAATCTTCGATGTAGGATCCGTAACAAGAAATAGGCAAACCCTTTTCTTTACCAAAGTTGATCCACACTGGAGTTGCCAAGCTGTAGTAGCCTTTGGCCATATAGCGTTCAAACTTCTCTGCGAACCCTGGAATTTCTAGGTATCGTTCTGCTGTGATAGCAATTTCTTTTATGCGATCTTCAGCCTCTTCTGTGATGTATCCTCGAGACAAGAATTTTCTAGCCTCTTTATTTAGCCAATAGTAATCTTTGTATTTCATAACCTTAAAATAAGTCGTCTTCTGTTATTGCCTTCTGTTTCTTACTATAATCAATTTGTTTCTTATAGAAGAAATCTCCCTCTTTGGTGGATGTAGTTTCTATCTCGAACCACTTGGTTTTCTTGATCTCGTCAGAATCTACCTCGAATATGGGCTCCATGCCTATTTTCTGAAGTGAGTTATTAAAGCGGTTCATGATAAAATGCTGTATGGTCTTCTTGGGTAGGAAGTCTAATTCTCCTCCCTCAAATATCCAGTCCAGTATCTTGCACTCTGCTTTGTACGCTTTGTTGCACGCAGAATCGATCAGCGCTTCAAATTCTGAATCGAACCACTCGGGGTTTTCCTGCTTGATGATGTTGATGATCTCCGCTCCGAAGTTTCCGTGGATGTCTTCCTCCTTTGACGTGGCTTCGACAACGTTCGATATGCCCTTGAAAACGTTGCGGTCCTTGTTGAACGACATCATGATGAGGAACTGTGAGAACAGCGACACGTGCTCGATGAATAAAGAGAAGAGCAGTACCGATTTGGTATACATTTTATTATCTGTACTGCGAGTACCATCTAGGTACTTGCTGAGATATTTGATACGGTCTTTTATTGCCGGTATTTCTACTACGTTTTTGAACTCGTCTTCCAAACCCAGAATGCGTATCAATCTGGCGTAAGCGTCCTTGTGGCGAACTTCGGACTCTGCGAAGGTCATGCCAACGTCTCCGATCTCCGTTATGGGCATGCGCTTGTACATGTCAGCCCAAAAGGTCTTGACGTTGACCTCGATCTGGGCGATGGCAAGCATGGTCTTTTTAATGACATCCCTCTCGTTTTCTGTGATGTTTACGTGGAAGTCATTGATGTCCGTGGTGAAATTGTACTCGGTGTCTATCCAATATGAGTGCCTTATGGCGTCTTTGTATTTAAGTAACGATGGGTAATCGTAAGGAAGAATGTTAACCCTTTTTGTGAATAACTTACTCATATGTATATAGCCTATAATTTTCTTCGTAATTTCTTACGTTTTTAGTTTTTTTGACAGTTTTCTTGACCCTTAGACTTAGCGTCTAAAAAATTAGATAACGATTAGATTGGTTTGATTAGCCCTGAGGTACGCTACCAGGATTCGTGTTCTTACTTTCTACGTAAGTTTGCTTATTCGTAGATTGAAAGAACGCTTGAAGGTTTACCACCTTGTTTGAACTGGCTGCGGCGGCAGCTTCTACAAAAGACCTATCGATATACGAATCATCGTAGTTGTCGGGTCTTCTAAAGTTGTCACCTTTTGGTGCTGCTTCGTATTTTTGAAAGATGCTTGGCATAATCAATCGTTTTTGTAGTTATAAATATCTAACTTTTGGTTCTTTACAATCCTAATTCAAAGAATTTATTCGCTAAGTACTTCTTTTCTTCTCCACCCAGCTGTATTCTATTCTGCATAGCTCTTACTGGATTGTCCTCAACCTGCAATTCGGAGTCGTCTATCTGTGAATTGCTGATATCTATGTGACCATTTGATGTATTTATCATAGCTCCAAATGTCATGCCATCTGCACCAAACCTGTTCTTTATGACATGTATTCTCGCAGTACCATTTAATTTGTCAGACCTTTTTCTGGAGAGCGACATGGCGAAGTCTGCGATCATGATCTTGTCATAAGATCCTGCAATTTTGTCAGCTTCAATGATGTCATCTTTGGATCCCATTCTGTTCACCTGAGATACGGTCCATATAGGTGTTTTGATCTGTCTGGCGAGTCCTTTTATGGAGGTGTATACATCATCGATCTCATCCTTTCGTTCTGTGGAGCGCATCTTGGATCTCAACAGGTCTACGTAGTCTATGATCACCAAATCAGGTTTGAAGCCCATGGTCTCGCACTTCTGTATGTGAGTCTCAATGGTAGACGGTGTTGTCTTACCCATGGGGTATTCTTTGATTATGAGTTTTCCAGGTAGCGCATTTATGGCTTTCTCAATCTCGTCCCTGTGCAAGTGAATCCTTTGAAATTCTATGCCCGTGAGAGTGGAATCGTATCTCTTACCAACATAGTCTTGCGAAAGCTCTAGCGTATAGTGACACACGTTGTATCCAGCTTTTACCGCTGCGGCACCTAGGTTTATGAGGAACCATGATTTGCCACCGCCTGGGGAACCTAAGACCATTCCAAGGTCTCCTGCGCCCAAACCTCCCATGAGAAGTTCGTTGATGTGGGGCCACACAGTTGGAACTGCCTTCCTCTCTTCGGCTCTGTATCGAGTCTCTACGTCTTTCTCGTATTCGTGACCGATGTCTCTACTTTGACCAGCTTTTAGAGCTGTGTCGATGATGGATCTGATGTCGTCGTATTGACCCTTTGTGAGTAGCTCTACAGAGGACATCAAAGCTTTTTTGAGTTGTTGATTTCTACAGAAGTTTGCAAACTCTGTTTCAACGTACTCTCGATCTTCGTTGATGGCTTTAAGAGCTTCCTTCAATTGTTCAGCTACGCTGACCTTAAGAACATCGTTATCGATCTTCTTGACCTCAACAGAGAGATACTCTGGAGTGGGATTGGTGTGGTACTTTGAATAGTATTTCAAAGTTTCTTTGACAATCCACTTGTGAGACGGATTATCAAATTCGTCTGGATTCAGGATATCGTAGATGTTGTGTAGAAACTCTTTGTGCTTGAGCAGCGACGACAAAACCTTTAGTTGAAACGAAACCCCGTACTGTTGTAACGTGTTTAGTGTACTCATTCTTTATATTTTGATAGTGTGTGAAAATGATTGAAGAGCCAGTTCTGTACGTTTGGAATGCTGTTTCCTAAATCATCTTCGTTATACAATCTGACAAATTCCAGCGAATTAAACTGCTTATACGGTTCGAGTATGCAAGATTCTATCTCTTTTATTCCTTCTTCGGGTATGTTAGGATTTTCTAGGTCCATTAGAAGCTTGTTTACTTCGAGTTGACGTTCAAAGTTTCTAATGGATCCGTGCACCTTTTTCTTTCCCTCTTTACACTTTGTAAGGATCTCGTTTAACGAAACTCGATCTTTACCTCCCAATTCTGGGAATTCTTTTATTAGTGTTTTTGGTCCAAGTCCCTGAACTCCTGGTACGTTGTCGCCTGAATCTCCTAGCAGCATCTTCTGTATTAGGAAATTTTCTGGCGTGACTCCATATTCTTCCAGCACCATCTTAGGTGTGTAAAATTTCTTTTTCGTAGGAGAAAACACAGTGACTCTGTCGCTTACTAGCTGTAGGTAATCCCTATCACTTGACATAATCGTTGTATCTTGTCCAACTCTCTGAGCCATGTATCCTATAACATCATCTGCTTCGATCTTATCTATAGTAATCATGTCCACAGGTAAACACTTTAGATACTCTACGAGTCTTACCACTTGATTGATTATCGCCTCTGATTCGGCCTCTTGACTTTCGAAATGGTCCCAGTTTGTTATGCGGCGGAGATGTCTATTTGCTTTGTACTCTGGGTATATGTACCTCTTATTCGTCGACGATCCTTGACCGTCAAACACTGCTATCACTCTTGTGGGTCTTACTAGATTTATAGCGTAAGCCATAGATCTAAGAAATCCTGTCAAACCCCCGATGGGAGTTAGATTGTGATTCACGTGCCTTATCACAGCGAAGGCCCTCATGAATGTATTCAAAGAATCCACTATGAGAACCCGGCTGTGTAAAGACAACTTTTCTTCAGGAACTTCTTTAGACGACAGGGAGTCGAATATCTTCTTCTGTTCGGGAGTCATTAGTCGTTTTCTGAATTGTCAAATATGTCTGCTGCTTGTGAAGTATCCTCTTCTTCGATAACTTCAAAGTCTTTAGATCCTAACACTTTTAACCACTGGTGTGAGTATGCCTTCTTGTAATCTTCCAATGCTTTCTTTTCCTCTGGAATGAAGCCGTGTACGGTGACGATTATTCTTCCAACTCCAGTAACTCCAGTCACGTGATTCTTATCGCAACTTACTTTAGTCCGCTTAGCGAACTCAATCTCTTTTCCACCCTTTGTGGCCTTGAGTTTGCTTGTGCCTGAGTTTGTAACATTTCCGAACGTGATGACTAGCGAGGAGTCAAAGAACATTGTGTCTCCACCTTTGTTCTTCATCTTAGGCTGACTCATGATAGTTTCGGGTTTTGCTACCCAAACTTTGTTCACAGCCACAAACGTATTAGTGTAAGGAGAGCTTTCTTTCCTTGACATCACAATCTTCTGGTTTACGAAGTTACCGAACTGCTGCGACATTGCGCCTGCGTTCCACTCGTTGTTGTTCTTATTCGATTCTATGGACAATCTACATGGTATGGATCCAACCGAATCCCAGAAGAAACACAGATCGTAAGGAAGATTACCGCGCTTCTGTTCGTCAAGAATATCCATGATGAAAGCGCTAACGTCTTCTATGCAATTGAGTTTTTCCCTATCGATGTAGAGGAAGAACCCTTTGTAGTCTATGATCTCGCCTGTATCGGTATCAGGCACTTCTTCAAATTGAAGTCCCATTTCCTTTGCGTGTTCCCACGACCACTTCATCTCTGTGATTATCAGAATGGGTAGAACTCCGGCCTTTTGGCACTGAATTGCGGCTTCCAACATAGCAGTGGTTTTGCCAGTATCAGAGTGACCGCGTAGGAGCGTGATATGTCCCATGGGAATTCCAGGGATTTGCAATGTGTCTTGAAAAGCTTTCGATAAGGTAATCCACCGTTGATCCTTGAATTTTACGGATACTGTGTTTAGATTCTTACCCTTCTTGAAGTTATCAAGGTTGAATTGCGATTTGTCCTTTACTGCTGCGGACACAGCGTCATTTAAGCTTGCTTTTTTTGCCATAAGTGTTAAAAAAGCCCCTTTCGGGGCTTTGATTAGAAGTCAAACAGATCGTCTATTTTTTTGTTAGTTTCAGCGGGCGTTGTGCTCAGACTGAACTTCTGCGGCTTTGATTCCTCGGGCGGTGCAGGAGTGGCTGCTGCCACCTCGGCCTCGTTCTCAGGATTCAAGTAAGCGAGCAGTGCAGCTTTCATCTCATCGTAAGAGTAGCGTTTGAACTGCGTAGTGGGATCGGGTTGTTCCGTCAACCACTTTTTGATCTGGTCACCGCTCTCAGAAAGCGGAGTGACTTTTGTGCGAATGCGAACGGTAGACTTATCGTAAGTCAGACCGGTGCTCGATTTGTCAAGAGTCTCGATGGTAATATCGCGACCTTGCAGAGGATCGGTGTAGTCGCCTACGTCTTCGTCTTCCGCGATCGACAGCAGATCCATGTAGATTTGCTTACCGAATCCCCATAAAAGAACGCCTTTCTCTTCTTCGCCACGTACAATTACAGGAGCGAAAATTCTCATCTTCGGCTCGAGCTTCTTAGCCAATTGCCAATCCTCTTTGTTGGAGGACTTACGCAAGCCTTGAGCGAACTCAACGATGGGATCTTTTTCACCGAAGTTGGTGAGAGCGATCATCGTTTTGCCGAATTCGTAGTGGAAATAGAGTTCCTTGAATGGATTCGATTTGTTGTACGCGGAAGGAACCAAGCGCACCGAATGTTTACCTACGGTAGGTGACCATAGGGTTTTCTTTAACTCGCCTTTTTGAGAACCTTTCGGATTCTGCAGGGATGCAAGTCTGCTCCGTAACTGGGAAATGTCCATAGTCGTAACGTGTTTTAATTAAGTGAATATAACCTTTTATGTTCGAACATGTAAATTTATCTTACAAGTTCACAATTTTCTTTACTTGCGTATTGAGCTTTCTAAATTTCGAGTCCTGTACCAGCAGAATGGAATTCTTGTAATCCTCCCAATTTATGGCGTACTTAGTGTCAAGCACTCCTCCGTTCAACTCCATGATCAGGGCGTTGAGAGAATTTATTGTGTACAATGTATTAGTGTCCTTCTTTCGATGAACCAGGATCGTATTCTTCATTATCCTGGGCTGTGAATTCTCTGTATCTATATTGTATGTGCACAGTAACTCTTTAGAGTCCGGCGAGGACAGGACGAATATCTTGTTGTAGAGAACCTTGTACTCTTTACCTATGCTCTCTATAAGCTCTTCTAACTTTTCTTCTGTGGTAAAGGTACAGAATAGTTTATTTTTTAACATCTCTTGTGTCAATTCTATGTTTTCAAATTCCGCAACCATTACCTATAAATATATTAAGATTGTTGTAAAAAGTAGTTTTTTCCGTATTTGTGCTTAGTAGGGTAACCACCGGTCTCTAAGGCAGATTTTATAGAGAGTAGAAGGTCCTTGCCATCTGCACAATCGAAGTCGAACAGGAACGCATCGTACGTTATGAGTACGAGTTTTGTCTTCTTTCCCTTCAATATCTCTCTAACTAGTTTTACCCGGTCAGAGTTGTTTTTGGTCTCCATGTTCTGTACGTAGTAATTGAAGACCTTTAACGGTGTCATCTCTTTATTGTAGTACAGAGTAGATCCCGTGGGAAGCTTGATGAATTTGTTGTTGTCATAAGATTCCCACAGATCTTTTATGAATTGTCCCATCTTTTTGAATAGATCTATGTGACTGTATTCTTCCATGACGCCTCCATAAAGTTGTCTGAAGGTTATTGTTTTTGAAGCTTTGTAGTCCTCTTCGGTCAATTTCTCTTTATTGAAGTACTGTTTTCCCAAGTACTCGTGAATGGAAGTTTCGGGCAGTTTCACGCCCAACTTATTTGCTATGAGTCTAACATGATAACCGTCAAAATCGTATTCAACAAAGTATTCGTTTTGGGGAATTATGCAACTCCTGTGTTCTTCGTCCTTAGGTATTGCCACAAAGTTCACCCCGTTGAAAGTGTTAGTGGGTCTACCAGTTTGGTTGTACATGTTGTAGTGCGTATACAAGCCCTTACCGTCGTAAGAGTGTTTCTTATTGTTCACTGTGTACACATCGAAGAACGATTCATTGACGCCTATGGAATTATTCTCTACGTAGAAGTAAGAGTCTATGACGTTACTCAAATCCTCCCAATTTTCACACTTAAAAAAGTTACCTTTATAGTATTCGAAAACATTCTCGAGGTGTTCGTAGTGCTTGCCAACGGGAATCAGCGCGTTTGTATCGGATCTGTCGAAGTATTTCAGTTCGTACTCCAACTGTATTGAAGTTTTGAAATCTACTCGGTTTGAATTTTCTTTCAAGCAGAAGAACACATCAACCAGATTTTTAGGATTCAAGAAGTAAGAATGGAATTTTTTGTCAAGTACAAAAACTTTGTCGTGCTTAGATATGAAGTCCAACACCGATTGAAGCTCTAATGATTCTGTCTCAGAGTGTTTTATGCTGAATATATAACCCTTGTCTATGCTTCTGTAGTAAATCACAGAGATAGATGTCAACTTGGGGTGATAAGCGTAACTCAGGGGCACCACCTGTACAAAACACTCGTTTTGTGGTGTTAGTTTTTCAAACTGTGTACTGTTTTCTATTAAGAAATGCATTGTCAAAACCTTTTACGCAATATACGAAAATACCCGTAGCTAGGACATTCTATTTATTTGGTACAGCAAATTTAGCGTACTCGTCTCCTATAAATGTTTTAATACCAATAAACGTTTTGTTCAAGTTCTCAACGTTTCTCTTGTTCGTGTCTATTATGCCTGCTCTGATATCGTACTGCGAAAGTCTCTGGGTTTCCAACGGTCCCGTAAGTTTCCAGACTAGTTTTGTTGTTTGATAGTAGCTCACGTCGTATTTTACAGTGCCATTGTTTATGGCAGCGTATTCTTCCTCCGATATCTCTACTACGTATCCTCGTTCGTTGATTTTTTTTACGAAGTATCGGGTAAAAAATCCCTTCAAAAAATCTTCATCGAGGGGTCTAGGTTGATAAGAAGTGGGTTGGCCGGTGAATCCAAGCGAATTTCTTTTTTCTATGTTCGCGAGAGTATTAAATTTGTTTGCTTCTTTTTGGGCCTTTTCCGCTGGATTCGCTAGTTCTAGTTCTTTTCCATCCATAGTGCGGTATTTGCCGTTGGCGTCTTCGTAATACGCGCCAGTGTAAGGAGATCCTTCGTACAATAGTTTATCTCCTTGCGTGTAACTAGTCGCATTTTGCATGCTAGTACTATCTTGCATTTGTAGGTACTCTGCGGATGTTTGTGATCCATCTCCCGTATTGAGACGAGTGAGTTTTTCGTTAGGTCCTTCGGCGGGATTTGCTCCGCTGTAATACTGTCCGTCGAATGTCTCGTAATACAATCCGTTGTACGGGGCGCCGTTAACAAGAAATTCCCCGGGTCGAGTGATTAGGTTCTGCTTTATTGTGAATGTAGGATAGTATCTAAACATGTTTATGTGTTTCTCTTGAAGCTTGTGTGAACGTGTGTTACATGAGGATTATCTCCTGTATACGGGTGCCAACCCCTTTTGCGTGTCCATTCACGTTTGTTAAATATGATGTACGTTACGCTGCGTTTGTCGGCTTCGTTTATTATTTTTTGAGCGATTTCGTTTCCTAAAGCAGTATCAACAACCCCTGTAGGAGATATTATACTCGTATCGAGAGCGTTTCCTTCATTGTGATCGCTCCGTCTTTGTTGGTGACTAGAATCTCCCCAAATTCCAACAGTGTTAACTCTATCTTTATAAATGGCTTTAAGATCTTTTTCTAATTTTGTCACCTCGGGATTTACTCCTAGGTCGAATCGGTTTGGATAGGGTGGCTCTTTTTTTCCAGGTCCCTCGCTTTGCGCCGCCTTCTCGCCCTGTACCTCGGCTTTTGTATCAGGATAAATTTCGCTTAAATACATCATGCTACCCTTAACTGTTGTTTTCCACCTGTTGCCGTCTAAAGCATGATCAGTGCCTGTCACTATGAAACCCGGCTTTCTGTCTCCCATGGGTCTATTGTAAGAATACGGTAATACCTGTTCATCTACAAGAAACGCAGAACCCATTGATAAGCCAGATATTCCATCCATGGTGAAAGATATGTTTATCGGTATCATAGCTGAGGATTTGCTTACTTCGTCATTTGCTTTGACCTTCGCTAAACCGTCTATCAAGTAGTTTGTGGCTTGTTCTGCTTTTTCTTCCGTTGCTATTGCGCTATTGTTTTTTCCAAAATCACCAGAGTAAAAAGCTTCCATCGCCGCATTGAATTGTATCGCAGCGTTGATTGTGGCGTTTTGAATATTCTTCTTCTCTTCTTTGGTGTCTCCTTTATTTTTGTTTTCTGTTTTTATGTCGTTTACGGAGTGTATTTCGTTTTTGTACCTGTCTTTGAACATTCCTACGCTCGCTTGTCCAAACGCTGTCGCATCTTTACCTGCAGTGGCTTGAGTTTCTATAGTAGAGTTCGCTGAAATGGCTATGAGATTGCCCAAACGATTATTTATCTCAGTCTTTATGTCGAAACTTTCACATAGACTGTGCTTACCGTATATGGGAAAAGTATAGAAAGTTTCTGTATCGTCCGTACCTTTTACCGTTTTTGTGGGCACTCTTTGGTCATCCGATATGTAGAAGCAGTTCGATTCATCGCTGTATGCTACTCTATAAAAATTAACGTTACCTAGAGTTTTGTTCATGTCAGAAACTATCTGTTCTAAAGTGCCCTTTAACACCAACGTATTAGTTTCGTTTTGGGATATCTTACTCTTCAGTACACGCAATAAATAATCAATGTTGACCAAAACGTTCATTATTTTTCCCCGATAATTTCCCCCTTGGCCCACGTTATCCATAAAACCCAGTTTTTCTGCTATGAGGTTTTGAGATATCTTATTCTTCTTTTCAAAGTCATGCAACGGTACCGCGGCTTCTTCTTTATCGTTTTCATCTACTTTAGGTTTGAAAAAAGTTCCGGCTTGGTTCAATATGCTGCTGTCGAATATCTTCCTATAATCTGCATTTGTGCCCTCAAAAGGCACCATGAACATGTAAGGATTCGTAGAAACGGTGCTTGGAAGCTTCATACAAACGTTTGTCTGTGGATTGAAGTCCACGTATACAAGCGGTTTGTTTTTCTCTTTTTGTTTGTTTTCGTAGAGCAAACAGACGTGGTTAATCAAGCACATGAAAAATCCGAAAGGCATGTAACACGGATACGGTAAAGCCGCAGAGTCACTAGACATTCCTTGACTTTGGTTGTACGGTATTACTATGCTTTGTAGAAGAGACGCGTAATCTATCTCTATGTCTTTCAACTCTCCAGCCACATACTCTTCGTATTGGTTTTTTGTAGGTTTCGCCATGAGTGCCTTACAAAAACCAAAATAGGATTCTAACAAGTATTTGTTGCTTGGATCTTTCTTAAAATCATCGTAGCTATCAAATTTCGGAGCAGCGAACATTTTTTTGTACGCTTCAGCGTCCTTGTTTATGTCAGCTACGCTCCCTCTCAATCTCTCTAAAGCTCCGTTAGAGAACAGCCTATACAAAAACTTTTGATGTTGTTTCGATAAGAATTTCGTGGAGATCATATTGTTAATGACACCCTGCGCCGCGTCTTTGTAAGTTTGTACTATGGACGCGTAGGAGTAAAGCTGGATGGATCTCAACATCAGCTCTATGTGAGAGCTGTACCTGGAAGCCTCTGACTTTGTTATTTCGCTAACGTTTACCGGCGGTACTTTCTTCTCGGCGGAGGCTTTGGCTTCTTTTGTGGCGGCATCTTGTAACTTTTTTTCGTCATCTAGATTCGACACTAGTGTTAATTGACTTACTCCTAGATCTGTAGCTAATTCATTTGTTGGAGGCGTCGTTCTCGTTATGAGAGCACTATCGTTGAATTCAATGTCTACATACATGTACGGTTTACCAACAAAATACTTATAATTGGTCACCCCTCCGTTCTCAGATACTGAGAATTCAGTACTTAGGCCTCTGCTTTTTTGATGCGTGCTATATAAATCCTGTAAAGGTATTTTTACGCCTTTAATCCTAAATACGAGTCTAGAGTCTTTGGCTGTTTTTCCCACGGAACGAATTACTTGTAGTGTTCCTTGGGCTCCCCCCGTTAACACCTCTTTGAATATTTTATTTGTTAAGGCTGTCCCGTCTATCTCGAATTCGTCCACGCCGTCTTTAGGACTGACATACAACGGAGACTTATTTTGTTTTTGTTTTAATATTACAGGATAAGACGTGTTTTCGATGTTATCTGATCCAACATTTTGAATAATTGTGGGATTTGGCTTTGGTCCATAAAATTCTTTCGATTGGAGGTTGGGAAATCTTATGATTTGATTAGGTTGACTATATCCTGTGCTGGAATCAACGTTTTCAATGGGAGAGCTTGTTATTCTTATATAGTAAGTGGGATCGCCCTCTATTTGATAATTTAATTGCGCTCTAAATTTATAAAAATCGCATTCTACAGCTGCTGACGCGTTTACGGGCCCGGGGACGCCGTTATAATCTTTGTTAATTTCCGAATCAGTAACATTCGAAGCGTACAATCCTCTACTTCCATAGTAATAAAAACCGTTTCCTCCCAATCCTTTTGTAATGAAGTAATCAAGCGTATTATTCGTAAACGGTCCTGGGACGGACACGGCGGTTCTTTGAAGTTTATACTGAGCTGATGTTGCAAGGCCGGGATTTACACTGTCTGGACCATTTCTTGTAATTTCTTCTACCACTTTATCAACGGAGTTACCGGTGGCACTCAGATTAACTCCTGTTAGATTGTCAATAGATATTACAGCGGATTGTAATTCCTGTCCTACGGCTTCTTCTGTTGATAGAGCCGGTATAGGCAATATAATTTGATCATTATTAGCATTAGCGCTACCTACTCTTTGAATAATTAAATACTCATTATTTTTGTATTTAACAATGTAATCAGATAACTCAGCTACAAAAGAGTTGTTTTTTCGTACCACTTCATTAACACCTGTAAGTTTTGTGGTGTTATTGATCAAGTTTTTAACTTGTACTGTAGTACCAAAATCTCCAACCTTTTCTAATTCTGCTGCCACCAATTCAGCCCTCTTTTTGTTTTCTAGCCTCTTTTTAAGTTCAGCTAAAATATTGGCGTTCGATTCCAATATGTCTGGGTACATTCCCGCCGCATTGTTCATTCGAATGCTCTCTCCCAATATTCCCAATCCCACGATCGTTAGCGTACAATTGTATCCAGAGTTCGCTTGAAAACTGAAATTATATTGCGTTATGACTCCTATTAGGGCGTCGTAATTTCCATTGGACATTATGTTGTTCTCTACGATCTGGGATCTCAATGTGTCTACGTCGTAGTTAGATGCGAATGGATCGATTGTGTAATCTTCCGAAGATTTTAGGTTTCCCTCGTTGTCGAAGTACATTGTGTTTCCCCACTCCAACAGTGCAGAAAATCCGGGCCTAAAGTATAACGCGTCTATGATATCAAGTTGTTGCTTGCTGTTTACTCTAAATTGCACTGTGGCCTGCTTTAGCGATCCCAGTCTACCTTGTTGGGCTATCTGTACGCTTGTTATACCAGGCATTGGAACGTATCCGTAATTTTTTACTTCTTCAGGGCCCAACATTCCGTAGGTTTCAGAGAATCCAGACCTCAGTTTGTAGCCAGTGAAAGACTCTTCCAGTCTTGGGCCATCGTTTGTGTTGCTATTGTCTATACTGTAAGCGAAATTGTATTTACTAGTTCCACCGTGAAGTACGAAATCTTTAGCTAAATACGAGCCTTCGTAGCCTCTCAATCCTGGCACGTTGTAAGTTTTCATAAGATCTACCGATGAAACTAATCTTACCCAACTAGATTTATTTGCGAAATATTTTACCGTATCTTCGCCCCTAATCGACTTGATTGTTGTCTCTACGCGGGTCTTTAGCTGTCTCTTTACGTAATCTCGTATAGGTACGCCTATAACACTATTTAGGGCGGTCCAAGACATCGTTAACGGTTTTTATTGAATGATTTATATTGATTGTATGCTTCCATGGGGTTGATAGGAATTCTCAATTGCGTTCCTATGGGAGGGAACAATGAATCTCCGGGCAGGGAGTTGGCCGATGCTATTATCCACCACAATCCAACGTCTCCGTAAAAATCGTGGGCAATAAGATCTAAACGATCACCTATGGTTGTTATAACGTAGTTATCGTCAGCCCGAATGGGTATTTCAGGATAGGTGTTTGTTATGTAGTAATTCTCTCCGAAATTTTCGGACTTTGTGTTCTCTACTTTAGTCTTATCTACTATATCGTATCTATACGGCATAAAAGTGTTTGTTTATAGGCCCATTCCTCCGCCTTTAGGATCCATTATAAATGGATCTAGGCCTTCATTTCTTAGCGCGGCATTTTCTTGTTCGTACGCTTTACTATTTTTCCTATCAAATCTCTCTCCGCGGCGAGAAAGCCTGTTTGCGACTCTTTGATCTCTATTAGCGGCTCTTTTTCCCTCTCTTATGTTTCTTGCAAAGTCTCTTTGCTGTTTGTTATAAAACCTCTTTTCTTGTCTAGCTCTTTTTGGATCGAATCGATCTTCTAAATCTTCTACACCGGGGAATCCTGGTCCGCTATCTTCTGAGATGTCTACAAATATCTCCTCTTCTATTTCTGCGGAAGCATCGCCCAATTCATCTTGTCCATACGGCATATCGTTCTCTATTCCTCCAGCTATAATCATAGCGTTAGGATTTATTATGTCAGATTTTTGAGGTAATTCATCCATTATAGGTTTGAAAGTAACTGATACCTCTAAGAATTGCGGCAGTTGGGCCGAATATCCGTATTCGTTAATATCCCAACTAGCATCATTTCTAGCTGTTATCTGTACGCTTTCTATGACTCCTGGCAATCTATAGAAGTAATCTCCCATGGTCAATCTTACTACTGATCCTCTCATTATTCCGGTGTACGGTGAATAGTCGGGATACGTTTGAGACACTAGATAATTTAGCTTTCTATAAGCTTCCTTCAAATATGCGCTATTCTCTACTAACAATCTAAATCCAAAGCTGATTGCTCTTTCAAAGCCTTGATACGTATAGAAGCTTTCCCCACGGCCGGCATACTTAAAACTGGTCCAATTGGCCGTGTGATTATCAGTAAATCCGTTAGAAAGATACGCTCTAAACTGTATGAATGTATTTTGCTCTCCTATGTTATTATTAAGACATTCGAATCCAAAGTTTATTAGATCTGGATCTGATAGTCTTTCTCGGTCGTCAGTTTGTTGCCAGGGGTTTTCACCAGCGGCGTATGGTATAGCAGACTTAGCAGAGATTCTATCTTCAAGACCAAATAATTGTTTTGGACCGTAATATAAAGTTTCTCTGTCTTGTATTTTTGCGCTATTTAAGTCTATTCCACTATTTGCTAATATGAAATCTTGTATTTTTCTAGATCTGATTTCCGTATTAGGGGAGTTCGTTGCGTTTATGTTTTGTTTAGATATTGCTTCGTAGGTCATAGCAATACCTGTTCTAACCCTATTTACCCCTTCAGCGAGCTTGTTTGTCAATCGTTCAAACGTAGAGTTATTTGATTGGGTGTTATCTATTTTTGGTGACGTATCAACAACTCTACGCGTGGTTGTAAATCCTATACCGTAAGCAGAGTTAGGTCCTCCAAGATAACTCTGTATCAGAAACGAATTCATCGATAATCCTAAATCTGCCGCTGTTCTAGTCGAAGCCAACGCAGTGTTCAAACCCTGAAATTGACTTGCAATGTCTGATCCGAGTCCGCTTACTCTCATCAAATTGACTATAGGAGCATTGTTAGTCAATTTTAGTTGTTGCAATATCAATAGTCTATTCGTGCTCACGGAAGTATTAGGATCGAGAAGCATTTGTTTTCCTACTGTCTTAGCGTAGTAATTATCTGATGCGTCGAAGGGAGAAAATCCTGATCTAACAGCATGTAATCCGGTGCCTGATCCTGCTACTTGAGCAATGGTGTTTGCTGGATTGTAGACACGCGTGTTTCTTTTGTAGGCCGGTTGTCCGTTCCAAATCAGATTGTTGAAGCTAAAAGCGCCTTCAGGCACCTCTAATCCTTCCCCTGTTTCTATCAAGGGATTGGAGAACTGTAGCGATTTCTGTTTTCTTACGAACGCTTCTCCTTTTGGATTGTTCTTTAGAAACTGTTGTATTCTCCTCTTGTCTACTTGACCCGCTAGCGTAGTAGTTTGAAATCCTGTATCAAACGTTCCTCCTCCTCTGATTGGATAATCTAGGGATTTGTTAGCGTTGTATAGATTTATGATCGCTGTAGGTAAATTGAAGTTTGATGTGTACCCAGATAAAAAGTTTTCTTCAAACACTCTATCTAAAGGAACTAATAACGTATTTACATTCAGCGTGCCAGGTATTCTACCTATCTTCTTAGGATATGGTCCGGGAGTGGGGAATGTTGCATAAGGTTCAGGAGAAGATCCGCCTTCGGGACGATCTAATCCAAATTTCAAATATCGAAGATCGGTTTTCCAATCAGCTAGTGGTTTAGCTCTGTATCCTTTCGCTTGTAAAAAAGTAGATAAATCAAATTCTACCGAACCCGATCTAAATGGACTTGTGCCGCGGGCAGCTTCTTCCCACCTACTGAATAAACTAGTACTTTCTGATCCTGCTAACATATATTATGCGGTCATCATTATTGGATTGTAATCGATGTTTGACTCGGCTTGGTTCACCGTATTAGAACCCTTTGCTAACACTCTCATATCAGGCAGCATTAGTGTGAAGTGATTTGTGACATTCTTTGCAGTACCTGCTTGACTGTTTGGCGTTTCAGTAACTACCTTATCACTCTTTATAGCATCCACCACATTTTTACTTAACACGTACTCCCCAGCACCGACTGTATATACGCCTGTTTGTTGTATAGGACCGCCTTTTTCTTTTTTAGGAGTATTAGTAGCTGCTGCAACCTGGTCTTCGCTCATTCCACGTGACCTTGCAAGTTGTCCTGCATCCATGCTTTGAGCGCCTATCATGCTTGATCCCATTGTAGCCATACCAGCCAACATGCTCTCTTTAGTTCTTTCGAACGATGCTACAACTTTAGTATCTATAAGATTGAAGTAATTTAACGCCTTCATTATGCCCCCAGTTATTTCTAACATCATTTGGGCTACTTGTGTGAACACGTCTCTAACTTTGAAAACTATCTCACGTATGGTGTTAGGATCCTCTAATTTCTTTAACAGACCTTGCACTTTCTCTATTACTCCACTATTCACGAGCATATCTACCATAGTCTGTTTGACTTTATCCATTAGAGAAACTAGCTTCTCTTGCATACTCGTATTGACTATGGAGTTGTAAGCTTCTTCGCTGCCTAGTTTTGCTATGGCTTCTGCTTCTTTACCCTGTTGTTTCATGAGCATGACCTTCTCTTGAAGATCTTTTTTATCTTTAGCCGCAAATGCCGCCATCTGCTCTTGATCCCTAAGCATGTTAGCAAGTTCGTCCCTAGAAGTTCCCATCGCCTCAGCAAAGGAATCCTGAGCCAATCTATTCATTTTCAAGAAATCTTCTGCGGAACCGGCTTGTTTTGCAATTTCTGCGGCAGCGCCTGCGATGTCGTTGTTCAACATCAACTCACGAACCTTTGATAGATTTATATTCTTACCTGTGAGAAGCTGCGCTTCAAATTCTTTTGATATGCTGCTTTGGAAGTCTAAGAAACTGGAGGCCATTCCTTCCACTTTAGAAAGTTCTAAACCTAATGCTTTAGTCTGTATGACTGCAGCTGTTATTTTGTCTGGGTGTTTTTGGAATTCTAGACCTAGAACGCCGTTCAATTTGGTCACTTCTGCCAACACCTGTTGGTAATTCATCTGAATTCCTGTAACATTTTTCAACGCAGCTACTTGACCCAATATGCTTTTTGTGACCGACGCGGCGTTTGTACCCTGTATTTTTCCTAATGTAACTAGTTTGGTACTCGTAGCAACATCAAGTCCGGCGAGCTCAGTTAGTTTGTGATGAGTCTCTAAATCCTGTGCTGATAATTGAACTGTAACCCCCAGTTCTTTGTTTATTTCGACTAAAGATTTTAGGTATTGATCGGAATTCATCATCAAGCTTCCGGATTTCATAGACAACTCAGAGAATTGCTTGTTCAGCGCCATTCCCTGTTCTGCTGAAAGACCTATCGATCTTCCCTGTTTAACTATGTGATCCTCTACCCCTATCAACAAATCCATGAATGCGGCAAATCCATCGATTATACCAGCCATCATACCTCCTATGATAGGTATCTTTGATACGATTCCATTGACTTGACCCGCGATGTCACCCATAACATTGGAAGAGTGCTTAGACAGGCCCTTCACCATTTTTCCTGCTTCATGGTATATAGCACCTATTGCGTTTCCAACAGGAGCTAAGACCATACTGTAGATGTTTTTACCGAGGCTTTTGAATATCATCAACTTTCCAAGCGGATCTTTCCACATGTCTTTGAGATTGGATCCCACCTCTTTTGCGCCCGCTCCCATCACTTGGAATCTTTTTGCCATTAAACTTGGAGCTTTGCCCATGGCTGAAAGTTGACTGCCCAATTCTGCGGCCTTTTGTTTATCTCCTGCGGCTTGTGCTTTACTCAATTGCGACTGTAGATCTGACCTTTTCTTTTCGTTTTCAGTCAATTCACGGGCTTTTGTAGTCATGGCATTATATACGCCCTCTCCCATTCCCAGTTTATCTGCCATCTTTTGCATAGCGTGGCCTGTCAATCCCAAATTTTGATTGACTTTGTGTTCTAATTCTAACTTCTTTTCTAGATGTTTGGCTTGTTTTTCTTGTACTTTCTCTTGCTGTTCTAATATTCTAAGCTGCAATGAGTCTTCAGACATGCTTTCACGTTGCGCTTCTAACTCCTGTGAGCTTAAATCATACTGCGCCCTCTTCTGTTCTGATGACTTCATTAAGTTCGCGAGCTCTTTCTCTGTGTCAGTCTCTGGACCTATTTTTTGTAAACCCACTTCCGCGGATGCTGTACGTTCTTTGGCCATTTTTTCAACAGCCCCTTTCTCTAAGGTAGCAGCATCGTTTATTTGGTTTATTTTCTGTTGATGAATTTTATTTAAGTCATCTAACTGGGAGGTCCTCATGGTTTCCAGGAATCCGAGCTCGTAATCCTTGGTAGCCTGTAAATTTTTTTGTTCCTCTTGCTGTACGGCTAAATCGTTTTGCAGCTGCGCGAGCTTTATCTTATCGTTTTCCGATATTGTCTGTTGAGCACTTATTTTTGAAATCTCCTGTTGTTTCTCTCCGATTTTAGCTTGAATACTTTGAGCTTTTGTAGCGAAGTCATTTTCCATGACTTCCCTGTCCTTTGCGAAACTTGATTCTAGGTTTCTTTTGCTGTCTGAGATTTCTTTTTCTAATAGAGATACGGACGTAATTCTTCGTTTCTCTGCGGCTTCAATTTGTTGTATTCTGTCTTGTTCTGCTGCTTGTATTTCTTGATTTAGTTTCTGTCTTTCTACAGCAATGCTCTGTAAATTCTGGAATTCCTGTTCCGTCATTACTGCCAGTTGCTGGGATTTGAAGGTTGCTAGATTGCCCTCAGCCTGTCTATATTGACTTTCGGCTTTTAATTTTGTGTCTTGAAGCTCTTTCTCCCTCTTTATTTCGAACTGAGCGTTCTGTAAACGGAGTGGACCCAATTCATACTCTATATCTTTTCTCTTCTCTCTAACAAGATATTGATCCTGTTCTAGTTTTCTTATCTCACCATTTATATCTTTGATATTTATGGTGTTCCTATATTGCGTCTCTAACCTTGAGTTTTGCTTATCTATCGTTTGAAGTTGTTTCTCTAAATCCTTCAAACTATATTTTAGCTCATCATGGAAATCTCGTTCTAATCCCAATCTTCGACTCAAAAACGCAAGAGTATCTCTATCAGACGCTCTTTCTGCAGCGCGGTCAACTCGCGGTGGCGGAGCAGGCGCCGGTTGGGGTGTTGGCTGCTGTGGTGCTCCTGGGTTTTGCGTATTTTCTGCCACTTCTAGTCTGTTTTATAAAGATAAATATGGACCCTTATGGCTTTTTGGCCGACTTACTGCTATTCGCCTTTGTTATATATTGTTGGTCTTGTGGGCGGTTCTGTGCTATTTTTCTCACCTCAGGGGGAACCATTTTAGAGAAATCACTTTTCGCAGTTACTTGTTGCTGAGACTTGTTTTGCGCCTCTGCCTTCATCTCTAAGAATTCCTGTATCTTTTTAATGTTGAATCTTCGGTGAGGAACAGGCATATTCCACACCTCAGACCAAGTAAAACCTCCCTGACCGTGGTATACCAATTCAAAGCACTCGGTCATGAATGAAGATCTGTATTCCGGTCCTGGAAACAGGGGAGAGGTTTCGTAATAAAACCCCTTCATGTGTAGTTATTCGTTGCCTGGGAAGAAGAACTGAGCTGTTATTGGAATGTCCATCTCTTGCTCTGTTCCGTCCTTAAACACCACAGTGGTTTTTAGGTCGATATCGGGCGTATTCTTGAATATGTCTTGCCTCAGCGCAATTGCGTCTCTGGACAAGAGGTATCCACCGTCTACGAACTCTCTAATAGCTTTTACGGTTCTATCTCCGTTTACAGAGGTGATTTGATACTTTAGTTTTGTAGACGTAGCACCAACTTCTGTGTTTAGGGTCTTCTTTAGATTTTTCATCTCAAGATCCATTTGCTTATCGTCGGCCACTGTTAGTATTTTGTATGTGACTTGGTTCTTAGTGTAAGGAAGTTCAAATACAAACTCGTTAAGGTCCGTTAGTTTATCAAAATCTAACTCCTTGTACTTTAGCGAAGAAAGATCCAATTTCACGTTCTCTTCTTCTCTAGTAGAAGGATTTTCTAGTTTGAAATTGTAATCTTTTCCGTAAGCGAGAATTCTAGCTGCCACCAGAAGCGCATTCCTGTCTCCTATGAGCAGCTCATCATAATTGATATCAGATCTAATCAACGCCTTCAATGTCTTCTCCAGCGCTATGCCTTGACGCAGGAGGTTTACATTAGTTAAGATGTCTTCTTCTCTAGCGGTCATGTATTTCATTTCGACCGATCCAGAACTTAGGTTGTTAGTTTTGGGGTATAATTTGCCTTTTGAGGGCAGATCTATGATCTCTGTAGGTACCGTAAACTTTGTTGTTGACATAAATTGTTTGTTTATTTATAAATATAGGCGTATTACCTTTTTGCGCAATAAAAAAGCCCCGTTTTTTGCGGGGCTTCTCTTTTTAATCGTGTTATGATTAGAAGTTCAGTATGCAGTAGTCCATGCCAAGAGTCAATTCCAGAACGGAAGCTTCTGTGTTGGACCAATCGTAGCTACCGAAGTTGGTAGTCTTGATGAAAGCGCCTTTGATGATCCACTCGGATACTATATCACCGACAGGACCGAGGATATTCATGCTGCAGTCCTTCTTATAGAAGTCTGAGTAACCATCGCGGCCTGTTACTGATTCGTGATGTAAGCGCACCCATTCCATCACAGCCTGTTGGCCGGAAGGAGTTACGGGGTTGTACAGTGAAAGGGCTAAATCTCTCCACATCGCTTTGCCTTTGATCTTACGATACACGTTGATGTGGTCGATCTTGATTTCCCCCTGTTCTACGCCTGGAGCATCAGCTTTCTTTATAATGAAGGAAGGGATACCATCGATGTAGAATACGAACCGGTTCTGAACAATCGGTTCGAACGCGGTAAACATTATTTCTGAGGGATCTAATACTGGCATTTTATTTCAAGTTTATGTTTTCAGTTATAAATATGCGTAAACCTCTTTCTTATTTCAACTTCTTTTTATCAACCTTTTTGCCAACCTTACCTTCTTTTAGAGCGAGCTTTTTCTTAATGCTTTCGTAAAGAGCTTTGGGAATTCTCACCCTTAATACTGTATTGTCATTGATGTTACTAATTTTTTTCATCTTATCGTTTGTTTATAGTATTAGGAGAAGGTGGCGCCAGTGGGCAGAACATTGAAGTTCAGGTAGATAAATTCGGCAGCTTTTGTAGGCTGTAAGTATATCGTACCAACCAGTTGGTTTCTATCGATTACGTCAGGCGTGTTGTTAGTTTCATCCATTGTTACTTGGAAGGCGTACAGACCTTGACGCTGTTGAACGTACTCTAGATAAGGATTAACCTGGTTAAGGAACTTGTTGCGCGTGATTTGCGTATTGGGTTCGAATACCAGAGATTCTCCAATTTGACCTATATAGTTCTTAAGAGATATGAGCAGCCTGCGAACGTTCACTCTATCTAGAGCAGAGGCTTTGGTTTGTAAAGTCTTCTGACCGTATACAACTGTACCAACTCCGGGGAATACCGCTATCGGATTCACTTTGCCTTGATACAAGAAGTTTCTGTCTGTGACGCTAACTCTACGCTCGGGTTGTAATACAGTTGCGAGAGCTCCTCTATTAAGACCGGCGGGAGCGAACCACTCTGCGGACACCTTATCGTTATACTCATATATAGCCGGTATAATTGTAGACGGAGGTATGAAGTTAATCTTACCTGTCTCACGGCTTCTGATTTGTACCCAGGGCCAGTATGTTGCGCCGTAGGAGTTATCGTAGTTGTTTGCTTGCGTGACTGCTTGTGTCTTGCTTTGAGCATATCCAACCATGTCTACTACCGCGATGGCGTCTCCCCTGTTTGATGCAGTTTGGAGTATGTTAGTTATTTGGGAAGGAGAGTTCTGAGACGTTAGTCCAGGCGCGTAAAGTACATTGTATCTATATGCGTCTCTGTTTGATAGCATGTTTATTGCTATGTCATAAGAACTCATTCCAGATGCCTCGATTGCCACAATACCCTGTATGTTTTCTGCGACTGTGTTAGAGGTTGTGTTCGGTATGGCCTCACACATATTCAACGGGGCGGTGGTAGTACCATCGGCCAATTGACCTCCGTATAGAGCGCCTTGAGCACCACCAAAAGCTCCGTGCTTAGATCCAGATCCTAGTAAAGGTATTGAAGCCGTGTATGAAGCCTTAGCGATTCCGTTGTTATTGAAGAAGTTAGGAGTAGTAACGTATACGTTTGATACTCTAACGTATTTGCTGTTATTGGTGTAAGAACCTGTAGTTTGTACGTAATAGCTACCGTTTTCGTCTGCTTGCGCATTGCGAGATTGGTCGCCTAGAACAAAAGCAACGTAGTTGGGTTCGTTAGGATCCAACGACAAGTTAGTCCAAGTCTCTAATACCGTAGGATTAGCTGTGCTGTCATCGCCCCTTCTTATGATCAATGAGAATAGTCCTGATCCTGTATTAGATGCGACGATTTCATATCTGATGTTTACGTTGGATCCGCTAGGTAGGGATCCGCTGATTACAGCTCCGCCGGGTGCGGCGTTATTCATAATGGTACCAGGCGTTAGAGTCTCAAGTCTAAACACCTCAGTTGTACCATCCTGCGCAAACACCGAAGATGTTGCGTATGTGTAAGATCCAGAGGCAACTCTAGTTACTAACAGTGATGATCCTCCCTGTTCAAAGTAGTTTAGAGCCGCTACGCTAGTAAGATATTCTAGAGAGGTGCCTCCAGATATGAAAGTAGATCCGAAGATCGACTTATACTGCGAATAGCTCGTTACTACGGTGGGAATAGTTATTGGACCAGAGACAGTCGGACCGATAAGTGCGGCACCGACCTCTATAGGTCCTTGTGTTATTTGTGATAAATCGTTTTCTTGTAGAAAAACGCCGGGTGAAATCAAGGTTTCTGAAGCCATCTGTGTGTATAGTTTATTCTAGCAATAAATATGTTATTTTCGGTCAAAACAAACTATTCGATTTCTCCAGTTTCAATATTTATCGTAACGTTTCCATACTTATCCTGTAATTCTTTTAATAGAGAGGACTCTCTGGTCTTAATGTCTATAACTTGCTTCTTTAGTTTTTGAATCTGGTCTTCGATTATAGTGTATTGGTATTGCAACTGTCCAAGACTTGACGCAACTTCCAGACTATCTTGTCTGATTAGATTTACAAGCTGTAACTCGTGATCAGATAACCTTTTTTTCTCTTCTGACATTTCTTATTATTTTCTTTTTCTCGATGTTTTTTTCGGCGCCGATTTTCTTCTTACAGGTTTCGTCTTCTTTAATTCAATGACATCCTCTTGAGTAAGAAGGCCGACAGTTTCTATTATCTTCTTAGTTTCTACTTTAGGTGAAGGTTCTATGATAGGATCTATGATGATGGGATTTTCAAACACAGGAGGAATTTCCACGTCTTTTTTCTTGTCACTCACGTAGAATATGTAGGACACCCCCGCAATTACGAGGAATATCGCTAAGACGGTAAAGAATATGAATCCCATAGCGTGTTTTGTTTATAAATATCGATCAGTCTAGCAAAATCAATTCTCTCGTCTATCTTCTGGTTTGTAATGCGATATTCTATTATGATTTACTGGCGAGGCTAGGAGTACAGCTGGTTTTATTTTTCCTTCTAAGTACTGTTGATACATATAGGACATCCAAGTTTGTTCGTAAGGTTTTTCCCACTTGGTCGTCAAGAACATCTTTTTGTTGCCTTCTCGACTAACTATAGTTGGCCAGTTTGCATAGTACACATTTCCTGTTATGTATGCTAATCCATCAAATACGTCTATGTTTTCAAACTTGGTTCTTGGAGTATTAGGATCCATGCCCGTAATTGGTAACTTATCGTAGTCTGGGAAATCTCTTGTTCTAACAGTTTGAGGCACGTTATACCAGGATACTTGTATGTGATTGTCCATGTACACCTCTGTAAATGAGAATTTTAGAAAGTCAAATCCCTCTCTTACCATAATCTTATGCAAATTATCGTACAGATTTGGTACATACTTTCTAAAACCGTTTCTACAATATCCCACTTCGGTGTTAGGATGTAATCCCATGTCGTCTTCGAAGAAGAAGTAGTAGTCTGAGTCGGAGGCATCGAAGTGTTCTGCTGCGAATAGTCTGCCTCCATTTATGCCAGTGTTTTCGTTTCTTATTATGTGTTCAAATCCCCACTTATCGGCAATCTCTCGATTTTTAATTCTAGCTTCATCGTTAGTAGAATTGTCTATCAGTATCTTCCTGGTTTTTCCCAGCCAATCCGCAGAATTTTGCATAAATGTATTAAGCGTGTATTCCACCTGTTCAGGAAAATTAAACGTCAGCATGTATAAAGACGTTTTGAGTCCAGCTATTTGCGGATTGTTATTTTTGATTTTATAATTCTGTTCTGGTTTTGGACACAGTTCTGCGGTGTCTTGTAATAAGTTCTGAATATACTTGACAATAAGCCCATTAGCATCCAACTCGTATCTCCTATAGTTATAGGGGTTCAAATACGACATTATGCTGAATATGCTCTCTTCTGTTCCCATGAATCCTCTAGATATTGAGGAATCTAGTAAAGCGTAATACTCTGCGTTTGCATCCCTTATAAGAGATTTTCTCCCTCCAAAAAGTCCTCCTCTACAAACGTATTTTACATCTCTACCAGACATTCTATCCATTTCGGATTTTCTAAATCCATGAATCTCATCTTTAGTTTCATAAGGATACGATAAGAATAGAAACGTGTCCAAATGCTTATTGATCTTGTCTAGAACTCTATCTTTTATGAAATAGTTTTCCCACACGGTATTAGTAATTCCCGCATCTAACCACAAGAAATACTCACTGGAGAACGGATCCCATATGGATGCGTCGCTAAGCATAAACATCTTAGACTGCACTATAGGATTGTACCACTCTAAAGCCGCCTGTGGAGAAGCCTTTAACCAACCTTGCTCCCCGGTTTGATTTAACCACTCGTGATTTGTTCTTATTGCCTGAGTCTTGTCCCAGAACGGAGCGTATAAGGATTTTATGTCTTGTAGTTCGTAATTTTTTACATATGTGGTTTCTCTATCTCTCTTTTCCCACACCAAATATTCGTATTCCTTTGGTATGTATATAAACATGTTGACAGGTATCTCTAAGAACTTTTTGAAGTGTTCTATGTAGTGAGAAAAATCACGGCCTGGTCTATTGATGTTCCACAATCCCGTAACTAGAGTTAGTTCCTTGTTTTGTATTTCCATTTTGTTTTTCTTTAGAGATCTAGCCATACTTAAAACACTATCCAAATTTTCTTTGGACAGGTCCTTCAATAGGTTTAAGATTTCATCCATGTTTTCTAAATCCGCCATATCAATTTTTCTTTATGTAATATTCTTCTATAACTAAGCCGTCTAATTGAGTTTTTTCTAGTATAGTGAAAGCGTCTTTTATTGTAGACAATATGGGTTTTCCGTCTACGTTAAACGATGTATTCAATAATACTCCCACGCCTGTGAGCTTTTCAAATTCGGTCAATAGTTCATACAACCACGGGTTCTGCTCTTTAGTGACTGTTTGCACCCTTGCTGTGCCGTCAACATGCGTTATCGATGGTAGTTTTAGTTTCCACTCTTCCTTAACTTGTGGACAAAAACTCATCCACTTGGATTCTTTATTCCATTCGAAATACTTATTTACATCCTCTAATCTAACCACAGGCGCGAAAGGTCTATACCACTCTCGGTGCTTAACCTTATCGTTTAACACCTCTTTCATGTTAGATATTATTGGATTACATATTATGCTTCTATTTCCTAAAGCCCTAGGTCCGTGTTCTGCGCGATCTCGAGCAACACCTATAATCTTACCTGATTCTATGTCTTTAGCAAGTTTTTCAATATTAACACGTCTAGTTTTGGTGTAAAACGCACTATTTTGTATGTATGTACCTAAACTGTCTATATCTAATAGATTTGTGCCTGAATACGTGCTATCGTATGCTTCATTTGGCTTTAAGCTGTTTAGCATCATTCCTAAAGCTATACCGCAATCGTTTGGATCTGGTCCTACGTGAACCTCTTTATTGAATTCGTTTACTAATCTGGTGTTCAATAGTATATTTAAGCCACATCCGCCGGTGATACACAGAGGCAGGTTAGGATATTTTTCCATGTATGGTTTTGCTATCTCTAAAAAGCAATCTTCAAATGCTCTTTGATTTGTAGCGGCTATATCATAAGCTAGTTGTCCATCTAACCTGTTAGAAGCATCAAAGGTAACGTCTATTTTATTTCCTAGTGCTGTTATTTTTTCCAAATAATTAGAACCCTCTGGACTGTCTTTGTAGAATTCTATGAAGTGCGGCAACCACTCTTCTATCACGTTTCCGTAAGACGATAAGCCCATCAACTTTCCAGGATATACTAAATTTCCCATACCCAAATCCTCTTGTTTTATGTCTTTTAGGAAATGAGCGAATATCATATACGGAAATCCTAGATCATAATGAATATGGGGATTGTTGTATTTTGGATTTAGTACTTGTTCTAGTAGTTTTGGAGACTCGCCTCTCTTACACGTGTATACACAAAACTTTCCATCGTTTCCTCCTCCATCAAATGAAAATATTAGGGCTTCTTTGAAGGAAGATTGATAAAATGATCCACCTGCGTGGGATTCGTGGTGTAAACACTGAACGTATTTTTTTGCTGGTATAGTCTTTTGTAGATTAAACCTGTTTTCATCCATTATGACGTCGGTGTTCGAAAAGTAACAAGTCTCAAATTCGTCGATATTCAGTTTCCTCATTATCCACCTAGGAATATACTCCGCTAAAAACAGAATTTCAGTAGATTTCGGACACATATACTGAGCGATGCCCGAATTCTTGTAATTCAGGAAACGTTCAGCTTCTAATACGAGTAAGATTTTGCCCCCTGACTCTACTACATACGCCGCATTATGAGATCCGTAAAACGATATTGTTGCCATTGTTTTATTTTTGTGCTCTAATATTTTCGTAACTCTCTAAGTACCTTCTTCCGTATCCTAAACAAAAGATATTTTCTTCATCAGGTATTATTCCCCCTGGTGGACTCCATAAGAAGTATCGATTGAATAAGTCTATGCTAATGTCTTCGTAATATTTCACATGAAAGTGTCTCAACAACACTTGATCATCTGGACATCCGTAAGGATATCCTTTTTGAGGATCGTCATTCATTGTATCCAATGCCTCTTTTATTACTTTAAGAACGAAGGCCTTCTCTCCTAAGAATACACCCGCGTTTAGAGCGCATTGATGTCCTACACCATACTTTTGAGTATTCAAATCTATGTACTTGGGTAGCGTAGTCTTGTAAACTTCTCCCCAATAATCTACAGTGTTTTCTGGAGGAGGCCAACCTGTGTGACTAAAGTTACCCTCATGATTAAACAACATTTTACATCCGTAGTAATTCAACATCTCTTGAGGATCTAATAGATCCTTCAACAATAGGACATCAAGCGCATCAACATACATTATGTAATTTGGTAAATTGTCATAATTACTCTGTATGTAATCCACAATTCCTATTAGCTTTGTAGACCACTTATGATATACCTCGTAAGTTATGAACTCTATAGGTCTTCCATCTATTTTTTGTATGTTAGCTAACGGATTGTTGTATCTTAGAGATGTATTAAGCACAGTTATGATCTGTACGTCATCTGTAATTTTTATTGGGGTGTTTGCGATGTTATTCCTAATTATGCCAGGAAACATGCAACGGCCATGTATTACATTGAAATCTAACAATTGCTCATGCAGCAATCGATCAATGTGTTTCTGTTTTTCACTTAACATAGACTATTCGCTTAATTTGTTGAAAACGTGAGTATCTGTGACTTCTGTTATGAATGGAGGATACTCTTTATAATATGTATCTAGTTCTTCCCTATTGTTCTGTATAAATTCAACAAAACTTCCTGTTTTGTCGTAATTAAACGTTCTCTTGTGCCAAGCGCCGCGGCCGTTCAAATTTCCTGAGTATAGGTTGTCTTCGGGACGAGGTCGATGGCGACACACTAGATTAGGTGTATACCCATATGGATTTTCCATGTTCGCATCGTAAACATATGCGTCTCCCGCTCCACAAATTCTCATTTCAAACTTGTAGTTAAATAGCTTTGTGAAGAAGTACATTAGATTCGATGTTACAAATTCAGGAGACCAAAATTGTCGTCTTTCAGACATGTCTAGAAGTTGCATGCCGTCTCTTTTTTCGGGAGCTACTATGCATCTCTGCTCTAGTAAGTGATCTGTTGCTGCGTTCCAGATTTTATAGAAGAGATCTTGATGTTCTTTGCTCTCAAAATGAAAACCTCTCATGTATCCATCGTTGAATGATCCTACTCTATTTTGTAAAAATAACTTATGATCCCATGCGTATTCGTCAGGGTTCACTACGTCCCTATTAACGGTTCCGTCAGGATTTAAGAAGTCTGCGTTTATTTGCAAGTCTATATCAAGGCCTGCCCTTTCTCGCACTTTATTCCAAAAGTGGTTTTTTTGATGTATCCCACTAGTTTCCCATCCGTAGTGTGGAGCATATACGCTTCTTACTGGTATACTATCAAAGAACCTCTTTACGCGATCTTTATCGTTGACTAAAATCGTATCACAATCCACTATGCAGTAGTTGTTTATGTTCTCCTTCATCATATAATACATGATATACCTCTGTATTTCAAACGGAAAAGCCGCATCTTTACTCTCGTAAAAACCTTTCAAATTCTTTATTTGATCGCTTTCGTCTTTGAATACATTAGGTAATATCTCGTGATTGATGCTGATTTCTGATCTATTCTCTACGTCTTCTACGAATACGAATTTGTACTTGTGATGATAGTCTTTATAGAACTTGTAAGATTCTTTATCAGTCAAAATCATCACGTAGTCGCTCGTTTTTCCCGAGCAGTGATCGAATACGTCTAATCTGTACTTTAGAGCTGGACCGAATAGGTTAAATGCGAACATATTATTTTAGTAGTGATTCAAAATTTATTACTTTGGTTAAAATTTCTACATGAGCTTTTAGTGTATTGTTTTCTTCATAGTATTTTTTTGCGTTCTGTGAAAGATACTGTATATAGTCTTTATCTTTTTTAACGTATTCATAAGTGTCTATGAATGCGTCTGCTAGAGTTTTTACATCCGCTAGATTATTGCACTTCACCTCTGCGTAATGATAATTTGGAATCAAAGGTTTGTAGTATCTTACTTTAGGAGCCGTTCTTATTAGGGCTGTGCCTAATCCCATAGCATCCACAGTTCTAGAAGACACACCAGCTACACAATCTAAGTCTATGTTTATAGCTGATTTGTTCATCTCTATTAAAAAGTCCCTAAGAGGAATGGTCTCGCCTCGAATATCAAATCTTTCATCCATTGGGATGTCTTTATTTAGACCTAACAAATACGCTCTAAGTCCATAAACTCCGCCTCTAAAATATGGTTTATCTAGTACAGATCGATCTTTGTGCCTATCATCGTATATCTCGTTAACAATTTGATCCTGTAGAAAAAATGGGCCTCTGGATATTGGGGTATAGTTGATGATTTCGTCAATTATTTTATACTGCATACCTCGACAATATAGATAGTCAGTTTCATTATAAGTCACATCACTATAATGAGTTCCGCAAGCAGGAAGAAACTGCTGTATATTTTCTATGTCCGGAGCGAATTGCAAGTAGTGTACACTGGCTTTGTCCCAAAAACTATAGACTATAAATTTACCCGTCTCTTCGTTTTCTATGATGGTGGTTTGATAGCTGCATTGATTGTCCAAAAATTTTACCCGCGTAGGATCGTTATCTATGAACATATCATAACACTCGTACCAATTTTTTCCAAATACCACATCCGGATTCATATACTTCTTCTTTTGAAAGTTTATCTCCGGATATTTTTTTACATAGTAATCAAATAGTTTACTTGATGCCGCTGAGAAGAAGTACGTATCCTCTTTGTGTTCGTAGTCGTGCCAAAAATTTATCGTCATATAACTACTTTAATAGATCTAAATTGATGGTGTCTTTCAAAATTTGAATATGAGATTCTAACGTATCGTTTTGTTCGTAGTATTTTCTACCGTTTTCGGACAAAAACACCATAAAATCTCTGTCTTTTTTGACGTCTTCATATCTGTCTAGATACGCTTCGGCCAAGTGTTTATAACTATCTTCCCCCCTAATATTGTTCAAATCATATTTGACTTCGGCGTAATGGTAATCAGGAATTAGCTGATTCTTATACTGTATTGTTAATTTGGGTCGAATCAATGCGGTTCCCAATCCCATAGCAATATTTGTTCTATCTGATGGCTCTGCTACGCAGTTGAAATCTACATTTATTGCAGATTGACTCATCTCTTCTACAAACTCTTCTGGAAGTATGCCTTCACATCTCATATCAAATCTAGAATCGTACATCGATGTCCAACGTTTCATTCCATATGAGCATCCCCTATAATACGGTTTGCTCAATACTGTTCGTTTTGGATTATCTTTGTGTTTGTCTATAGATGAATCATTAGACAGGAAAAACGTGCATTTAGAAATCGGTGTATATGGTATACCAAAGTCTTTATAATTGAAATCATTATCGTGTACGCCAACAGCCGGTAGAAACTGAACCATATTTTCAACATCCGGTAGTTTAGAAACATATTTACTGGCCTTGTCCCAATAGCATATCAATATATACTTTCCGTTATCTGGATTTTCTATTATGGTGGTTTGGTAATTGGGTTGATTGTATACGAATTTGGCTAGCCTACGATCTATGTCTTTTATATCATGAGCGGAGGGGATATATCCATAAGCATCTCTATATTGCTGATTGTTCAAAAATTCTGGAGTGAGTGTCCAATCTATTTCAGGATACGTTTCTTTATAATGATCAAATAGCAATTTTGAAGCAACAGTAAAGGTGTACTTTTGCTCCTTATCAAGAGAGTAATGAAACCAAAAATTCAGTGTCATTTTGCAATAACGTGTTCATATCTTTCGCACCATCCCTTTTCTGGGTGGTGGGCCCAATAAACAACTCTATGAATTTTTTTGTCTGTTAAAAAGAACTCTTCGTAGTGTATGTTTCTACCTTCATTAAATGCTTGTAATCGATAATCGTCTATGAATTTACTGTTGACAGATTTTCCGTTTTCATCGTCAAATGCTATCAATACAAAGTTATAATTCTCCTCCTTAAATTGCGATCTGTGCACATCTACTAAAAAGTAGAATGATTCCATAAACGATTGCTCCCACAACTCTTGATCTTCTATTTGAGGATTTGGAGGATATTTGTTTTCTATAGTATACTTTTGTACTGCGCGTCTTTTGAAATCTACGCCTGCATATTTTTCGTAATCACGTAAAGTTCTAACGGTTCCTAAGTCGTAACCTGTTAAATCTATTCCACTCTCTACTCTGAATAGGCAACGTATTTTTCTTCTAGCGTACTCTTGTTTATTGTACCAATCTACTCCTAGTTTTGCGTCATCATCCCACTTCAATTTGCCGGCTCGCTCTTCTCTCATAGTAGAGTGCCAAACAACAATTTTGTGAGGATGAAAGAAATCGTATCCGTGAGTATAGGATCTAACAGTAAGATTGATCTCTTCTCCGCTAAAGTAAATATCTGGATCGTGTTTTATCTCTCTTGCCCATTCGCTTCTTGCAAAGTCAAAATGACCACACAAAAACCTAGACATAGGGGGTTCAGTCATCTCTTGATATCCGTGTAACAATCCAGGTCTAATGAATATTGTGCCGTGAGGATAAAAGCATACGAACTGGGATTGCCACGGTTCCATTGATCTTCCTGCGGGGTCATTGAAGGGATCGTACAGCGGAGAATATCCCGCTATGATAGGCTTCTTATGTCCTTTTTGCTCCAATTCCTTGTGCATTTCTATGAGAGTCTCATCCCAATCCTGCGCAAATCTGTGATGAGAATCTAATTGACATATATAATCTTCGTTAGTTAACAACTTCTCATTGATTATAGCTCTCGCCCACGGAAGACCTTTGGCCTCTGTGTATAAGCATTCGTAAATCTTAAAGCGCTTATCCTTCTTATACTCAGTTAAATCATCAAACTTATCATCGGGGTGGTACTGTCTACAGATTCCAAAGCGCAATCTCTTTGGATACTTTGCTTTGTCTATGGCGTCTTTTATGGTAGGAATCAATTCTGGATCCCTATACGCTGGTAAATGCAATAGTATGGTCTCTTTTTTACTCATATTTTATAACGTTTTCTATTCTTTCCATCCAGCCTTTAGATTCGCTGTGAGGCCAAACTCTCCAGCTGTGTGGTAATTGTGTGCTTTCGTACTCTCTCCAAACATGAACAAACTGATCATTGGGATCCAATCTGATTATGGAGTCTATTTCGTTTTTATCTGCGTCTTGTCTATATGCGTCGTTACCGTCTTTATCTAACAACGCTATTGCAAATGTATCGTAATCTTTCTCTGGTAGTGATCCTCTGTATATGTCCATACAAACTTTTATCTTGCTTTTCAAACCCGATTCGTAATCACCAACTATCGGTGCCGGTTTGTGTTGCAAAGTCTCTTCGTGTATTTGTCGAGCGGAGAATTTTAAGCCTGCGTATCTCTCATATTCTTCTAGTGTCCTCTCTTTTCCAAACCAAAAAGGTCCAAAACTTTTTATGGTACAAGGCGTGCATTCGCCTTCCATTCCAAACAACTTTCTAAATCTTGCGTATGAGCTTTTATCTAATTCGCTATATGTGTGATGATCGTCCCAATGTTTCTTCTTTCCCTCTCTTGTGTATTCGTGCCACACATATATTCTGTGAGGATTGAATATGTCGTATCCGTGAGTGAATGCTCTTGCAGCTAAAGAAGTTTCTTCTCCGTGAAAATACAAATAAGGATCGTAAGGAACCTCTTTAGCAAATTTTCCAAGCGTAAAAATGAAGTGAGCCGATAGGAATCGAGATCTCACAGGCTCTTTCATGTCTCTCCAGCCGTCTAATCCCTGAGGCCTTAGAAATACTGCGCCTTCTGGAAGAAATCTGTCTATATTTAAGAACCACACTTCCTGGGTACGTCCATCTGGATCTTTATCTGGAAAGTATGAAGGCAAATACGTGGATAGAATGGGTTTTTTGTAGCACTGTACTTGAAGATACGCTATCATGTCCTTTAGCTTGGTGTCCCACCCTTGAATGAATCTGTGATGGGAATCCAATTGCATGTAATAGTCTTCGTCTTGATATAACGAACCTATTTTATTTCTCGCCCAACAAACGCCTTTGGACTCTTTGTGGTCTACGTCTATTATCCTAAAGCGGGGATCTTCTTTGAATTCGTCTAAGTTGTCCCAATTGTCATCTCCAGAGTGTTGCCAACATATACCAAAAACCAAGTTCTCTGGTTTATCTGCGGTTGCTATGCAATCTCTTAGTGTTGGGAGTAATTCTGGATCCCTATACGAGGCTATCGAAACGAATATTTTTGACATGTTTTGAAACTAAATTGACCATTTACAATAAATATACGTGTTTTGCCTGTAAGTAAGTATAGTTTAGTTTCAAGTTAATTTAATTACAAGCATGTTCCTACAAAAGTGTTTGTAAACGTTGCGGTCACTTGGTTCGTAGTTACATTTTCGTTTGAGTCCGTTACCGTGCACTCCCAAGTTGAAGATGTACTCAGGTTACCAAGACCATTACATCCTAGTACTGTACTAATTGTAGCTGTAGCCGTTGATCCGCCAGATATATTGTGAGCAGATGGATTGCTTACTGCGGACCAGCTATACGTAGCTGTACCGCTTATATTTGTGGCTGTGCAAACTAAATCACATTGATATGTCGCTAAACCCGTGTCGTCATCGAATGATTGACTACAAGACTCAGCAGAAGCTTGTAAGGGTTGAAGAGAAGTAGAAGGCGTTCTAGTAGGCGTTACGCTAATTGTAGGAGTAACGCTTATAGTTCTAGTAGGAGTAACGCTTATAGTTCTAGTTGGAGTAACGCTAATTGTAGGAGTAACGCTTATAGTTCTTGTGGGGGTAACGCTTATAGTTCTAGTAGGCGTTACGCTAATTGTTGAAGTTACACTTATCGTTCTTGTGGGAGTAACTGATATCGTTTGGGTGGGAGTTACTGATATTGTAGATGTCACACTAATAGTTCTAGTTGGTGTAACACTTATCGTAGAAGTCGGAGTTACTGATATTGTAGATGTCACACTAATAGTTATAGTTGGTGTAACACTTATGGTTGAAGTAGGCGTAACACTGATTGTGGAAGTGACACTTATAGTTCTAGTAGGCGTAACTGATATCGTCGAAGTGACACTTATAGTTCTAGTAGGCGTAACTGATATCGTCGAAGTGACACTTATAGTCGGTGTAGGAGTGGCGCTGATTGTAGATGTCACACTAATAGTCGGCGTAGGAGTAGCGCTGATTGTTGAAGTTACACTTATCGTTGGAGTTACTGATATAGTCTGCGTAGGAGTAACGCTTATGGTTCTAGTTGGAGTAACGCTAATTGTTGAAGTTACACTTATAGTTTGAGTCGGAGTAACGCTTATAGTCGAAGTAACAGTTATTGTAGGCGTTGAAGATATTGTTGGAGTAACGCTGATTGTAGCCGTAGAACTAATTGTAGGTGTTACACTTATTGTAGGCGTTGAAGATATTGTTGCTGTTACTGTTATGGTAGGAGTTGAAGATATCGTCGGAGTTACGCTTATAGTTCTAGTTGGTGTAACACTTATGGTTGAAGTAGGCGTTACGCTGATTGTTGAAGTAACACTGATCGTTCTTGTGGGGGTTACGCTAATAGTTTGGGTGGGTGTTACAGATATAGTGGATGTCACACTAACAGTAGGAGTAACGCTTATAGTAGAAGTTACAGTTATTGTGGGAGTAACTGATACGGTAGAAGTAACTGATATCGTTCTTGTGGGGGTAACGCTGATGGTCTGTGTAGGAGTTACAGATATTGTGGCTGTGACGCTTATTGTCGGAGTAACGCTTATAGTCGAAGTAACAGTTATTGTAGGCGTTGAAGATATTGTTGGAGTAACGCTTATCGTTGACGTTACTGTTATAGTGGGAGTTATAGACACTGTAGGTGTCACACTTATTGTGGATGTAACAGAAATGGTTCTAGTGGGTGTTACGCTTATCGTTTGAGTCGGCGTAACGCTAATAGTCGAAGTAACAGTTATAGTAGGCGTAACGCTTACGGTAGGAGTTGCTGATATCGTAGGAGTTGAGGATATAGTAGGAGTGACAGATACCGTAGATGTAACAGTTATTGTAGGTGTTACGCTTATAGTTCTCGTAGGAGTTACGCTTATTGTGGAAGTTGGAGTTACTGATATAGTTGACGTTACACTTATAGTTCTAGTAGGAGTAACAGATATTGTTTGAGTGGGGGTGACGCTTATTGTGGGTGTAACTGATATCGTTGACGTTACTGTTATAGTTCTCGTAGGGGTAACTGATATTGTCTGAGTAACCGATATTGTGGGAGTTACTGATAAGGTTGGAGTAACACTTATTGTCGGAGTTACACTAATAGTAGAGGTGACAGTAATAGTGGGAGTGACTGATATTGTTGGAGTAACGCTGATTGTCTGTGTTACACTTATTGTTTGAGTAGGGGTGACGCTTATGGTTGTTGTAGGAGTGACACTTATCGTAGCCGTTACGGATATTGTAGCTGTTACTGAAATTGTAGAAGTGACGGACACCGTTGGAGTAACGGATATAGTAGCCGTTCTTGATATCGTAGGAGTTACAGATATGCTTGGTGAAGGAGTCGGTGTAGGAGGAACTACTGGATACAGGTTCAACGCTACAAATGCTACGTCATCGATCGCTGCGGTGTAACCTATGGTAAAGTTAGAGGTAGATGCGGTAGTCTGTCTATCCACCCTTGCTACCTCAGCGCCAAGGTCAATAGACTCATCAGCTGTCATGTTTGCCAATATAGTTAAGTTGCCCGGGGCAGCCAGGCCTGATGCTATTGCGCAGAATGCTAAACAGTTGTTTCCTCCTGTTGTTAGTGTGTCTTGTGGGTTCGCTACGTCATTACTAATTGATGCGCTATCGTATACCGCTATATCGTATCCGTTATTAGAATAAACTGTCGCTGCTACAAACCAATAATCATCGTTAGTTGCAGTGGTAAAGTCTATGTTCATGTTTTGAGTTCCCACCGGTACTTGAGAACCTACAAACCAGACGGAAGTATTAAATGGTTCTCCAGTGGTATCTACGCTTCCTGTGATTTTTGTGAGAGCTACGCCTCCATAATCGACGGTAGATATTTGATCCGTCGCCGTAGTGTAGTTTATCGCGAACAACAATATACCATTAGGATCGGTTCCTGGAGTGTGAGAGAAAGAGTATGGATCGGTTGTCGCTGTACGCGTTGATTGGGTAGATGCATCGAACAACACTGCTGGCACTTGTGGAGTTGTAGATATCGTAGGAGTAATGCTAACTGTCGTAGTTCTAGTAGGACTTATCGTAGGCGTTACAGATATTGTAGGGGTTGGAGTTTCACTTATAGTAGCAGTAACGCTCACGGTAGGGGTCACACTCACAGTAGCGGTTTCTGAAACTGTTGGAGTCACGCTTACCGTTGCCGTCTCAGATACCGTAGGCGTCACTGATATTGTAGCTGTGGGAGTTTCGCTTACGGTGGAAGTAACAGTTATTGTAGGCGTTAAAGAAATTGTTGGCGTTACAGATATAGTAGCTGTAGAACTTATGGTAGGAGTCACACTAACTGTAGGTGTTACGGATATGGTGCTTGTAGGCGTAACACTAATGGTTTGGGTGGGAGTAACACTTATGGTGGACGTAACACTAATTGTAGGAGTTACGGATATTGTCGAAGTAACAGTTATTGTGGGCGTTACACTAATTGTAGAGGTGACGGATATAGTAGGTGTAACGCTGATTGTATTAGTGGGCGTAACGCTAATAGTTGAAGTTGGTGTTACACTTATAGTTGCTGTTACTGATATTGTAGGAGTAGAGGAGATAGTGGGTGTAACGCTGATGGTGGCTGTAGAACTGATGGTCGGAGTAACTGATATAGTTGCTGTTACACTAATGGTTTGCGTAGGAGTAACTGATATAGTGCGAGTAGGAGTAACACTAATAGTAGCAGTAACGCTTATGGTGGAAGTAACAGACACTGTTGGAGTAACACTTATGGTCGAAGTAACAGTTATTGTAGGTGTTACACTTATGGTTTTGGTTGGCGTTACGCTGATTGTCGAAGTAGCCGTAACAGATATAGTAGGAGTCACGCTGATGGTGGCTGTAGAACTTATGGTAGGAGTCACACTGATAGTGGCCGTAAAACTGATTGTAGGGGTAACTGATATCGTACGGGTGGGAGTAACGCTTATTGTCGAAGTTGGAGTTACAGATATTGTAGAGGTCGGTGTTACACTGATCGTCGATGTAGCACTAATCGTGGGAGTCACGCTTATAGTTGCAGTGGAGCTTATTGTGGGAGTCACACTGATTGTTGATGTAACCGACACAGTGCTAGTGGGAGTCACACTGATTGTTTGTGTTGGCGTTACGCTGATTGTTGCTGTTACTGATATGGTAGATGTAACGCTGATGGTTGGAGTAACGCTTATGGTCGGTGTAACACTAATTGTTGGAGTATTGCTTATGGTTGCCGTAACGCTGATTGTCCTAGTGGGCGTTACGCTAATAGTACTAGTTGGAGTAACACTTATAGTTGCCGTTGTTGATATGGTGGGAGTAACACTAATAGTGGCTGTAGAACTGATGGTCGGAGTTACACTTATTGTAGCTGTTGAACTTATGGTAGGTGTTACCGATATAGTTCTTGTAGGAGTAACTGATATTGTAGCTGTAGGAGTAACGCTTATAGTCGATGTAACGCTGATCGTGGGAGTAACACTTATAGTTGATGTAACGCTTAATGTGGGTGTAACAGATATCGTCGCTGTAGAACTTATTGTCGGCGTAACACTGATAGTTCTTGTGGGAGTAACTGATATTGTCGATGTAGGAGTTACACTAATAGTCGCAGTTACACTTATAGTAGAAGTAACGGATACTGTGGAGGTAACTGTAATTGTCGGAGTTACGCTTATTGTTGGCGTGGAACTAATAGTAGGCGTTACACTGATTGTAGAAGTCGGAGTTACACTGATTGTTTGCGTTGGGGTTACACTGATCGTTGGAGTAACAGAAGCCGTGGCAGTAACGCTAATTGTGGATGTAACACTTAAAGTGGGTGTAACTGATACGGTTGAAGTAACGCTTACGGTCGGAGTTACACTTATTGTTGAAGTCGGAGTTACACTTATTGTTGAAGTCGGAGTTACACTAATAGTGGGCGTGACGGATATCGTAGAAGTTGGTGTTACACTTATAGTTGAAGTGGGCGTAACGCTTACAGTTGCGGTAGAACTAATTGTGGAAGTAACAGATACAGTGGGAGTAACGCTTATCGTCGGAGTTACAGATACGGTTGATGTTGCACTAATTGTAGGAGTGACACTAATTGTCGATGTGGGAGTGACACTATTAGTTCTTGTGGGAGTTACTGATATTGTCGCTGTTGCGCTTATTGTAGCAGTAACTGATATAGTAGATGTAACACTTATTGTAGGCGTAACTGAGACTGTAGATGTTACGGTTATTGTGGGCGTAACGCTCACAGTTTGAGTAGGTGTAACAGATATTGTAGGCGTAACAGATACAGTCGCTGTGACTGAATTAACGAATGAGGGCGTTACTGATATAGTGGCTGTTGCAGATGTAGTGATTGTAGGAGTTACAGATACTGTTGGGGTAACACTTATCGTAGAAGTTACTGTTATTGTAGGAGTAACGCTAATTGTTCTAGTAGGCGTTACACTTATTGTAGCTGTAGGAGTAACACTTATAGTGGATGTAACGCTGATCGTAGGAGTGACACTGATGGTAGAAGTAACGCTAATAGTAGGCGTTACAGATACCGTAGAAGTTACAGTTATTGTCGGAGTGACACTTATCGTGGATGTAGGAGTTACGCTGATAGTAGAAGTTGGCGTCACAGATATTGTCGCTGTAACACTAATGGTTGCAGTTACTGATACTGTGGAGGTCACACTTATAGTTGGAGTAACTGAAATGCTCGATGTGACAGTTATTGTAGGAGTAACGCTTATGGTTTGAGTAGGAGTGACACTAATAGTTCTTGTGGGAGTAACGCTTACAGTTGCTGTATTTGATATTGTTGGAGTAACACTGATAGTGGCCGTATTTGATACTGTTGCGGTTACAGTGATAGTAGGAGTTACAGAAATAGTAGATGTAATACTAACCGTAGGAGTAACACTTATAGTGGAAGTAACGCTAATAGTAGGCGTAACGGATGTAGTTGCTGTTACGCTTATGGTTCGTGTGGGTGTAACAGATATTGTAGGCGTAACAGATACAGTCGCTGTGACCGAATTGTTGAATGTCGGGGTTATTGATATAGTAGCTGTCGCAGATACAGTGATTGTGGGTGTGACACTTATAGTGGGCGTTACAGATATGGTTCTAGTGGGCGTAACACTTATCGTAGAAGTCGGAGTTACGCTAATAGTTGCAGTTTGACTTATTGTAGAAGTTACGCTTATAGTACGGGTTGGAGTAACGCTAATAGTAGACGTAGGCGTAGCACTTATAGTAGACGTCACGCTTATTGTAGGCGTCGAAGTCACTGATATGGTTCGTGTTGGTGTAACGCTGATCGTTGCGGTAACAGATGTCGTTGAAGTGACTGTTATTGTAGGCGTCACAGACACCGTAGAAGTTACAGTTATTGTTGGAGTCCTTGTGGGAGTTGCGCCTATTGTAGCAGTTACGCTCAGTGTAGGAGTGTAAGAAGGCGTAGGAGTAGGAGAATTATTAGGCGCGTAATTATACCATTCGCTAAATGCGTGAGGGGCGGTTTGATTCAAACTGCCGCTTTGTCCTCCCAACCAAAATAAAGATCCCTGTATAGGCACTATACCTCCAGCGAGTATGGATACCGGAGCATTGGGTATCAAACCCAACTCCGTATTCATCATACTCATCGATATAGGACCTGAAGCGGGTATCGGCATGATTACTTCCCTTTCTTCAGATTATCGATCTCTTTCTTTAGTTCTTTGATTGCTTCTATAAGTACAGCTACTAACTTGTCGTATTTGACGGCTTTGTATCCCGTGCTTCTAGTTCTAACCAATTCAGGAACCACCTTTTCTACTTCCTGAGCTATGACACCTATGTCGTGTCCCTCGTATCCGTGATTTATAGGATCAGGTATCCAATCAAACTCTACTCCGTTTATGCTCTCCACTTTTTCAAGAGCATTTTCTATGGGTTTTATGTTCGTTTTGAATCTTATGTCTGAGCTATTGAATGCTACGATGTCATTCGATGCGTCCAATCTGCCTATAGTTGCTGATGGTTGTATGTTGCCTATTGCCAGAGACGAGCTCACCGATAGGGATCCTGTGATTACGGAATTGCTTCTAGCTATTATTCCGTTCCTTGCTATGAATTCGTTTGCCATGTTGTTTTACTTTTTTCACTCTCCAAAAGTAAATAACCTCTATTAGTATTCTTCGTCGTCAATCCATGGTATAAATACGGGTTGAGTATCTAATGTCGTGTAATAAATTTCAACGTATCCTTGTCTTCCAGCTCCACCTGCCTTGGCGCCGCCGGCAGATCTAGAACCACCCGCTCCACCACCACCGTATACGTTAAAAGATCCAGATGTTGTTCTTGCTGCACCACCTGCTGCGTTAGATGCTCCGCGGCCTCCGTTACCCCCGTAATCCACGCTTCCAGATCCTTCTAATGAGCCCGTGCCTCTAGTACCTTGACCTCTAGTACCCGCTCCTCCTCCTCCACCTGAGCCAGTTGTAGCTGCAGAGCCAACAGATCCTGATCCTCCATTAAATGCGAATCCTCCGACCTCAGCGCTTCCTGTCAGACACACCGATCCTGCTCCTCCGGGACCTCCTACGCCAGTTGCTCCACCTCCTCCAGGTTCACCGTGATCCGCTCTAACAAATATATTAGGATCCGCGGATGAGGTCACATACGAGAATCCTCCTGGGCCACCGGAAGTGTCTGAAGCGGGACCTGCGGTGCCCGCGGCTCCGACAACTATAGAAAGTATTTGACCAGGAAAAACGTTCAGCGCGCCCGAAACGTATGCGCCGCCCCCGCCACCTCCGGCAGTTCCGTTGGTGTTCGTTTTTCCACCTCCACCGCCTCCTGCGCCCCAAGCTCTAACTTGAACATATTTTACGCCCTCAGGAACGTAAAAAGACGATGTACCTACAGTTGAAAACGATTGTGAAACTAATGCCATACTATTTCTTTATGAAATCTACTTGTACTGACACTTGATACTGTGTACTACCTGATATGATTATTTCTAGGCCATCGCCGGGAGCATAGTTTACGTTTTGTACAGTACCGCCAGATGTCCATTGATTATCGTTTGTCACGGTTAAATTAGTAGCTAAGTGTTGTGTAGCCGCTGATCCACTTCTTCTAGCGTTTACTTGTACGTTGTTACTTCCGGACTTGAACGCGTAAAGAGCGACTACAGATGCAGAATAAGGGGCTCTCCAAACGTGATAAGATCCTGTGATCGTGAATGTATTAGTTAGATCAGCAATAGTTGCGCCCTTAGAGAATATTCCTGCTCCATTAGATCCTGAAACTATGAGAGATCCTGTGATTTGAGTTCCGCCTACAACTCTAAAATCCAATTCTGATGGTAGCGGAGATTCTATTACTACCGAACCAGAGAATATGCTCTGTCCTACAACAGTGAATTCTGACGCTCCGTTCGATCCTGTTACAATCAACGATCCGGTTATTTTAAGGTGTTGCGTGAGATCAGCGAGATTTCCCTTAAACGATCCTGTAACGGACCCTGTTATTATAGCATTAGAGCCCGTGACGACAATCGGGAAGACAGTGGCGTTGTTGCCGGCGAAAAGTTTGAGGTTCGCGTTGGGTCCCGTTGTGATGTTTCCTATCAAAAAGTTGGAACCTGTGTTGTACAGGTAGGCTTCGTTGGCCACTCCTACGAATGCTGCTGCGTAATTGCTGCCGTTGATGCCAAGGTCAACGTAGTTACCGGTCTCGTTTCCTGTGTTGTTGGTGGCCACGATGTCGGAAGAGGCGTTTGTACCGGTGCTCTTGTTTACTATGTTGAGCTGCGTGTACGTGTCTATGTTCGACTCTCCACTTATGACGTTGATTGTGGATCCAGAAACCCTTAGCGCCTCGGGATTCGTGACGTTGAACGCTGTAACATTTACTCCGATATTCTTGTTATCTCCTTCGTAAAGCGAACTGGTTGTGATTGAAGTCGTGCTGTCCCAACGAGCGATGTATTTGTCTTGTCCTCCGCTGAGGCCTGCTCCACCCGGTGCGTATGCTGCTGATACGGCAAATGAAGCAGAGAGAGCCAGGTTACCGTCGGTAAATATCGATCCTGTAACGTAAGACGCGGTGCCGAATAGACTACCAGTCATCGAAGAAGCCGATACAAAAGACGCTGTAACGGATAGCACTTTTAATCCGTCGTCCCCCTGTATCGATCCTGTTACACCTAAAGAACCCGTTATTCTTGCTGAACCGCTATAGGGAAATGCTTCTCCGGATCCACCCGGTATATTGATGGATGCCGTATTAGAAGATACTGTAGCAGTGACTCCTAATCCAATGAAATTGATAAACTCCGCTGTTCCAAGGGAATTTCCCTCTTCGGCTATAGTGAGAGCCGTAGAGGAACCTGCATTCAGCGCATAAGACGCGGTTAAAGAATTGGAGGAAGTTAAAGCGTAAGAAGCACTCAAAGCCGGATTTGTGCTTGTGAACACCGATCCAGTTACGTAAGATGCAGTAGCTGGGTTTCCATTTATCCACAATCCGGTGTTGTATACTAGCGCTTGACCATTTTGAACTCCGGTTATCGTTACGTCCGAAAGGTCATCTAGTGCTTGAGCAGCTGCTCCTCCTCCACCGGAAGCGCCTGCGGTGTTTCTAAAAAGACCTGAGTTTATGATCCGGTTATCGTTTGTATCCGACAAATCGGTCGTGTTACCTCTACAGACTATGTATCCTATAAAGGGCAAAGACAGTATACTGGTGGGGGATTCTTGGAAATTATCAGTAGTTATCGCTCCCAAGGCAAGAGCGAGACTTGAATATACACTTTGGCCGTAATATACGTAGGATATTCCGTTTACTACGCCTTGGAATACACGTTGAATTGTCCACTCGCTTGCTCCTACTGTTTGTAGTGTGCCACTGCCATCGTCGTATTTGGTGGGATCTATGTCTGTATACGGTAAACCTGCATTAGTAGCCGCTCTAAAACCTCCGACAACTCCTGGGTCTCTGTATACCCTAACTAAACTTCCTGTGTATATCACAGAGGAATCGTAAGTGGAAGGATTTTGAGGATCCTGTTTGTAAAATCCTCCGTGTCTAAAAGCTCTACCAGCGGCGATATCTATCTTTAGACTGCTAGGTTGGGCGGTGATATCCATTCCACTCAATTTTAGAGGGCCGAACGCCCGTAAAAATTGAGTTTGTTGATCTACCTGACCGTAAGTTGTAACTCTAGAGTCAGCGTACGAACTTATATTATCTGTGGTCAATGCAAATATGTAGCCTAACGGAAACTTTGTGGTGAATTGCTCAGGAGTATATACAGTCGTTTGTCTAACTAAATTTCCGTTTTCGTCTATTAACAAGTATACAACCTGAGATGATTCTATATCAGTCTTTAGACTTTGCGTTATAGGACCAAACTGTACGTAAGTGGCCGTTGTGTCTCCGTGAGATGAGGTGCTAGCATTGTAATTAACTATCAATCCCGCCCCTGGGGATATTCTTATCTCTGTGGCTTTGGGAGGTGTGTCTAGTATGCTTCCAGTAAAGGTCACGTCTCCTCCCCAAACCAATCCAGTTCCTGTTTGTTCTTCCAACCAGTGCATCTCCCACAGAGCGCCATTATTTCTATAGTGTAAATTAAACTCGTTGTTATCAGCTGAAGAGGATACAAAAAAGAATGATGAGCTTAAGTTAGATGTACCCGGATCTTTTGTGGGATCGAGCTGTAGATATCCGTTAAGACTTGTAGAGCCAGAAATTATTGCGGATCCAGAGACTTGAAAAGATCCTGTGTATCCTCCCTGTGTAGTTAGACTTCCCGATATTATTAGGGATCCGGATACAACTAGACTGCTTGATACTTCAAGTTTATCTATACTTCCGCTGCTTACGTAAAATGTTGGCATATATTATAAATATGATTTTTGTATTAAACTGTTTCTCCGTAAGATGACGCCATCCAATACGTGGTACCTGCTAGAGCTGTGTTAGAGTTCGCGTTTATCACAAAGCTTCCCGCTAGTTTACTTTCTACAGACCAAGCTCTACTATCTTCCCCTGTCACCGTGATAGCGTAATTCGTATCAGCAAAAGCCGTTGTAAATGTTACTGTGGCTTTTCTTGGGTTTCCTGCAAACGACGTGTTTACAACGGATCCTACTTTTGTTTTATTTTGACTAAATGCATAAGAGGACGTGGTAGAAAATGAAGAACTTATAGCGTTACTTGATGTCACAGCAAAAGACGCCGAAGTCACTAAATTACCAGCAACGTATATGGATCCTGTGGTGTAACTTGATGTCACAGCAAAAGACGCCGAAGTCGCTAAATTACCAGCCACGTATATGGATCCTGTGGTGTAAGAGGCCGTGCCAAATAAACTACCTGTAAATCCTTGACTACTTCTTATGCTGCCTGTCATTATCAAAGATCCGGTAATCAATAAACTTTGAGAGAGGGCGTTTAAGAATGACGAAGTCGAAGCAAAAGACGATGATATTGAATTACTAGCTGTAATAGCAAATGAAGAGGTTATTGCGTAAGACGAGGATATTGAGTTGCTAGATGTTATTGCGAAGGACGCAGATCTAGCTAAATTTCCTTGTTGGTATATAGACCCGGTGACATAACTTGCTGTTACAGAAAAACTAGACGTTAATGAATAGCTGGATGATACTGAGTGTGAGGCAGTAATAGCGTACGAGGCGGTAGTTGTGAACGATGATGTAGTGGAGTAACTAGACGATCCAAATATTGAACCTGTTATGAAAGCGTTGGATCCTGTTACTATCAGAGGAAATACAGTGCCATCATTTCCTGCGAAAAATTTCAAATTTGCATCTACTCCGCGGGTTTGGTTGCCTATCAAAAATTCAGAGCCAGTGTGATAGAGGTACGCATCATTGGGTCCTCCTATGAGGCCCGCAAAATTACTTCCGTTTATGCCAAGATCAACGTAGTTTCCGCCTTCATTTCCAGTATCGTTAGTTGCAACCAGGTCAGATGACGCATTTGTGCCTGCGTTTGTGTTGTTAATGTTTAACTGTGTGTAGTTATCTATATTAACTTTACCGCTTATAACATTTATGCCTGAGCCTGATACTAATAGTGTCTCTGGATTTATGGGATCAAATGTCGTAGTCCCTATAGCTATACCGTTCTCTCCTATATTTTCGTATAGGGAACTTGTGGTAAGAGTTGTAGAATCTACCCATCTGGTTATGTAATTAGCTTCTCCTCCAATAATGCCCCCTCCGTTAACTACGTTAGTTGCCCATGAGGCCGTACCGTATAGACTAGATGTGATACCGTTACCAATCACTGGGGATTGGAATTCTATGCTGCCTGTCAGTTTTGGATCAAATATTTTCATGCTATATTGCTCTTACGAATGTTTTTATGTTCCAGTTGTTGCTGTCTACGGTGGCTTTTAGTCTTGCGGTATCTCCATTGATATCTACAATAAATATCACTCCATCCGTGTTTCCAATATCGTTTGTTGAGTTGTCCACATATGTCGCTGTTCCCAGTGTATTCCATGTAGATATTACTGTACCTGCACGATAATTACTGCCGTCGTTTACGTAATAGTCAAAGAACGCAGCTCCATAAGATCCAGTATAAACGGTAGCCACTATTTCAGTTCCAGTATCTACATCGCTATTTTGTTGTGTTTCTAATAAAGTAGATCCTACAACAATCGTGTTTGCAAAAGACGCGGTTAACGCTGTACCACCGACGTGAGCCGCGGCTGTTCCTGTCTGGGCTATGTCAAAGTGTATTTTTGCAGTATTAGTGTCTACGGTCTCTATTCTACCAGGAATGACTACATCTCCAGTGTCATTGAACACATTTATTATAGCGTACCTCTCTCCGAGATTGTGATTGAATGTCCAAAGAGTCGAAGGACTAGATTGTACATATTTCGCTACGCTGCCTGTTTCTACTCTTCCTCCTACAACTGTTACTAGAGTTCCTGCTTGGGCATTATCAAAATAGACTTTTATGTTATTAGAGTCTACAGCTTCAATTTTACCTGGAACTACTACATTATTGTTATTGTCGTATACTGTCACCGCGGGATACTGCTCAGCCATGTTGTGAGCAAATGACCACGTATTTGCAGCTACAGATTGTATTAGTTTACGTGTGTTTCCAAATCCTAGATTGGTTAATCCACTGCCATCGCCGTACAGTGTTCCACTAACATACAAAGATCCAGTGATATCTAGAGATCCAGTAATTCTAGCGGAACCTGTGTAGGGGAAAGCTGACCCTCCAGCACCGTCGATATTGATGGATGCTGTATTTGAGGATACGGTAGCTGTTACTCCCGAACCTACGAAATTTATAAATGTGGCTGTTCCTTTCGCGTCTCCTTCATCAGCTACGGTTATCGTAGAAGATCCTCCTCCGTTAAGAGCGTATGATGCCGTAACAGCATAAGATCCACTAAACGAATACGATGAACTTATCGAATAGGACGATGTGATTCCGTACGAAGATGTAATTCCATAAGAGGAAGTAAGTGCATACGAAGAACTAAGTGCATAAGACGATGATATCCCGTAAGATGCTGTTAATGCATAAGATGAGGATAGCGCAGGATTTGTTGATGTAAATATTGATCCCGTTACGTACGACGCCGTACCAAATAGTGATCCTGTGTATCCATTCAAGGATTTCACAGATCCAGTAAATTCGGTTTCTCCTATTATGCGTATCTCAGGATTTGGAGATCCACTAACTATTAAAGATCCTGTTATTACTAAACTTTGACTTAAACTATTTAAGAACGATGCAGTCGCTGCGTATGAAGCTGAAGTTGCTAACGAAGACGTGATTGAGTAAGAGGACGTAAACGCGTATGAGGAACTCAACGCATAAGATCCACTTAGTGTATACGATGATGATATCGAATACGAAGATGTAAGAGCATAAGACGCGCTTACTGCGTAAGAAGATGTTAAAGCATACGACGCGCTAAGCGCAGGATTGGTAGAAGTGTGTATAGAACCCGTTACATACGAAGCTGTACCAAATAAGCTACCTGTAAATCCGCCGTTTACAACGTTCACAGATCCTGTAAAACCAGCACTACCGGTCACTTGTAAACTTCCACTTACAGTTACAACACCTTGATTTAGAGGATTTACATAGGATGCAGTTAATGCATTAACTACGAATGAAGACGTTAAGGCATATGAAGATGTAATCGCCGCAGAAGAAGATATCGAATACGACGAAGTTAAACTATTAGAAGACGATATTGTGTATGATGCGCTTTGGGCATAAGACGCTGTTAGTGCATACGACGCGCTGAGCGCAGGATTCGCAGAAGTGTGTATAGAACCCGTTACGTATGATGCTGTGCCAAACAAACTTCCTGTAAATCCTCCTCCTGTAACACTCACAGATCCTGTAAAACTAGCGCTACCAGTCACTTGTAAACTTCCGCTTACAGTCACCGTACCTTGATTTAGAGGATTTACGTATGACGCTGTTAATGCATTAGCTACAAAAGATGAAGTTAATGAATAAGATGAGCTAATGGCCGCTGAGGAAGTTACGGCATAAGATGAGCTTATTGAGTAAGACGATGTTAATGCATAAGATGCGCTGAGCGCAGGATTAGTTGAAGTGTGTATGGATCCAGTTACATATGACGCCGTACCTAATAAACTGCCAGTGAAACCAAAATTTGTACTTACACTGCCTGTTACGATTAAAGATCCTGTTATCAATACGCTTTGTGATAAAGGATTTACGTAAGAAGCAGTTAATGCGTTTGTAGCAAAAGAGGACGTTACAGCGTTTGAAGAACTTATCGAATAAGATGCAGTTACTCCGTATGAAGAAGTAATAGCAAAGGAAGACGATATTGAATATGATGAGCTTACAGAGTACGAAGACGTTATGCTGTAAGAGGCTGTTAATGAGTTAGAAGCCGATACAGCGTAAGAGGAAGTTATCGCGTGGGAAGATGATTGGGCGTATGAGGCGCTGAGTGAATACGACGAGCTAAATGCGTAAGACGCAGAGGTAGCGAAACTAGAAGTTCCTATTATGCCTGATCCTGATATTGATAAACTTCCTGTTAAACCATAAGATCCTGTTAACTGCTTAGAGTTGATCCACAAACTTCCGCTTCTCACTAATAAATCTCCCGTGAAAGTGGTCTGTGCGAGCACGTCGTGTAGTTCGTTGAGCTCGTAGCCGTTGTCGATCTTTACCTGTATGATTCCGTCGGTGGACTGCACTACCACTTGTCCCAACCTAACAGTGTGGAGAGGCGCTACAGGTACTTGGTCCGTGTATTGTCCCGATGCAGAGAGGTACAATAGGGTAGATGGAGCGTACGCGTTGGTGTTTATGCCCCTAATCTCCCCGTCGGTTACAGCGTAGCCGTACTGGTTGGTGTTTATGTCCTGCGCTACGATGCCTATGGTGTAAGCAGAATTTGGGTCGTTCTCCCAGCTTGCCGTTGCAAGAGTGGGAAACTGACCCGAGTTGCCGTTTATGTATACTACCGTGCCCTTGGTGAGAGTAAACGAGTTGGTGTTTCTACCTCTAAGCACACTAGCATGGCCCACGGGTATAGAGAAGTTATTGACATCGGTGTCCAACTCCAGAGTTTTTGATACATCTGTCCAGTGGACTCTACCTTCCAAAAACGGAGGGTTGCCAGGTTGAACAGTGAAATCGATCCAATCTACGGTGGATATATAAGATTGAGTGACTAGTATCGATCCGGTGAGATCTAAAGAACCGGTGATTCTTGCTGAGCCCGTAAATGGAAATGAGCTCGCTACTCCTGCGTTTAGGGCATATGACGCTGTTAACGCGTTAGACGAACTAAGCGCGTATGATGCCGATCCGAGTAGAGATCCCGTAAATGATCCTGTAAAAGAACCCGTAAAATTTCCAGATCCTACTATAGATCCAGAGAAGGATCCCGTAAAGCTGCCTACGTTAGAAGCTACGCCTCCTATTTGTACAATTTCTTCTCCGTAGGATCCCGACTTCTTCATGAAGGCGAATCCGTCATACGTGTTGAGCGCTATCTCCCCAAAGTCTAGGGCGTCTACGGTCGGTATTTTACCAGGAACAGAGCTCCTGCGTAATTTCAAATATTGATTTGACATATGTCAGCACTCAATTAGTATGTACTAAAAATACAGCAGCTATATAGCCACTAATAAATATGACCGCTTATTGTAAACCTACTTTCTCTTGGCCTCTATCAAAACATTATCCCACCTGTAAGATCCCGGAACTCTATTTGTGGCGTTAGGGTAATCTCTCCTATCCAAAACATATTTTTCTAAACACATTTCATCGTTCAATTTTTCTAATGTTAGGTGATTGGTGCTAAAATCTTGTATGTCTTCTATGATTAAGTAGCCTCCAGGTTTTACTTTCTGTAACCAATGTTCTGCTGTATACAAGTTAGCCCACAAATCGTGACATCCATCGTCTATTATGAAATCAAAGTAATCGTTTGCAAATAGATCTAATGCCGGTTGAGAATATGCATTGCACAAGTATATTCGGGTACCGAGCACTAAATCGTCACTATACTTTATTTGCGAATTATAGTCACTGAATTTTTCCATCTGGGAATCGGACAATCCCTCTTCGTTGTTATTATCCATTCCAAATATTTCAGCATTTACAAAATAATCTCTCCATAATCTCATCGAATGGAGCTGCAACACTCCAATTTCTAGTATTTTTATGGGTTCGTTTTGTAAGTGACTAAATTTTGGGCTATAGCTAAACTGTATGTAGTCGTGCACCCGCGCTTTATCTGTTGGATATGTGTTAAGCGGGTCGTGATAATTCCAAAAATCGATTAGTGTCATATGTATTTTTTATTAGTATTCTCCCAAATCAACCGAGTAGAAGCTTCCAGAATCACCAAAATTATCTATGCCTTCTATTGTTACGGATCCAGTTGCAGTATTAGTAGACACTACGTACACAGATCCACTAATTATTAAATTGGGTTGTTGGTCGTTATCACTACCACTCACTATAAGCTGGTTAGTGTTTGCGTTGTATTGCAAATTGGACAGTATTTGTTTTAGTTTTAATCTTGACATATTATTCCCATTTTCCTACTCCAATAACTTCGTCTGTCGATTCTAATCTATAGCCTAGGCCTCCGGTGTTTTCGTTTATGTTAAATACCGCATCTATCCCAGATCCGTTATTTATCAACGTGATTTGAGAGGACGGAATGTATTGTCCATTTATAAAGAAATTGAAATTGTACACTGTAGTAGCAGGTAATCCAGATCCATCCGGAGGTTGAAGTATTGCGGCGCCAGCGAATCTTGCGATGTGAGGTGCAGGGATCGACGTGGCCTTTTTTGTAATGTTTGTAGCCACATAACTCAATACGGTGGCAGACGTTGATACGTTGTTTACTATATTCACATTTGTAGAATCTGAGGCTACTACAGAGCCAAGAGGTTTTTTAGATGTCTTTTTGGAGGACGTAAATGTTTCTAGCGGACTATTTGTGGCCTCTAAACCGAATATCAATCTTGATAGACCGAATACTTTGTTTGCGTTCGCTATGTATTTGTTTATACTATCAGGTATCAAGTACGCATTGATAGTTATACTGAAGCTAGTTTTTACGAATCTATTGTCTCCCTGGGTGTATTCAGTCGCATCAGTAAAGCTTTCTATAGAGCTATAGAATTGGTAACGATTGGGATCTCCCCAATAACTCCTGGATGCGAAGTTGATGGCCTCTATAAGATTATCCATTTGTTCCATATAGGTCGTCCACATCATACAAGAATAGGTCACCGTCACGTAATCGGGGGTCACCGAAACCTTGTATTCTTTCTCGGGAGATCTGTTTGTTAGAACATTAAAATTGCTGTAGTAATTCTTCTTAGAATATTTTTTTTCAAAATACTGTAGGTTTTGAACGTGATTGCCGTCTAGTTTATTGCCTAAATTCCTGTTTTGTGTGACAGAATCTCGCTTAAACATTATAAGAGGAGCCATCAATTTGGCTTCTTTGTCCCTGTAATATCCGTCCAGCTGAACGCTCTTCCAGTTTTCTTGATTACCGTATAGTATTGGAACCTTCACGGCGGTACCGTTTTGTACCACAGAGAGATTTAGTACGTTATTAAAGTAGTACATAACGGCTTCATCGATGTCTTGTATTCCTACTTTGAAGCTCGTGTCAGCATCCTTTCTAGAAGATATTTGTTTTGAACGGTCCACTTCAGGCATTCCGGCCCTTTTAGGTTCCGTATACACTTCATTTGGATTGGGATAATTGGCTAATTCGTAAGGCTCATTGAGCTTACTCATAAACTCCTGTCTGTTCCGAGGTCTAGTCTTTTGTGCCATTTTACAATCTAGCTTGAGTTATGCCTAAACTTTCCGGATTCGTGAGGTGAGTTTGCAGTATTATTGAATAAGAATTTCCAAAGTTTTCTAGGCCGTCTTCGTACGCATAAGTATTATCTTTACCCACTATTAGCTGGTTCTCATTTACGTTATCGACTTCGTAATAGTCTTCGTTATACATCACTACGTCTCCAACTTCGGGTACTACGTTTGCTTGCTCTAAATGATACTTTAGAAACCTAAACACGTTTGATCTCTTTGTTTCAGGACCAAAATCTATTCGTTCTGTGCTAAAATCTCCTCTTTCTATCATGCAAGTTAATAGGACTGGACCTATGAAATACTTTTGCGGAGCTTCTCCGTATACGTTGATCTTACTATCGCTTAGTTTTAACTTGTAGTATCCACAGTTTTGAGATATGATGTTCTCTAACAGCTCTCTAGTTATGCCTCGAAAAGTTGATATGTCTCTGTTTGATCCAAATAGTGCCATATTATCCTATGTAAATTACAAGGGGTATATTACCTAAAGTATCATTGAGTGCCTGATTTTCCGTTTGTTTTCTTTCCAATTGGGCTTTTCTACTCATGTCTTCAAAATCTTGTCTTAGTTTTTCTCTAAGAGAAGCTTGTCTTTCCTTACCGCTACTAATTAAATCTGCTCCGTTCAAAGAAACCTCTGCTCCAGGGATGGGGATAGATCCATATTTTCCTCTTATCAATCCAAGCAATTCCATAGCTAGAGCTAACGTGTATTCGTAAATCCACTGTCTTCCTGGATGGTTTATTTGGGAATAGGTTATGGTTCCATAGGGAACATTCGAAGGATTGCTTATTAGCCCTTGATTGTTTCCGTAAAAACTTGCAGACGCCGCGCTTGATTGTTCGCTAAGCTTTGAATATTGGAACCACAGAACATATCCAGAATTTTGCGGTCTTGGAAATATTCTAAGTTTGTTATTTATGAGTTCGAAAGTAAATGCAGATCTTCTAACAGCGTTGGACATTTCTATCTCTTGAATCCTCTGAATGTCCCAATAAACTGGGAACAGTACGAAATTCAGACCGGGGGAATAAGATGCCCATCCAAAATTTTCCGTTGCTCCTTGGTAGTTTATTGAACCGCCTATGTATGGATCGTAGTATTGGTTTATTGCGGGGTTTGACTCGTAGAATATGCGTTTTATTACAATTCTATCGGAAGGGCTCAAGCTCGCAGATTCTATTGCCCACTGTTGCATGTCGTAGACTTGTACGTCTGGCAGTAGTTGTAAGGATCCGCTATACCACTCTACTGTTCCTCCTACACCTGCCATAGTGCCGTAGGTGTCTGATATGCTTATGACGTTCGTTAGATTTGGACTAACTACTGTGTTGTTCAATAGTGAAGACGTAGCTGAACCTTCTAAGTTTATGTAATTGTCCTTTATCTTTAATTGATAAAGTTCTTCTGAGTATATCGATACGGATTCTTCAAAACACGCATAGATGTTTAGATCATCCAATTCAACGTCCATGACTCCGTATCCCAATTTTCTGGCTATGTAATTAGCTACTTTTGGTCCATCGGCTTGGAATGTAGAATCATTGTCGTAGAATCCAAATGGGGTTGATCCCGATATTGGTATTGGAGTGCCATCGTATATTGCCGGATTTGCCACGCTATTTCGTTTTGATATAAATATGTTCAGTAGGGACAATAAAAAAGCCCGCTTACGGGCGGGCTTTTTATTTTAGTCTAGAGACTTGGTTAGAGAGCTGTTGTCAGGTCTGATACCAGTACTAAACCGTAGAACTCAGGACGCAGCATTGTCATGGCGTAGCGAGTCATGATACCTTTACGAGGCGTGAAGGTATTAGGATCGTACACCAGAGGCGTCATGATGAGCGGTACATAAGGTGAGTAAACCGCGCCGCACTCAAGGAATGCAGAGCCCTTGAGACCAAGAAGGATTACGTTCTCAGTCATGTAAGGGTTTTTGTAAACTTTGTAGCGGCTGTTAAGAGCACCAATCTTCTGTACACCGAAAGCATACTTCATGTTGTCTGCTGCGCCGTCGCTATCAGCAGCGAATCCAGGGATGGACTCGAGGATAGTTGCAACGGTAGGAGATACAACCATGAAGTTAGCACCGCCACGCAGCGTACGCTGGTGGATGATGTTGGAAACTTTCTGCAGTTTGATACCCAGAGTCTGGAACCATGTCATCTGAGTGTAGTATACACCAGCTGTGTTGGTATCAAAGCCAGTTGCGCCGGCGTTGATTTGCTTACCAACTGTAGCAGACCAGTATTCAACTGTAGGAGCCTGAGAAATCAACATGTCAAGCACTTCGAGGTCGATCTCAAGAGAGATGTGCTCGGAAAGGATGCCAGTCAATTCGGCTTCTGCGTCGAGAGAGTGGTATGCATTCAGGTCCTGAGCGAATTCAGGAGTCCACTGAGCCTTCAGCTTACGAGTCTTTGCAGACACGGTCTGAGACTTCATCTGAACGTTAATCTCTGGGATAACGATAGATGTAGCGGAAAGCGAGTTCGGTACAGAAGGATTGCCAGTACGGTCTTCGAAATCACCACGAGTGTTGAAATCAGTAGCTTTGCTGAAGTACACATCGTAAGATGCGGTACCTGCAGGAGCAGCGAAAGGAGCAACTCTCTTGTTGAGGTAGAATACTACGTATGTGCCACCTGCGCTTGCAGAAAGTTCTGTAAACTGCTGTAAGTTGTCAGCGGCTGTTACTGTTGAACCGGAAGCTAAGATAAAGCTTCTAACACCGTATTCGTTGATGGAAGCAGACAGAGAGGAGGTAGGAACCTGAACTCTGGAGATTGCACCAGCAATTGCGGATGAAGAATAAGCGGTATCGAAGTTTACTTGAGCCCAAGTTGCGGAACCGGAAGCTGCGATAGACGCAGATACGGAAGCACTGAACTGGTTCAGGGAGTAGCCGAAACGACCAGCGCCGTAGAGGGCACCAGCTGCTTGGTTACCGAAGTTAGCAGAAGGCGTACCGTATAAGGAATTGCCGTCTGCAAAAGGGGTCTTATTTGCTCCGTATTGGAAATCCAAATAGAACACTAAGCCTGCAGGAAGGTTCATCGGCTGAACGCTAACGAACTCTTTTGCAGCTATTTGACCCAGGATCTTGCGCACGAGCGGAAGAGCTACACCTGCCCACTGTTCGCCAGTGCCAGGAGTAAAGGTTGAGCCACCGGTGTTAAGACCACCGTTGGTTTGAGAAGATTCTACAACAAGCTGTTTAGCTTGGTTCTCGAGAAGAACGGCCATGCCGGTCTTATCGTAGTCTTGTAGGCCTTCTAGTAATCCGGACTTCTGCCACTTCTTTGCTAAACGGGTTGCGACGCCCTGTTGATCAGCAAAGGCAGTGTTCGCAGACTCGGAAAGTAAGTTTTGAACTAAATTTGCCATTGTTTTGTTTGTTGTTTTGGTTATTATTACTTAATACCAGCGATCTTCTGCCAGCGGGAAACGAAATCGTTAGATTCAACGATGTTACCTTTTCCTTGCGCGGCACCGATCGGCTTTGAAGCAAAACCAATAGATTCTTTGATGGTAGATTTTCTAACGCTCAGAGATTCCTTTAATGTTTCGTAAGTGTTTTTGACCTCTCTTACAGAGATAGCGCGATCGAAAGCTTTGATGACTTTGACTTTCTCGGATTCGTTCAGCGACTTGGCTTTGAAGATTTTGTTCATGTAGAGAAGCTTAGCATTCAGAAGATTTATCTCCTGCATGTTTTCTCTAAGAGCTCCAATGGTTCTCTTAGCTTCCTCGAGTTCGTCTTTCAACTCATCGATTTTTTCTTCGCTCATCTTATCACTAACAGCTTGCGCGGCCATGATTTCAGGCGCCATAGCTAGAGCGGCTGGATTCTCTTTTTTGAGGCCGCCGTTCTTAGCTTCTTTCACGCCTTTAACGCCTTTGGTGTAAACTCCGCCAGAGTGGCCTTTACCCTCTTCGACTTTGTCTTCGGGTTTGTCCTTCTTAGCTTCTTTCACGCCTTTAACGCCTTTGGTGTAAACTCCGCCAGAGTGGCCTTTACCTTCTTCCATCTCCTCTTTCTTTTCAGACATTGTGTCTTGAGGATCTGTTAAACCGGTACCGCCATCTTCTTCTAGTTCTGCGAGAATTTCGTCGAGAGAGATTTCGTCAACCTGCTCTTCGCCCTCTTCGCCGCCTTCTTCACCGCCTTCTTCGCCACCTTCTTCACCGCCCATGTCAACGTTAGCTTCGAGATCCTCTTCGCCCTGCTCACCACCGGCCATTACCGATTGCAGCATGTCTTTGAGTTCTCCAACGGTAAGTTCCATGACTTCGGTGTCATCGGTGATTTCGTCGTCACCTTCTTCGCCGCCTTCGTCTTCTCCGCCTTCTTCGTCTTCACCACCCTCTTCGTCAGATTCGGTGTCTTCGCCTTCGGCTTCGTCGTCTTCGGCTTCTTTCACAACTTCTTCGTCTTTGCCCTCTTCCATTTCCTCCTTCTTGCCCTCTTCCATTGAATCGAGCTCAGCAAGGATTTCGTCTAAAGAGGCCTCGGTTACAGCGTCTTCTTCCATCTCTCCGTGTTTCATTCCCTCTTCGTAGTTGCCCTCTTCGAGCTCCTCTTCGAGTTCTTCGGAAAGTCTAAGACGCATCATTTCTTGAATCTTCGGCTCAATTGCCTCTTGCAGTGTCGCTTTAGCGTTTGCAATTGCACTGGCACGAATGGCTTTAGCGTCAAGAATCGCTTCTTTGTAGATGCTTTTGTCCATCTTTCTTTTGATTTTAATTGCCCATTAGAATTTGGGGCAATATGAGGTTAAATAATGTATAGCGCGGCAATAGAGACCGCGCATTTAACCATAAATATGTACGCTTATATAAAAAGCTAAGGTAACACTTAAAATTTTGAGTGCGAAAGACGTTTATCGAAATCTTTCAGATTATGCGAGGCCTCCTACTCCTGCGCCTGGATACTCCGGGGCTTTGCTAACCGGCGCGGGAGATGCGTCAAGTTCACCTCCTAATTGGCCTTTCACTTGATGGTGTAAGTGTTTTAGGTCAGCGCCTTTTATAGCTACTACGCCTGTTTCAGCTGCGGCCACAGCTATGTGCCCTTGGATCGCTGAGGTAAATCCTCCGTATACGGAGAACATTGCGGCTACAGCTAAAACCAATGCATATATGTGTTTTGCCACGGCGACCAATCTTTGTTTATCCAACACCTTTACTGTTTTACCGTTTTTTACTTCTTCTTTCATCCAATAATCTTCACCGTAACCACTCGCCTTTACACCCGCAATGATTATCTTCAAATAGACTTTTTCCCACGCCTTTCCAAACTTGTATATATTATTTATTATTTTTTGATTGTCCTTTAGTCTCTCTTCGTCTGTTTTTTTCTTCGTAAATCCTAATTTATCGGTAATGCTCCTAGCACCATTTTTTATCACTCTAGCGACTTTCGCTACCATCATTATAAGTGTAGGTGTGGCTAACAATATACTTATTATTAGAGCTATACTAACTCCCTCTTCCTTTATGACACCCTCTTTCTTAGGTTGTTCAGCTCCTGCATTCTTAGGTTGTTCATCGCCTGCGGCAGAAGTATCACCCGATGTAGGATTAACATTCAGTTTTTCGAACTCTTTACTTTTTACGTTTTTAAGAGAATCTTTTTTGTTAATAAGCATGCTATTTACAAGCTTATTCAACTCTTCTTTGCCCTTTGCCATTGCGTCTTGCGCAGCAGTCTTCAGCTTATCATCTACCTCAGCCTCACTCAACACGTCTTCAACTGTAATGGATTCTAAAAATAGTTTCGTAGTGTCCGAACTTAGTCCAGCCAATTTTTGCATCCTTTTAATTTCATCCAATCTGTTTTTCATCGCTTTTCAGTTTGTTTTTCTATAAATATGTTATTTTACGCAACACACCCCGGACATTTCGCATATGATGTCTCTCATGAGTTCGTTGGCTTTTCCGTATTTGTTGTAACCTGCGTTGTATTCGTAAGATTCTCTCAAACCCCCTATTGGTTTCATGTAAGCTCCAAATGTAGAAGGTTGTGATACAAAGTCCCAACACACTATCTCAAGGTCTTCTTCCACTTTAACAAGACCTTCACCTATGGGGCTTGTGCTTCCCATGGCTCTTGATGATATACCTACAGTGATGTTGTTTTGAAAGAGTTGCTTGAGTATGTTTCCCGATGGGGTTGGAAGTATCTCTACAGTACCGTACAAATCTTTACCGTCCCACCACAGTTTCTTAATGCAGTGAGAAACGTTCTTGAGGTTGATGACTGATGATTCGGGGTGATCGAGTTCTCCTAGTGCTCTATTCTCTCTTATGGGACCTTCTAGATATAGATCTACTTGTTTCTTTAGAGTGTCGTACGGGTAAATGCGCTTATTTGCGTTAGGTTTATCGCACGCTTGCACCTGTCCGCTAACGACCATATTGCCATTAGAACTTCTAACCCCCTCGTGTAATCCGATTTGGGGTTTGAATATGGAGTATTCTATGAGAAGTTCCTTTGACATTATCTTAAGACCTTTGATTTTACAGTACGAACGCCTTGTTTTTTATAAGCGTTAACTTGCGCAGCGGCCTTTGCTTTGTTTGGGGCGGTTCCAATAATAGTTTCTTGGCCTGTTTCTTCATCGTCTGCTGATATTACGGCCACTTCTTTGAGTTTCTTCACAAACTCTTTAAGTTTGTTTGTGACTTCCTTAAGTTTAGAAGTTTTGTTATCCTTTTTGGGTTCGTTATTTACATTGGGTTGCATGCCCTCTTTTGTGTATTTTTCAATTACGTTCATCTGGTATTCTGCTAGACTACCGTCTTTCAGCTCTACTGTTAACGTACCACCATGAATTTCTTTAATGCTACCTGGTCCTTTTGGAGTATTTACTTCCCTATTGACGTGCCATTCGTGATACATGTTCTCTTTCAACACGGTTTCTTTTCCAGTAGCAGGCATGGTTTGAGATATTCCAGGAGCCGTCTTAGCTTTGTACGTCATGACTTTAACGCCCTTTGGTTTACCCTTTCTATTCTCTTTTTTAGAGGCTCTAGTATTCGCCGACTCCAGTTTTTTCTTCGCCTTCATGGCGTTATTTTTGTCCGTAGTCTGGCTTCCGGCTTTTACCTCTGTTGTTTGTAATTTGTCGTCCCTCTTCGCTACGTCCTTTGCATTGTGAAAGATTTGATCTTCGTAGGCCATAGGATCTTTCATGAGTCGCTTTGCTACTTTAGCATTCACCCGCTCTATGTCTTCCCTAGTTGGATGAGAAATCTTTTGCAGCTCTTTTTGAACGCCTTTTCTAAAGTGATAAGGATTCAATCGATCTATCATTTGGTGAGTGTCGAGTGTTTGCGCCTCGATAAGTCTCTTACCGCTAAGTATGTTTACCGCGTCTCTGTAAGAAGTCACTGGACTAATGAATTGGGGAAACTGCATCCTTGCTGTCTTCATGAAGAAATCTTTGGAGATTTTTCCCTCGTTCAGTTGCCTATATAGGTTTGTTATGTTTTTCATATATTCTATAAATATCTGTTACCTGCCTTGTCCTCTATATTTTTTGGGTCTCTCCTCTTTAGGGCCCCAGTTTTTCTTTGCAACCCCTTCGCGGCGTTTACCGAAGCTGATCTTGCCGACGTTCATTCCGGCCTTTTTATTGGTTTTGGTCTTTGCCATTTGTTACCTGTATTTTTGTAAATAATCCATAACGTCGTATCTGGTAAATGTGTCTTGCGCGGGTGAGTTCAATAATTTCAGGGCTATTTCAGCCTCTTGGTCAGAAATTTTGGGAAATTTAGTTTTTACAAGCGCGATTTTATCTGGCGAGGGTCTATACCTCTTTCTATCTGAGGCCGCAATTAGGGCATCGAAATCCTGTTTTGCCATGCCGAAGAAGTCTTGCTTTTTCATTGGCACCGCTCCCATGTTTTTCATTTTTCCATAGGCCTCAGCGATGCCCTTCTTTATTTTCTCCATGAGTTTTTGTGTGTTTTTGTTTGCTTTTGTCTCATTGAGTTCGCCTCTCAGTTTCGAAGTGTACTCAAGTATCCTATTGGCTTCATGAATCTTTTTCTCTGCCAAACGCATTGCCGCGTGAAGTTGTTGTTCGTTGGTCCGTGTGCGAGTTTCTTTTTTGAAACGAGAATAGTTCTCTTTTAGATACTCTTTTAATTCTTCACTAGAGCTAGAATCTTCACTATCGCCGGTATCCTCTTCGCCGCCTTCAGGCGCGCTCTCTCCACCCGCCTCTGTATCTGTTTCTTCGGAGTCTTCGCTAGATTTTGAATCAGCTGCAGCAGCTTGTTCTTCTGCGCTCTTGGTTACAACAAAATCTGTTTCTTGAAACGTCATTATAGTTCCATTGAAACTAACGTTGTATGCGCCAGGTTCTGTTATAGAAACGATCTTACCCAGTTGTCCGTCTTTTGGACTTCCCTTCTTAGTTACCTTTATTTCAGCTCCTTCTTCAGGAAGTTTTTCTTCTTCGTCTATGACCGTTTGCATGCTTGAAACTGGGCCGCTGGTATTGACCCTCAGTTTTCCGCCGGGAAGCATGTCTATCATTATAGTCTTTTCGCTTTGCGGCATGAAGATCTCTATGTATTCGTCCCCTACTTTGTACTGTGCACTTTGAAATTCTTGGATGTCTGTGCCAAGGTAATCGGCGACCTTCTCAATAATAGATATGAACTCAGGGTAGAACTCAGGGTAATCGAGTTCTACGTCGGACATTGTCATATTCTCAAATAGTTTCTTGTAAATGAATCCTCCTTTGGATGGACGATTAGGTATAGAAGGCGCCGCTTTCCAATCTTTAGGAATTAAAGCTTCATTCTTAGATTTGCTAATCTCAATAGCCGCTAATTGCTTCTGAGCTTTCTCTTTTGTATCGTGCGTACCTAGTCGTTTTCCGCCCTTTTTAGGATAAACGGCGTATTTTCCGTCAACGCTCTTAATTGTCTCATTAGTTTTTTTCTTGGGACCGGTCCATCTGGGTAGAGTTGCTTCTCCTGCTCCTGTCACTGACATCTCATCAATGACCTCTTCTCTGAGTCTTAGAGTAGCAAATTGGTTGTTGAACGGTCTATTTTGATTTTTCATCGGCTACTCTTTTAAGTTCATCAACCAATTCTAGATATTGCAATACGCTAGTGATAGTTTCGTCTTTTACAAATTGATTTGTCTTTATTGGATTGAGTAACTTGATGGTCTCGTTGAGCTTTATCTTTACAACGGGATCTTTTATGTTATTCTTAATGCTATTTAGATCTGTTTTGATTTCTCCTATAGTCTTATTGATGTAGGACTTCAACACCTCGGTCTCAGATATGTTGTTAATGTACTCTTTAAGTACTTCTTTCTGTTTATTGGATAGACTTGCGTATTTGGTATTGAACTTCTCAACAACGAGTTTGTATGCCAATAATCTAATCTCTCTGTCTTCCTTCATGAACTCTTCTACCATGGTCGCTGATGCAGGCTGATCGATGATCTTTCCATCGGTTATGTGTTCAAGTATGTTTATCTTGTTCAATAGAAGTTGTTTGCTATCTACGTAAGCCTTACTTCTTTGAGCTTCAAATAAAGTGTACACGGAAGCATACGTCTTGTAATTGTCAATCTTGGCTCTGAAGAAGTTCTCTATGTTATAGGTGTTTTTAATCTCTTTTATGAGATTATACTTCTCTCTCTTGAGTTTTTCTTCGCTTAACTTACGCCTTTGATCTAACACGGTGTTTATGAACATCTCAGCCTTCGTCTCAGACAGCTTTCCAACAGTGTTGAAGGAACTATATAAAGCGTATTCTCTACCTAATTCAGTATTAGTGAAATGTTTTTTGAGTATCTTGACAGCTTTAGAGTCTTTGTTTTGAAGCAAATCAGCTGTAGTCTGTCTGACTAGCAATTCAAATAGAATAGCTGTATTGCGATACTTACTGTGTTTTATTGCCATGTTGATAAAATCTATCTATAAATATATGGTTTTTTACGCCTGATCATCTAGGATGTTGTCCTCATTCAATACGTCTGATTGCTCAAATAGCTTTACTTTTCTATTGGCTTTTTTATTGAAATTGTCTAATATGGATTTGTTTTTTAGCAATTCTTGTGCAGTATTCTCCAGCGCCAGAGACGAAGCTCTATATTCGGGCTTAACTTTATCTTCCCCTGTTTCGGCTTTTGATTTCATGTCGTATCTTCCCATAGGGTCTCTACCAAAAGGCGCTTTATCTGTGCCCTTACTAGATTTATACTTTTGAGGCCTTCCAGGAGTCTCGTACTCTTCTTCTGGCTTATTTTCATCGTAGCCTGTTGGAATATCTAAGGTCATGTCGCCCTTACCTCCATAAAGTCCTGCTAACTGGTGTGGAGTACCGAAAGCTTGACCTGTTTCCGCAGGATCGTTGCCCTCTTCTGATATTTGCTTGTATCTAAAGTTCTTCTTTTGATCTTCTACTATCTGTTGATCCATCTCTGCGTATTGGTCCTCAGAGAAGTGGAATATCTTGTCGTAGATGAAGTCTTTAGGCAGTAATTTAGCTTCCATTGCTTGATTAGCAAGATCGATCTTCTCTTTGAAGAGCGCGATGCGTTCTTGATCGTATATGATAGAAGGGTTGGTAAGCGATAATGTGAAGTTCGCGGCTGATTCGTTGGTGTATCCGTGAGCATACAGATGTATTAGAGCTACCTTAGTTAACTCGGACACTATGATTCTCTGAATTCTTTCAACTGTTCTAGCAAAACGAATGTCTTCTGCGGCTAAAGTTGCCTTACCAGTTAAGTCTTTTTCGTAGCCCATGAACGCTTTGGGTATCTTCAGCGCAGCGAACAGTTTTTCCCTGAAGTACTGCACGTCTTCGATGCCGTTGTATTCTAGACCTTTTGCTGTGTCTATTCTTGTAGACTGATCATTACCCCTGACAGGGATAAAGTAGTCTTCTAGCATGTTTTGTACGTTGTATTTTAGGTTATATTGTCCGGTTTGAGGATCAACAAGAGGAGTCTTCTTCATCTTAGAAATCATTCTCTGCATGAAGTTTTCAACTTCCCCGGGAGGTATAGCTCCTACGTTCACATAAAACACTCTGCGTTCGGGCGCTCTCACTATTCTGTGAATGAGCATCGCATCTTCTATAAGAGTGTACTGTTTGAATAGTTTTCTAGCGGGTTCTAAGTATGAACGGCCGTAAGGCAAATAGTTAACATCTCCAGATAATCTGAAGTGGGCCATTTCGTAGTTTTCAAAATATATGCCGACATCTTGATTATTGTACGCAGATGTGTATGCGTAGGTGCTCGAAGCAAGAGCCGCGTTGGGGTCGTATTTGAATCTTACCTCTTGAGGATTTTCCCTGTTGTATCCTTCTTGTCTAACTATATTATAAGCTGAGAATGGTATGACATTATACACGCCGTACTTCTCCGCGATCTCTAGTTTCAGGTAAAAATCTCCGTATTTACACATGTTTCTTATCCAAGACCACAGCGTAAATTCTATGTTCAACACTGAGTAGAATAGGTTGTACAACAGTTTTTGAATGTTCTCATCAGAGGATTTTATTTGCAATACTTCTCCCTGTTCGTTTTTCAAAGTGCATTCGTCTGCTATAATATCTAACGCTGAAGCAACTATAGCGTCTGTGTCCATGGCGTCATAGTCAGCGTAGATCTGTACACGTGCTGTTTGGTAGTTTTGAGCTAAGTTTAGGTTTACACCGTAGGCTGTTGAAGTAGTGTATACTTTGTTAAATCTATCTATTAGACTGTTATTCTGTATAATACCGCTGTTTTGTACGCGTTCGGTGTCAATAACTTTGACCATTCCTCCGCCTTCGTTTCTAATGATGACATCAGTAGAAAATAGTCTACGTAAAGCCCCGAATAGATTTGTTTGTGTTTTGTTATTCTCCGCCATTTTGTGTTATATTAGCCACGTTAAATCTTCTTTTTGTTCCCTGTCTCCCGAATAATAGTTCATGACCCAAGGATTATTTTGGTTGGTATATGTACTTAAATATGTAGTTTGCGGTGCATTTGTCTTGCTAAAACTGTTTAATGACGCCGCTGTAAGATTGTCCATTGTCTTTCTAAATCGAAGAGACGTCTCTCTCAAATACATCGCTGTAGCGAAAGATATAACTAAGTCGTCGTTGTATCCTTGCATCGCCTGTTGCTTTCCATTCTTCCATATAAAGACTCTAACTTCTTCAAGAAGTCGAATGGATCTTATAGTACATATCTTGTTTTCCATGAAATCTCTAAGCCTTTCTATGACCAGTGGTCTGGATTTGTGAGTCATAGTGAATCCCGGAACCATGCCCGAGTTTCTATCAAATCTATCTATGTACTTCTCAAAACTACTGTCGGTCTCCATTCTATGACTGTAGTGTATGTTGGGATATCCTCGCTCTATAAGAGTTTGAAGCACGTCCCAACCGATATTTGCGTTTTCTACGACTAACAGTGCTTGGTTGTATTCGTTAGCGCAAGATAGTAGCACGTTGGCAAATTCACGCGTATCGATTTGTGCTTTGAACTCTGCGACTTGCGTTACAGTTTCTATGTCTATAACGTGAAAAGCAGAGTAGTCAGCGCCATCGCCGCGTGCTACGTCGGCCA